TAGGTCCGCGACCCTCGTGATCCTTCGCGTAGGCAATGATCGCTTTGTCAATACTCTCGTCCGTAAGCTCGTAGTTACGAGATCTCACTTCTAACCCAAGCTCGATCGACCGTTTTGGTAGGCTTGACCCTCGGCCTCCTAGTTGCTTATCAACTGACACCCACGTCCTTTTATATCCAAAATACGTGGTCGCGTCCCCCGACTTCACGTTAGGACCGCGACCCTCGTGATCCTTCGCGTAAGCGATGATCGCTTTGTCAATACTCTCGTCCGTAAGCTCGTAGTTACGAGATCTCACTTCTAACCCAAGCTCGATCGACCGTTTTGGTAGGCTTGACCCTCGACGTCCTAGTTGAATAGCGACTGACAGCCACGTCCTTTTATATCCAAAATACGTAGTCGCGTCCCCCGACTTCACGTTAGGACCGCGACCCTCGTGATCCTTCGCGTAAGCGATGATCGCTTTGTCGATAACCTCGTCCGTAAGCTCGTAGTTTTGAGAGCTCACTTCTAACCCAAGCTCGATCGACCGTTTTGCTAAGCTTGACCCTCGACCTCCTAGTTGCTTATCAACTGACACCCACGTCCTTTTATGCCCAAAATACGTGGTTGCGTCCCCCGACTTCACGTTAGGACCGCGACCCTCGTGATCCTTCGCGTAAGCGATGATCGCTTTGTCTATTAGTTCAAGCGAAAGACTTTCTCGATCACCGATACGTGACCGCATGAGGTCGGCGATCTCGATCGCCGTGCGTCCTGACAGCTCGGCGAGGTGCTGGAAGGCTCCCTCCCTGACGATCGACCTGTCTTTCCCAAACTCCTCGATCGCCGCGTCAAAAACGGCCTGAAGGTCCCGTCGTATGATCCTGGCGGGACAGCCCTCCGCGAGGGCCTTCATGCCGCGCGCCACGGCGTCCTTGAACCGCTTGCTTCCGTTGTGGCCGTAGAACCGCACGACCGCGTCGATCGTCCTCCGATCGGCCCCCCGGTCCGTGAGGTGGGCGAGGACGGCGTCATTAGTGGTCGGACGCCCTAGCTGCTCCAGTTCGATCTCCGCCCGCACGATTTCCTTGACGACGTGGCGGGTCTCCATCTCGTCCATGCGGAGGAGGTTGAGGATGGACCTGACGGTGTTGCGGTAGGCAATGCGGGTCTCCCGCCTACCGGGGCGGGGGCCGTGTCCTCCGAGCTCCCTGGACACCTCGCGCAGAAGTGTCTGGCCCGTCTTACGGTCCTGCATGAAGATCGCCAGGAGGTAGCTGTGGTCCGTGTGACGCAGAAAGTAGTCGGCCCAGACGGCCTTCGAGGACCGCGCGATGAGGAAGGTGAAGCGGGCGAGGCCCCGATACCGCTCGGGGTAGTCCTCGATCTCATTCTTGTTGCGGAGTGCCCGACCGAGCATCTGGAGGATGCGGGAGAAGGACGACGTGAGACCGATGTTGTAGACGTGCGAGCAGAGCGGCCAGTCGGTCCCGAGCTCGAACCGCCGGCACGCGATGAACACGTCGACCTTCGAGTCCTTGAACCGCTTGACACCCCGCTCCTCCCGCAGAGCGACCTGAAGCGCTTGCCCCACCTCAAGATCTGTACCGACCGCGTTGTGGACGCGCGGCGGGTTTGGCAGGGCCTGGAACGCCTTCACAAGCGCCTGCGCCCACTCGCGGGAGCAGGCGTCTAGGGGGACGTTGATGACGGCCTTGGGACGACCGTCCTCATCCCACAAACGCACGGTGTCCGCGCACGACGCCTCCGTGTCTCCCCGGCCGAGCCGATCCCCCGCCACCTGGGCGGCCGTCTCGGCCCGCAGGCACGTGAGGTGGGTGCGGACGTCTAGCTTGCCGGGAGCGTACTCACCCCCGTCGATGTGCTCCGCGAGCGTGCGGACGGCCCAGAAGTTGTTGTCGGGGGCCACGAGACGGCCGTCGGTACGCCAGGGGGTCGCGGTCGCGTAGACCACCTTGCCACCCCGCTCCACCCACAGCTTAGCGACCTGACCGAGCTTGTTGTCCTGTCCCGCCAGGTGGGACTCGTCGATGACGAGGAGCCGATCCTTCAAGGAAGAGGGCCAGGTCTTGATGTGCTGGGTGAACCACAGGGAGATCGCCTGGTGCGTGGTGATCATCGCCTTGACTCGGGGAGATTTGAGGTGCAGGAGGAACTTCTTGCACGTCTTCCCCTCGTGCTCTCGGTCCCGCCCCTTGACCCAGTCAGTCGTGCGGATGACGAGGGGACACGAATGGAGCATGTCCCCCTCCTCAGGTTGGAAGGTAACCTCCCTGTCGAACTCCTCCACCGAGAATCCGTCCTCGATCTGTATCTGCGGAACAGCTACGACCGCGCCCTTGAACCGGTTGGGGACCGGATCCTTGGGGTTCACGATGTTGGTGACGAGCCCCTGGAGGATGAGGGTCTTGCCCGCCCCCGTAGGGGCCGAGAGGACCACCTCAGAGCTCTGCCCGAGGTACGACGTGAGGTCGCGGAGCAGGTCGGCCTGGTAGGGGCGGAAGGTCTTCTGCTCAGGAAGGGAGGTGCGTGCCATGCTTCCGGCAAGTCGGAGAGTCGCACGGACCGGAGCTGAGCGCCTCGAAGTCGTCCACGAGAGATTCGATGTGCGTCTCCGCGAAGACGAGGAGGTACGCGACCGCCGTCGCCACCTTGACGTGCGGGCTGGGGAGGTGCGGGGTCGCCAGGTCCAGGAGCTTCTTGTCGATGGAGCCCGACTGCATGACGCGGTGGAGGGCTGCCACCCAGACGTCAGGACCCACCGCGTCCGGGGACTGCGCGACGATGCTCAAGAGGGATCGCCGGAGGTCCATGTCGCGCAGCAGCGTGCGCGAGGAGGTGATGGCGATGCGCACCAGGAGGTCCGCATCGTTCCTGAGCGCATCGAGCACCTCCGCCAGGTCCGCCTGAACGATCTTCGGAACGACCTGTACAGCCTCCTGCGCACCGAGGCCGGCGAGCTCATCCCGCATCTCCTTCGCGTCCGACTCCGCGTGCTCGATGACATCGAGCGCCAACCCCGCGACGGCGCGGCGCACGGTCACGTCGTCCGACTTCCCGTGCTTCCGCAAGACCTTCGAGACGTCCTCGTCGAGCTCCATGCGCGTCCGCGCGTCCGCCTCGCGGTACACGACCTGGGCCGCGTGCAGCAGGTGGCAGAGCTCGCGCGGGCTCGCCTCCTCCATCTGCCAGATGACCTGGCCCATGGCATCGTCGGCGGAGAAGTCCAGTAGCCTCGCGATGAGGTAGTCCGTGTGGAGGGGGAGGCTCGACTCGCGGATGCTGCTCACCAGCACCTGTAGGAGCTCCGAGGCCGACACGGCCGCGCACTTCAGGAGGTTGAGGAGACAACCCCCCTCCTCGGGGTGACAGCCCGCCAGGTGTTTCTCAAGGATCTCAAGCAAGATGGGGTCTTCGGTGATGGATGGGTTCATGCGCCCTCTGGTGAAGGTTAAGGTTCGGGACGAGCTGAGGATATCGCACCGTGCTCTTCGCGCCCCCTCTAGTGGGAGGATACGTGGCCCTGAGCGCGAAGGAACGGGCACGCCTACGTACCCTCTAGTAGAGGTGCTTCTGGTACCACTTCCCGTCGCTATTCTTCTCCCAACGAGACCGAATCGTCGTGGCACTTAGGATGTGACCTAGAGGCCGCCTCGTCTGGAGGTTCTCGTTGGCATCTTCCAACATGAGTTCCGCGATGTCCCCAACAGGTTCATGTACCAGCACGACGTGACCGGGAATGTAGATGCGGCTCTTGTATCTTGGATTGTCGACCCCCAATGCTTCGTCGACCTGCTCGACCGCCTTGATGTCATCCGACCGAACAAGAAACACACCGTCTGAAGTGGTTAGCTGGATCATGATCTCTCCTTCGGGTAACCCCAGGTATGGACCCACGTCTCGCTGACCTGCTTACCCGCCACGATCTCACCCCGGACGACTTCTACCGCAAGGGCCGGCTCCCGCCCGACAAGGCGCACGTCCTGGAGCGCCGCCGCGCCCTCGTCACCGAGCTCCACGCGGCCGGGACCTCGTGGGCCGATATGGTCGCGATCACCGGGCTCTCCCAGGGCAGCATTCAGCGGCTCACCGGCGCGATGTGGAACGAGGCGAGCCGGAAGAACGTCTCCGAGCCCGCCCGTGAGCGCGCCGCCGCCCGCAAGGGCGAGGAGAAGCCCTGGCTCACCGAGCAGCTCAAGGAGCAGTGGGCCGAGGGGAAATTCGACTTCCACAGGGGGAGGGTCCACTCGGACGAGGAGCGCGCCAAGCAGCGGGCAGCCTACACGCCCGCGGTGCGCGCCCGCATGAGCCTGAAGAAGATCACCTACCTCCAGACGGAGGCGGGGCAGAACAGGACGTACGGCTTCAAGGAGCGCGTCACGACCCAGAAAGGAGGATCGTTCACGACCCGGTCGTCATTCGAGAGACGAGCGGCCGAGCGGCTCGACGCAGACCCGCAGGTCCTGTCGTTCGAGTACGAGCCGATCTTCGAGCTCGAGAACGGCAAGTACATCATGCCGGACTTCATCGTCACCTGGATCGACGGCACCCGAACGCTCATCGAGGTGAAGCCCAAGTACATCTTCACCTGCTATGCCGATGATCACCCGTATCATCAGAGACTCCAGGTTGCCGAGCAGGAGGCCGCACGCCGCGGCATGAAGTTCGCGATCTGGACCGAGGAGGTACTGGGCCTTGATCCCCCCCACCGACGCAAACCGAATCCGTAACGCCTTCCATGCCGGCAAGCTGCGCATACGCTCGATCGCACCCGATGGGAGGATCGAGTGGCGCCCCATCATTCGGGTGGGACGCACTCCACTCGGATCTCGCGAGATGGTCGAGGTGACGACCGAGCAAGGCCCTGGCCGTCTCACTGCCGACCACAAGATCTACGTCTCCCCCACAGATCGCGTCCCGGCCGCAGACCTCAAGCGCGGAGACACCGTGCTGCGCATCCGTGACGATCGCCTGGACACGCAGCGCGTCCTGTGGGTGAAACCGTCGCACCGTGACCAGTACGTCTACAACCTCACCGTCCCTCCGCACTGCAACTTTGCTGTCGGGTGGTTGGGTGGTCTGGCCAATTCACCCGACAAGTTCTACCATTTCCGGCCGCCCGAGCACGAGGGGCGGGTCGGGAAGTTCGACCGGGTGTTCGGGCAGATCTGGGAGGACCGGGAGCTGCTGCTCTACCTGCGGGCGGCGATCGACGACTGGACGCTGGTGCCGCCGAACACGGACCAGGTGCGGACGATCGACGAGGTCTGGGGTCGCTATCCTGGGTGGCGTGCTGGCATCCGGTGGGGCGCGATGATCCACGCGCTCTTCGCCGTCATGCTCAACTGGATCGCCGACGAGTTCGACTACTCGATCGGCGGGGTCTCGCTCTCCATCGAGAAGTCGTCGAAGTATCAGAGCGCGCTCGGGGACGCCAAGGACATGTGGGACAAGGCCGCCGAGGGGAAGACCCGCACCACCCTCTACATCCTGGGCCTCAAGCAGCCCCGCTTCGGTGTGGGCGTGCGGAGCGCCTTCGGCCCCTACGTGCGCGGCACGCTCGGGCCTCGCGCCTTCACGATGAGTTTTCCGATACTAATGTACCTTGGACATTTGGCCCAAACATTTTTAACGTAAGTTTTGACTTCGAGGTCGAGCTACCGCAGCCTGAGGGGATGCCGGTCCCGCAGCGCTCCGTGCGCCACGAGGTGTCTGGCACGGGCTTCGCTGCCTTGTACTCGGAGGACAAGTCGGCCGAGGTGGTCGCCGAGATGATCGGCGAGCAGAAGCCGGCGAGCCCCTGGGTGCGCACGTCGGACCGGCTCCCCGAACCCTCTGAGGGGTCGAACTCCTCCCACGTCTGGGTGCTGGCCTTCCACAACGGCGAGCAGAAGATCCTCCCCTACAACCCGCACCACAAGTGCTGGGACGACGAGACCGGGGACGACTACCTGTGCGACCCGCTGGAGGTCTCCCACTGGGCCCCGATGATCGCCGACCCCGAGTAGTGAAGCACGCATGGGCAGCGTAAAGCGCAGGAAGAAGCGAGAACACCACCGCCGGGTCGCGGAGGTTAGACGGATGCTGCGCGTCGGATCGACGCCGGCCGCGGCGGCCTCCGCGCTGGGCCTGCGAGTAGCGGACCTGTGGGACCTGATCCGTCCCGAGGTGGATTTTGCCCTCGCGAAGGGTAAGACGCCGGAGCAGATCGCCCGTCGCTTGGGTGTGGAGGTCTCGTACGTCCACGACCGGGAAGCCGTGCGTCGTGAACGGAGCGAAGCTGCACGAAACCGCGAACTCAGTCGAGGACGTGGCTGGCACGTCGCCCCTGATGGCACCCTGCGCTGGATGCCCCCTGTGTCGGGCACCGAGCTTCGGCGCTAAGCAGGGCCTCAGCTCATCGCGAGTCTACTGCTGACCTGCCTCCTCGTAGGTACGCACGAACCCGCGCACCTGGTCGAGGATTGGATTTTAACAGCTCCAGGTCGTTGACAGGATCCTCCTGGTGGTTAAGGTGATTCCCATGACCCATTGCGCCTCGCATTGCGGCTAACCCGCCCAAGACCGACCCGGTCACCCACTACGTCATCGTTCGGACGGACCTCCCGCACGGGCACCAGCTCGCGCAGAGCGTCCACGCCGCCGGAGAGAGTGGTCCCGCCACCTCCGGTACCTACGCCGTCGTGCTCGGCGTCCCTGACGAGGGGACGCTCCTAGAGCTGCACGAGCGCCTCACCTACTTCCAAGTCCCCCACGTCCTCATCCGGGAGCCTGACGCGCCGTACCTCGGCGCGGCCATGGCGATCGGTTTCCCCCCACAGCCGCGGAGCCTGCTCCGCAAGTACACGAAAGGTCTCAAGCCATGCTGAAGATCGATAGGACCCGTCTGCGCGCCGACATCCACGCCCTCGTTGCGGACATCCGCGCCCTCAAGGCCATCTTCCACGAGAGTGGCCAGCCGCGCCTCACCTGGCGAGTCCGGGCCGACCTCCAGGCCGCCAAGGATCGTGCCACGCGCCTCTGCATGCTCTCCGCGCACGCGCGGGGCCGGCTCCACCTGGCGGGCAAGGTCGACCAGGAGGCTCAGCTCGCGCGCGTGCAGGACCTGCTACCCCAGTACGCGCTGCCCGAGCCGGAGGTGAAGGCGGCGTAGTGCGCTCGTAGCTCAGTCGGTAGAGCGTTCGGAGTAATGACCCGAAAGGCCGCGAGTTCGATCCTTGCCGGGCGCGCTTATCCTTCGCTGACGATCGTTCCGAGGACGGGCCTGGCCCGTCCTCGGGTACGTTGCTTACGATGTCACGAAAGTCGAAGAAGCACGCCACGGCGGGGGAGCGCGACGCGGCGGTTCGCAGGGTCCTTGGCGGGGAAGAGTCGACGAAGGTGGCTCGATCCCTTGGCGTCCACGCGACGACCCTGGACAGGTGGGTTCGCGCGCGCAGGGCGGCCATCCAGGCCGAGGACGCGCCCCTGTTCCCGTGCTCCGGGGCGCGCGTTACCCTACCGGAGACCCCACGCCTATTCCTTCAGGCCATCCACGACGCAGGACCCACAGGGGCGCTCTCCCAGGAGCTTGGGGAGCGGTACTTCGGCGGACACAAGGGCCACCACTCGCTCGCGCTGGAGAAAATCGTCCGCCTCGCGTGGAACTACGGCCTGCGGAGCCAGGACCTCTACACGATGACCCAAGAGGGGCGAGAGGTTCGCTTCCACGCGGGCCCTCACCTGGGGGCCCTGCTCCGCGCGATCAACATGTCGCAGGAGCAGGCCGAGCGGGCGCTCCTCGCTCACCTGCGGGCGAAGTACCCGGACGCTTAGTCAGCTCCGTACGCATAGAACTTATCGACTAGGCGGTATGGCACTCACCATCCATCTACAGCACTCCTACCGAACCTGGCACGTCTACGTCCACCCGTTCGGCAGCCACCCGACCTGCGTCACGGGGATGTACCGCCCCGCCTACCAGGGCCTGTCCTCCAAGGAGGAGCGCGGAGTCTCCTGGCCGAGCATCGGTCGCGTCGAGACAAAGGACGCGCGCCTCTTCATGGAGGCGATCGACACGGCGAGTCGCATCATCGACCAGATGTCCGTGATGATCGGGAACGCGTCTGTAGACGTGAAGTACGAACGGGTTGACGGGTGCGTCGAGGTAGTCGTCAAGGCGGGTTCCTGCTCGGTACGGCTCCGCGTCACGCCCGACAAGGTCGTCCAGGTAGAGGCCGGCGGGGACGGGGAGGTTGCCGACGTGTTCCGCGCGTGGGTCATCCAGCGAGTCGAGGAGAACGCGAACTACCTGCGCGGCTTGTCCGACGAGGATCTACCTACGCTCCTCGCGGAGTGGTAGGCCGCGTTGGCCTCGGTCTCCTATGAGACCCCTCCCATCAGGAGGGACTCATGGCAGCCAAGGAACTCAGCATCTCGGTGAACCTCGGTAAGACGACGATCAACTGGGACAAGAAGCCCATCGACCGCGTGATAGCGCTCACGCTGGGCGCAGCCCCCACGGTGACGTTCGACCCCGCTCCCCCAGGTCCAGCCGCGGACGCCCAGTGGCGTATCGCGCAGGACATGCGGATCAACGGGTTCGTCGTCAACTTCCGCCCCCGTACCCTGCGAGACACCCCGACGGGTAGCTAGCGCAGCTCCACACGGGAGGGTCCCGTTGACCTCACCTCATGGGAACGAGATTGACAGACCCCTGGGTGTCCAGGCGTGGACTGGAGTACACCATCCTGCGCCTGACGCTGGACGACCGCCCCGCGTGGGTGCGGACGCTCGGCATGCGGGAGGTTGAGGTGAACGGAGCGGTCGTAGGGTCCCGCGTACCCCCGCGCCTGCGCTACAGCCGCAAGCTCGGGTCCTTCGCGGTGCTCCCCTACGACCCAGAGGCGGTTCGCGCGAGGGACGAGGCGCTGGCTAACGACCGGCTTGCCGCGCTCCGGGTCCTGCACGACGAGCTCCAGGCTACTCCGTCTGGATCGGAGTAGCCGCAGAGTCCGCAGCCTGAGCTTCCGCCTGGGGTGGGCTCGACTGCTCCGAGTCCGGGCCGCCGATCGTCACCAGGGCCATCTGGACGTGGTGACGATCGGGCTCGGTCGAGGGGTCGAAGACCTCCATGTCCGCGTCGAGCACGATCGTGATCTCCGGCTTGATCGGGTCGATCTCGGTGATGTTGAGGATGGGCAGCTTGCGCCCATCCTTGACGAACGTGAGGTGCATACCACCATCGGGCATGTTCTTGGCTATCCCGTCGAGCTTGTACGCCTTGGGGGCCAAGAGGTCGAGGAAGGCGTTGATCCCCACGGGACCAAACGGGTCCTGCACGAGGTGCAGGCCGTAGGTTCGCGGCTCAGGGGCTGCGGCCGGAGCCTCGGCTGCCGGAGCCTCGGCTGCCGGAGCCTCGGTAGCCGGAGCCTCGGGGGAGGGTGCGGGTGAGCCCTCGGGACCGTCCTGGAAGCACACGACCTCCACACGCACGACGCAGGACTCCTTGTCGCTGCCCTTGGGGCGGATGTGGATCTGGTCCTTGTAGCCGACCTTGAGGGTCTCGCCCGGCTCGTACTTCTCGCGGGTGTTGAGGGGCATGAGGGTGCGCTCGTTGCCGCACCCGCAGCGCGAGTCGGTGTTCTCGCGCACCTTGTTCCAGGTGGGGTCCGTGTTGGAGGTCATCCCACCGGGGAGGAGGACGAAGACGCGGCTCTTGAGCTCGTCGCGGTGGTCGATGAGGTACTCAAGGGCCTCTCGGTAGGCCGTCTCGTTTGATCCGCGCGAGTCCTTCGCGATGCTGAGGGCTGAGGCAAAATCCATGACGTGATCTCCTTGTGAGACCATCATGTACGCGCGTCTTAGGTCGGAGCTGACGACTTGGAAACCGGATCCGACGACTTGGAAGGTGGGACGCGGACCACATGGACCTTCTGGATGAGCAGCGGCTTGTCCCCGATGGGCAGGCTCACCACGTAGATCCAGCCGGCCGGGATGTCCTTGTTGACCATCACCTGCGCCCCATACACCTTGACCAAAGCGCCCGCGTGAACCATCGCGGTGCGGGTCTCGAAGTCGAGAACCTCGCGGCCGAACTTGCGCAGGTCCGCGTAGTCACGCGCGTTCATGTAGAGGGCGTTGACGAAGCGGTTCTGCTCCTCGACCGTCCGCATGACGGCTTCGATGTCGTCTGGGCTGACGTAGTTGCAGTGGATCTCGTGAGCCGCCGGCACGGCCTGCTCGATCACCACAGGGAGCAGGGAGATGAGCTCGATGGCCTCGGTCTCGGGGGCCGAGATGTTGAGGTCGACGCTGGCGGTGACGTGGTTGGCGAGCAGCCGCAGGCGCTCGGACATCTCGTCCCGCAGGTCCGCCTGTAGCAGCATGAGGTCGCGGACGGTCTTGATGTTTCGTAGGCGGTTTGTGAACTCTTGGTCGTTGATCAGGCCCATGGGTCCTCCACGAGGAGGATACCCAGGGCACTAGGCGAGGGCCGCGCGCAGCTTGTCCCACAGGGCGGGATGACCGGCCCCAGCTAGCGCGCTGGCGAACTTCACCTGCTCGTCGCGGTACATGGTGAGGCGCGGGTCCCCGGTGCGCACGCACTCGCGCACGTTGGCCACCCGGTCGGCGAGCTTGAGACTGGTAGGGTCGAGGTCGGGCCTGGCGTCCCGCAGCGCGAGGATCTTCGTGAAGGCGTCAGCGCTCCGCTCGCGCCGGTTCTTCCCCTGACCGGTCACGGCCCACACCAGGGCCTCAACGTCGGGGCCGAACTCGGTTCGTACCTCCTCGCGGGTCGTCGGTGTGTCCTCCACCACGTCGTGGAGGTATCCTGCGGACAGGTGCGGCTCGAATAGCCCGTGCTCCGCAAGGAGCAGGACAACCTCATGGAGGTGCGCCCAGTAGGGGCGATCTCCATACCGCTTGCCCGCGTCCGCGTGACGCTTCCGGGCGAACTCAGAGGCGCGCACCCGCATGAGGGAGCGACCAAGTAGGCCATCCATATGGGTCGACAGGTCGTCGTGCTGCTTGCGGAAGTCTGCGAGGGACCGCAGGTACCAGAGCCCGACCGGGTCGGGTCGGACTGCACTGACCTCTAGGCGCGTTCCTACGAACTCCCCCCCACGCTGCGACAGCGCCCCCAGGACGAGCAGGGTGTACGCCTCTCGTTTCTCCTCTACGACCGCCTGTAGCACCTCGACGAGGAGGTACATTCGTGCCTCAGAGAAGATCACCTTGTCACCACGCTGGAACTGGTACATAGCGGGTGGGCGCTGAGGGTTCCCGACGGGGAGCTGACTATTTTGGGGTTCGGAGGGTGGTCCCTCCGCAAGCTCCGTCGATGCAACCTACGACGCGCGACTGGTCCATGCCTGCCCAGGTGTAGCCGATCGCCGCCATGGGGGACGTGAGGGTCGAGCCCGTGTCCTGCGCCCAGCAGCCGCAACCGAACCCCATTCCGAGGGCGTTCGCCTGGATGACCTGTACGCGCACCAGGCCCGTCGGGGGTGGGGTCGCGGTGGACCCGATCGACTCGTACTCCGCCCACACCTGCCAGCAGGTCGGGGACCACATGTGGGAGATCGTTCCGTGGCGTCGGCCCGTCCCGTCCACGACGGGGGCCTCCACGAGCTTCTTCTTGTCCCGCCCGCACCCGTTGCTCGGGTAGGAGGGGGCGGTCGACGTGCACCCGCCACACCCGGCCGTCAACGTGGACGCATGCAGCGTCGAGGTGACGGGTTCGTCGGGTTGCGAGTCGTCAACCTGTGGAGCGCAGCCTACGAGCAGACCAGCCAAACTAACGAGCGAAGCCATGAGACGCATGAGGTTTCTCCTGCCACGGTGGCACTTAGTAGTCGAGACAATGTTCTCCGAGAGAGCTGAGACGATACCTAATGGCTACTTAGTTGGTAAGGCCAGAAAACACGAGCAGGTCGACGGGCGGGTAGAGTGAGGCGTGAGCGCGCTAGGCCCCGTAAACCCCACGAGTCCTGAGGAATCCACCGAACTTCTCGCCCGTGAAGCGGAGAGCGCCGGAGAACCGGAGCGCGCGCACGCCATACGCCATGCCCGCGAGTGGGAGGAGCTCGTCAGCAAGCTCCCAGACTGGGCACGACGAATCATCGCGTACCAGACCCACCTCTCCCAGGAGATGGCCGTACGGCTCGTGCAGCTCGACGGGGAACGCGCGATCCTGCTGGAGGGGTACTCGGTCACCGAAACCCCCCTGGGGTACGAGGGGACGCCGGACGACGTCGCCGACAAGCTCTCGTGCCCGTTCGGTGCGGCCAGCTTCTACCCAGGGGACTCTGGATGGCCCGCGGCCCGCCTGCTCGTCCCGTCGGACCGGGACGTCCCTACACGGATCGACCTCCTGCGCGCACCGCTGCACCGGCTCCAGGACCCATCAGACCCCCCATGGCACCTCGGGTGGACGACCCGTCGCGGGTCGATCGCCTGGACGCTCCTGCCGCACAGTGAGGTCAAGGCGGCGTTCTCCAGCTAGATGGCCGCGGGGTTGGGTACTGTGCCCCCATGAGCGACACCCCCGCAGCGCAGAACGTCCGTCTAACGCTCCAGGAGCCCGGAGGAACCCCCTACGACATGCAGGGGGACTTCGGCGTCCTCCTGGTACGCCAGGACCCCACTGGACCCTTCACTCTCGTTGCCGGAAGTGCCCACAAGCTGTCCGACGAAGATTTCGGGGAAGTCCTGGGACAGGCCCTCCTCGTGTTCGTCAAGGCCGCCGCCGCGCATCCCGGCGTGCCAGAGAAGGTCCGTCAGGTCGCCAAGCTCATCTCCGTGGACCTCGAGGTCGTCGAGCAGACTCGCAGCCCCCTCGCTCCGGCCTCCACTCCAGACTCAACCGAGACCCCAACGCCAGCCCCTCAGGTGTCCTGCCAGGTGCGCTGCGACGGGTTGCTCGGACCTCCCCCTCCCATCGAGGGGGACTTCGTGGTCGCGTGCGCGCGACAGGGGACACACGGCCCGCGGTTCAGCGTCATCAGGGCCCCCGCCTCTAACCTGAACGACGAAGAGTGCGGGCGGGCGTTCGCCGGGGCCTGGGTCGCCCTCACCCATGCGCTGGTCGACGACGCCATCGTGGCTCCCCACGTGCGGAAGTGGGCCGGGTCCATCCTCGAGGAGTTCGCCCGCTCCGCCAGGCAGCTAGAGCGCGCCAGCCACCTGAACTGAGGTCACTGGGCGGGCTGCGCGTTCTTCCTCTTCACGAAGTCAGTCCACTTGGTGAGCGTCTCGGGCTTGAGCTGCCCGAAGTAGACCTCAGCGACGAGCGGATTGTCGACGATCTCCTTCTTGTAACCGTGGTCAACCTGACGTCGTGACACGACGCGAAGCGTCTTGGCCGCCTGCCGGATGAAGATCCCCACCTTGGGGGTATGGCCGCGCGGGCCCCAGTAGGACAACTTCGTCCCGCCCGCGACCACCGTGAGGCCCTCTCGGCGAAGCTGCTCGTCGATCTGCTGGGGCGTCATCCCGGCGTTCGGGTCCTTCTTGACGGGAGCCTTGACGAGCTCGAAGCTCACCGACTGGTAGGACCGTCCGTCGTTCGCCTCCCAGGTAACCCACGCCTCGCGGTCCTTGATGACCAGGTCGAACAGCTTTCCTCGAACGAGGTTCTTGATCTGGTCGGTGAGCTTGTCTGGGGTCGTGTCGGGTGGGATGCGCTGCGTGCGCGTCTTGGCCCCGAAGGGGCGGTAGTAGGACCAGGCTCCACCGCGCGGGATGCCCGCGTCCACGGGCACCCAGGGGACCTGGGCGCGCAGCATCACCTGGAGGAGACCCTTGTTCAGCACGGCCTCCGCCAGCCGGCGCAGGTCGGAGTCCCCGTAGTGACCACTCGGCTTGGGGCCGTACTGGGTGCGGAAGTGCTGCCAGTAGGTGTCGTCGTAGGACTCGGAGGCGGGCTGGTACTTGCGCCCCACGTCCTCACCGGCCTCGATGACCGCGCGGGCCGCGTTGATGAGCTTGATCTTCTGGAGGGCCTCGGGCGAGTCCCCCACGCGGTCCGGGTGGTACTCCCTCGCGAGCCGCCGGTACGCGCTCTTCACCTCGGCCTCATCTGCGCCTGGTGCGAGCCCAAGCACCCTGTAGGCTTCTTCGAGGGAGAGGCCGAAGCTGGAGGCGTGGCGCCGGAGGTGCGTGCGCGCGATCTGACGCGCGATGTGCAGGTCTGGGGTTCTCACACATCAGGCTCGGCCATAGACGGATCTACACCGTCAAGTTCGGAGCCCGACGGACGGGCGTTTTCACAGCTTGTTCCATACTCCAGCCCCGGTTTAACCTCATTAAGATAGTTGACTTACTTATGTTTACCTTCTCAGACCAGGCGGATACCGTCATACTCAAACCATCGACAGTCAAAATTCGATTAGTAGACTTATTTCTGCCTTGTTGCAACCAGGTAGCCCACCTGCAATTATCGGGCGTGTAGTCCCCTCTTGAGTCGATCCGGTCGATGCTGTATTGAGAGGAAGGTCTACGCCCCATGTCTTGAAGGAAGGCCAAGAAACTAGCCCGCCACCGCTCACACACACTCACCCCTTTGCCCCCGTAGTTCTTATATCCGGGAGATTTTGGATTAGTGCAGCGTTGTATCATACCTATATATATCTTATACTCATATTTTGTTCCTGGAGGATGCCTTATCGCATAAGTGCAACCACATGACGTAGTTAGCCCCCTGCGTAGATTAGCTCCTACCACGATCTTCTCGGTGCCGCAGTCGCAGCGCACCGACCAGAGAGGTATGGACCCGCCACGGTTCCGTCGACGAAACCCGTCCCGCCCCAAGACCGTCAACCGGCCAAAGCGCTGACCCGTCAAGTCGATGTAGCTGTTGTTACGACCCATGAGGTAGCACTACCTCATGGGTCGTAACAACTCAAGGCCATTCTCTGCACCTGGGGCGATGCGCACAGCGTCGGCTGTTACAGGCTTTACAAGCGGGAACGATGTTACCCCTGACGTAACGCCCCCCTGCATGGCCGCAAACGGGAAACCTATCGACTTCCCACAGAAGTCCCGCAGCCCGCATGCGCTTCCCGCAGTGGAAGCAGCAGATCCACACCTTCTCGCCTGGCTTCTGCCCCTTGCGGGGCGCGGCGCGCGGCAGCCCGAACTGCTCCACGAGCCATGCGCGGCGCGCGCGGCGGTTGTAGCTGCTACCCCTGAGGTTGCGGGATGCGCCAGGCACGCCACGAGATACCCAGCTACTCGCCGATGCGAAAGTAGCTATGGGCTACTTCGTGCGCACCAAGCAGGTCGATGAGCGCGCGCATCCAGGCCACATAGCTCAGCCCCGCACGGTTTTGGCCGTCGTCGGCGTCGAGGTCGATGGGGTCGTCGAGGTCATCAAGGTTGAAGGTCATGAAACCTCCAACGGAGTACCCCAAAGTCTCCAGTACCTGCGGCAAAGGCATCTCGTTCGCGAGGGCGGGCGTCTCTTCGAGTAGCGCCTCGATGAGGTAGTTGACGTCGTAGATGGGCGTCGCGAGGAATCGCTCCCGCATACCTATCGTTACCTGACACTGGTCGCAGAAGTCGTCAGATGGATGGTCTTCACCGCAGACAGTTTGGGGGTTCTCTAGCGCGTCCATGCCTCACAGTCGAGAGGCTTTATCGAAGCGGAGCTGAGTCGTCAGCTCCATCGACGCACCATGACCCAACAACCCGGCATGCAAGTCACCCACCTCAAGGCCGCTCCCGGCGTGCTGCTGGAGGCCCCCGTGTTCGAGGGCAGCAAGCGGGGACTCAACTGGGTCGCCATCATCGGGATCGACGCCACCAAGCCGGGCGGATTGTCCCGTCGCTTCCTGCCTCGCGGCCGGGGAATCTGCCTGTACCAGACCGAGCAGCTTGCGGTCGGCGACCCGGTAGAGTTTGGGGCCGACTACATCTCCACGTCGGGCAATCGGTACCGGGAGCGCTGGTACGGGGTCGTCAAGAAGGTGCAGGAGGAGGAGGTCGTCCTTGAGCATCTCGACACCTCGGCCGCCGCCATCTCACGTGCGGCCGAGATCCGCAGGCGTCGGGAAGTCGCCAACAGCTCCCCTCCGGTTAAGCCCGAAGACAAACCCGTATGCCCGACACCCGACCCGAAGCCGATCAAGACGAAGCCCCCTACGACTTCCGCGACGAGAAGCAGGTCTTCGAGTGGTCGAAGATCGTCGACCGCAAACCGCTCCAGCCGACGGTAGCGTTCGTCGGCCCAACCGCCGAGCACGACATGCCGTGCCCGGTCTACCCGGAGTCGTTCGCCGTCTTCCAGTGCCACCGGGGCGTCTTCCACCCCTCCTGGCACGCCCAGCGGCAGGGGTGGCGCCTGGTGCGCGCGCGCACCTGGTTCCAGCGGCTCCTGCTCCACCTATTCTTCACGAGGGACCCCGTCCGTGACGACCACATTGTTCGCCCCTAAGACTCCACGACGCCTCCACGTGGTGATCCACGCCAAGGACGACGAGCGGGGCATCTTCGACGCGGGGGTCGCGATCGGGGCCGGCGCGCGAGCGATCGCCCTCATCGACCAGTACTGCACGATCGAGGAGGTCCAGTGGATCGCAGCGTCCGTACGTCGTCGGATACCTCACAAGAGCAGCGTGCAGGTCACGGTGAACCACCTCATGGGGACCCCACCCCTGTGGTTAGAGGAACTCAACTGCGACTCGTGGGTCGACTGTATCTCCGTTCAGACGAGCGCTGTCCGGCCCACGGGCGCGTACATCACGTACGGGGGGTTGGCGTTCAAGGGACAGCACGACCCCCCGGAGATCGTGGAGCGACACCTCCACGACTACGCCGCCGACCCGCACCCTGGGTTCGTGGTGACAACCTCGGGACCCAGGACAGGCGAACCTCCTACGACCCAGAAGATCGAGTGGTTCCGCTCCCTCATGCCCAAGGACGCACCGCTGGCGATCGCCAGCGGCATGACGATGGGGAACCTCCCCGTCTTCCTCCCGCTGGCCACAGACTTCTTCGTCGGTACCGCCCTGGAAGACCACAACCTCCGGGTAGTCCCCGAAAAGGTCAGGGAGATGATCTCCCTCATCGACACGTTCAACACCGACATCGGGAGGCGCAAGTGAGCGAGAAGAAGCCGCTTCGAGGAGAAACCAAGGTAGTGGGAATGCTGGATGACGCGGGGCCCTGGCCACCCCTGCGAGTCCACCTGTTCGCCTCCGACGCCTCCGCTGAGGAGCTCCGCTTCCCCGAGAACTCCTACTCGGTGCGCGACCCCGAGGAGGCCGCCCTTGCGGTCCACAGCCTGCTCGCGAACAAGCGGGCCGGCGCGCAAGCGATCCTCGTGGAGACTGACCACGGGAACACGCTCGACCCCCAAGCGGTCACGCCGTTCGTCCCCCCGCAAGACCCCGGCCTAGCCGCCCTTACCGATTGCCTCGTGCTCACCGAGCACAACGACCACGAGGGGGAGACCTGGCGGTTCTTCGTTCCCCTCAACGGGAACGAGGACGCCTTGGACCTCGTCGAGAAGTACGTGCGGCAGGTTCACAACAGGGACGATTATCCCTACGAGGTGACCCACATGCGGGTCCACCTCGGGACCATCAAGGTCCTCGCGAACGATGATGGGTACCTACCGTCACACACGATCCTTCAGCGCCTGGACTTCGTGAAGGTTCAGGCCAAGATCGCGCACCTGCTTCGGGACCCCACGGAAGAGGACGAGGACGAGGACGACGAGGTAGAGGGGCCAGACTACGAGACGGAAGACCCCCTCTACAAGGGGGGCCTGCGCAAGATGTGCGCAGATCCTCCGTCCGAGCAGGACGCCTAGCGCGCCGCCGCGTAGACGGCCGCGCTCAGGTTCTTGCGTAGCTCGTGGCCGAAGGCGTCGTCGGCGACATAGCGGTTGAAGATCGCCTGCTGCGCGTCGATGACTTCCCGCATCAGGCGGGGAAGCTCGGTGCTCAGGGTCTGGGCGAACGCCGCCCGGCTCTCGCCCATGGCGGCCTCCTGCATCTTCTCGTCCTTCATCGTGTGAACGATGACCGCCTCGAAGAACAGCGCGTCCACGTCGGTGTAGCTCGTACCAAGCTGCGCGTTGAGGAGCTTCACGAGCTCGCGAGTCGCCTGCTGAAGATTAGGGGTCGTCATACCATGTAGTCGATGAGTACCGCAGTACCGGAGCTGACTATCAGCTCTCGTCCGGCCTGTGGGTGCTCCTTCCTGCCATGCGCAAGCGCAAGCCGACAGAGGCCGAAGCTCCCCAGACCAGCAAGACCCCCACCATCACGACCCTCATCGAGTGGACCCTAGAGCGAAGGCTCATCAACGAGGGGCTGCTCTGCGTCCGCTACGCGGCGGGACAAGGCCCCCTGTGCCTGGTGCTCGGGGACAACGCCACGGGAAAGAGCTTCGTGCGCCGGATCATCTCCGTGGCGGCCAAGGAGCACAAGGTCGAGGCGATCCCGCTCAGCATGGAGGCGCGGGCAGGCTCGGACGGGATGTGGGGGATGAAGGGGTTCGTCTACGGGGACGAGTCCTGGAAGTCGACGGGCCACAACTCCGCGAACACCATCGCGTCGATGATGAGCACCTCGCAGAAGCGCGAGAAGCCCCACACGGTGTACCTCGACGAGCCCGACACGGGCCTATCAGACCGCTGGGCGCGGTCGATGGGGCGCGAGCTTGCCAAGTTCCTGACGATCCCGCCGCCTCACCTCACGGGACTGTTCATCACCACGCATCGGACGGCCCTGGTCCGCGAGCTCCTCTCCCTGCACCCCCACGTGATGCTCGTCGGGGAGGGATGGCCTGCGACGCTAGACGAGTGGCTCGCCGGAGACTCACGCGAGGTCGAACCGTTAGACGCGCTCGGGGAGCGCGGGATCACGCTGTTCCGACGGATAAACGACGTGACGAGCAAGTGGAAGGACGACAAGTAGTCAGCTCCGATCGAGCCCGAAACATCGACTACTTGGCATGCCGACCAAGACCCGCACCCGCCGCCCCAAGATGGACCCCGCCCACAGCACCGCGATGCTCCTCGCCAGCACGCTGCGCGAGATGGCCTGCGAGGGGGGTGTGACGCATCAGATGCACCATGAGCAGGACCCCCTCTACATGCGACTCCTCACGCGCGCCGGCTGGGCCAACGTCCACGTCGAGCCGCAGGGGAAGTACGCGAGCGTGTGGATATACGTGCGGTTCGACGTCCCGTGCCTCGCGCGCTACCTGGGGCTCGACTCGAACGAGAACACGGGCAAGTGGAACCACCACGGGATCTCCATGGACCCCGAGCTCGCGGTCGCGCAGGCCCGAAGGCTGTTTGAGCGCCTCATCCCGCGCGGGGAGCACGCGGTCGCGGAGGCCGAGTTCTTCGGGGCCGTCGCGGACATGCTCCAGCGAGACTGGAACGCAGCGCTGGACCGCTGGTACTCGATGTCCGACGAGGAGCGCGAGCGCGTGAATCGCCGCCGCCGCGTCCCTGTCATACGGTCCTGCGGGCAGGTCTCGACGGACCGCAACCTACACGTCTGGTGCGCGGCCTGCGGGACCGACTACTCGGGTCAGGACGCGCATCGGTTCTGGACCATGGCGGGCAGGTTCCTCGCGGGAGGGTAGTGCTTGTTGTGAGCCGCACTCCGCGCATCCACCTGCGCCTGGGGGACGCGAGGGACCTCTCATGGGTCCCAGACGCCTCGGTCCACCTAGTCCTCACCTCCCCACCCTACTGGAACCTCAAGGCGTACCGGGACTCGCCCGGCCAGATGGGGCACATCGACGACTACGCGAGGTTCCTCGCGGAGCTCGCCCTCGTGTGGCGGCACGCCTTCCGGGTGCTCGTACCGGGCGGGAGGCTGGTCTGTGTGGTGGGGGACGTGTGCCTGGCGCGCAAGGAGCACGGCCGCCACCTGGTGGTCCCGCTCCACGCGGACATCGTGGTGCGGTGCCGCGAGGTGGGTTTCGACAACCTGAACCCCATCCTCTGGTACAAGGTCGCCAACATCGACTACGAGAATGAGGGGGCCGGCATCCTTGGCAAACCCTACGAGCCGAACGCGATCATCAAGAGCGACGTCGAGTACATCCTCCTCCAGCGCAAGCCTGGCGGGTACCGCTCCCCCACGGAGGAGCAGCGGGCGCGCAGCCGGATCTCGAAGGCCCACTTCACCGAGTGGTTCCAGCAGGTGTGGCGCATCCCAGGCGCGACCGATCCCGACCACCCCGCCCCGTTTCCCCTCACGCTCGCCGACCGCCTGGTGCGCATGTTCTCCTTCTGGGGCGACACGGTGCTCGACCCGTTCGTAGGCACGGGAACGACCCTGCTCGCCGCGGCACGCGCCGAGCGCGACGCCATCGGGGTGGAGGTGGACCCCGAGTACCTGTCGCTCGCGGAGAAGACCGCACGGTCGGCCGGGGACCTGCTCCTCCAGCCGACCGTGGAGGTCAGCTCCAGCGCACCGCTGCGCGCGCCACAGGGCGTATGGCCGATGAACTAGAATGGCGCCGGGCCGTGTGGGCGGCGGCGTACGCCGAACGTCCTCCCCCCATCTTTCCGGGCCTGCCCGATCCTCCTCACATAGCGGAGTATGACCTGCGGCTACCGCCCGACAACCTCGTACATCGGTAGTGGGTGACTTTGAGGTCCGACCAGAAGCTTCGCGGGTTGCTTAGCTCGGGGTGCCGTGCAAGGTTCGCTTCATGACGAAGATGAGCAAACCCAAGACAGAACGCCCGGAGCACCTCGACGAGGTCCAACTGGCCCACCGCATGGTCAATGCCTTCGTTGAGAAGCATGAAGTCCCAGCGCCCCAGGGCCATGACGTGGACACCCCTCAAGAGCAGCCCCCTACAGCTGCTCCAAAGAAGGGCCGCTAACCAAGCCCCTCCCCCACCCCAAACGCAAGCCATGCCGCAGGCACCCCTAGCGCCTTGGCCAAGCGTTCCGCCCGCCCGATATCGGGGACATTGCCCTGCCTCTCCAGGGCGCTCACAGATGCGCCCGTCATCTCCGCCATGTCTCCAAGTTGTCGCTGGCTCAGCCCTCGCGCTTGTCGCGCCAGGATCAGCCGCTCTCCAAACGAGAGTGCCTCCGATTGCGCCATGGCTTCTCTTGGCTCGACGCCGTAGGCCAGCCAGGCAGGGTTGATTTTCAACGCATCTGCGAGGCGGCATACCGTCTCCACCCGCGGCACGCGCCCCGCGGCCTCAAGTGCGCGCACCGTGTCCACGCCCAACCCCGCAGCGGTTGATAGGTGGGCGCGGACGAGGTCGCGCTCTCGGCGTACACGCTGGAGACGCCCCGGGAAGCCATGATGCAGTGGGTTCGGTCGACCGCTGGTCACGGTGACCGCCGTAGCACAGGCTCGCCAGACCCAGCCAGAGCACGAGATTTTCTCTCGGCCCATACTTTTTGTTTTGACGCCGAACCAAGCTCAACTACTCTGCGCAAGCCCGCGGGAGAATAGAGGAACGGGCACCGACAGGGCTGCAACCCCGTCGGTGCCCTAGCGCGACCCGGCGAAATGACCGCCGAGGCGCACTGGAGGTAATTTATGCGCTGCTCCACCCCTTGGCCCACTCTTTCTTCTCGACGAAAAACTCGCCCCCGATCAAGGAAGCCGCCCCGAATCCTGGCCCACTTCAACCTTGATGACTCCGCCGAACGTGATGCGGTTCGTTGGATCGCTCTTTTTCATAGCAAGGACGGCATCTACCGCCTGCTCGCTCTTCGACGGGGTCAGACAGTTGAGGGCAGAGCGATCTGGATGCTGACCAGAAGCTGTGTCGCGCGTCCACGCGCAAAACCTCAATGGCTGCTGATCTCGTACTGGCTGGATGAGATTCGCGTCATGTTGCCGTCGTATCCGACCTTGCGGGTTGCACGAGCCGCTTTCGAGGCCGCTGAGGCGAACTCTCCCCCGTCTTCCGTCCGCCCTCCTGTGCCCCAATCCAGCACCTAACGAGTTCCAAGAGCGCCTGCTGTCCGCGGGTGCCCAACTGCCGCCAGCCCTCGACAAGCTCCGATTCAGCTGCCGAGAGCCCCGTCGGGCCTCCGCCGACCAACTGCTCGAGCGGGAGGCCCAGCACACGCGAGGCTCGGCTCAGCAGGTCTAGCGATACCGCCAGCTTCCCACACTCATACCGCGAGACGCTTTCGGTCGAGACGCCGAGCGCTTCCGCGAGCTGCTCCTGCGACATCTTCTTGGCCAGGCGCCCGTGTCGGAGGCGGCGAGCCACCCGCTGTCGCAGCTGCAGGTTTGTGGCCTGGGTCTTGGGCATCGGCTCGGTGTAATTGCCCAGGATTCCGCGTCGCTGGCCATGGCTCAAGAATCCTGATGTTGCGATATACGCAATAATGAGTGACGTTCCTCGTCGCCAGAACCAACCAGGAGGTAGGCAATGAGGAACTCCGAGCTAGAGAGCAGAACGCTGTTCGCGGAGACATGCGAAAAGCATCAACGTAGCGTCGTGAAACTTGTACTCCTCTGCGTAACCTTGGGGTGCCATGGAGGTGCCGATGCACCCCAGGTAGTGACCGCTGTTGAGCCAAAAGCATCCGCACTGCCGCTTGCAGTTCTCCCATCTCCGCTGCCGGCCCGACCCAAACCACCGTCGGTTATGGGTCGCCCACCCAACATGCCCTGCTGGATCATCAAGAAGGACGCCCTCCCGAGCGGCGAGTTTGATGGACGAGCGACCATCTATGAACTGTCGTATGGGCAGGAGGGTCGGCTCGAAGCAGCCACCCAGTGGCCCATGAAGCCGTATTGCGTGGGCGAGGGAGAGGACAACTGCGTGGAACTTCACGGGGACCCTGAGCCGAGCCTCCAGTACCACTATGACGATGCGGGGCACCTCATTGAGGTGTCGGCAGCTCGCGCTGAGGGACACACCGCTCGGATGAGCGTGAACTACGATGCTGCTGGTCGTGTGGCCAGCTATGCCTGGACAGAGCAAACCCCCAAGGAGCCAGTGAGCCGACGGGAGACCACGATTGCGTTCAATGCGGCTGGAGATCCCATCGGAGAGATCACGAAGGGACAATCGTTCAAGAAGAAATGGAGGCAGTCCTTGGCGTTCGCACGACTTGAAGGGAACAAGGGTGCGAAGACAGCCATCGTCTGGCCCGATTCCCCAGCGACCTTGTACTTGGGTTGGACGTACAAGGCAGACATTGCGAAGGTCGAGGGCTTCGGCGTTGCCGAGGGGGATGAGATCGTGAGGATCGATGATGCGGGACGTATACGAAACAGGACGGTTTCCTTCCGCGGGAAGCTTCAGAGCGTGAGGGTCTTTTCGTACGAGTGCCCGAGGGAGGGAGAGTTCAAACGGATCCCGTGGAAGACCTGGGTACCCAGCGACGCATCAGACCTGCTGGGGGCAGGCCGCAATGGCCTGAGCCGCTGACCTTCTGTCCCAGCGTGCGCCGCTCCCCGTGAACCCGCGCTGGGCCATTTTTGCCCTCGCGGACTCGCGGATGATGGATCTTTTGCCACCTCTTGACGCGGTTCCTAGTCTGGCCCTTCTCCTGAATTGGGAGCACCAAAGATCCGCAAAGTATCCAGAAGGGTCCTCCGACGATCTCGCGTGAAATTAGTTGCTTGAAGATCCGGCCTACGCTAAGTCTCCGGGATCCCTGGACCTTCGGATTGGAGCAGATGAGAATGGCCTACGAACTACTGCCTGATGGTCGTGTGATCGCTACCACTCTCGCAGACGCTATCGCTTGGCAGGATGCCAAATCCGCCGTCGGGACCGCGCTCAGGGGGGAGCCCCAATCCCAGGGCCAACCTCAAGCGGCTGCAACGCAAAAGGTTGTTCCTACCGGAACCGATGAGAGGTCTCTCTGGTTATCTGGTGCGGCCAGGCTTGACGAACGAGATCGTTCACTGATTCAGAAGGTTGTCGACGCGGAATCCATTCGCCGAGTGGCACTCAAGAAGGTTCTCACGGAACACGGTACCTCACTGCTGCGGTTCCTGGAGCGGATCGAAGCGACCGCCACCGAATCCGGCTTCCAGCGCGAGGATATCTTGGAGCGCACCGAGAGTGGCGCAGGCCCCAAGAAGGTTGTGACATTTCGTCCGGGGCGGTTACTCCGTGCCTACGGTCTCGGACTCTCTGACTCAAGTACCAAATAAGAGGAGGCTCCCCAAAAAGCAAAACCCAGAAAAGAACCTGCTACCAACAGGTTTCCTCTCTGGGCCTTACCCCCGCAGCGCGGGTGACATTCAGGTTTATAGGCAGGGCCGTCCAAGGATCCACAACCAACGGTGCCTGCCTTCACGGGGCTGAATGCCTTGATTGGCAGAGGTACATCCTCTGCTTATGTACGTCAAGAGCAGACGGCCCCTCCGACGAGGAGGTGGGCTTACCACCATGAGGCCGTCAAACTTCAAGTGTGTTTCTGTGCTTGATCTCCGTCTCCGACGATGGAGGGTGCGGAAGCGAATTCTACGGACCTAACCCGTGCGCCCACTCGTCCATGGACGAGTGGGCCTTTCCCTCCCTTTAGGTGGGCTCTACGGCATCCCGAGCTAAAAATCTAACAACCTCGCTCGGGTCCATGTCAGAGGCGAACCGTAAATGATCGACATGAACAAGTTGTCGAGGGAAAAGAGGGTCGCGATCCTCTCCACTCTCGTCGAGGGTTGCTCGATGGCCTCCACCGAGCGCATTAACAACGTGAGCAAGCGCGCCGTAGCCAAGCTGCTCGCCGACATCGGCGCGGTCTGCGACGCATACCAGGATCGGGTCTTTCGGAACCTCAACTGCAAGCGATTGGAATGCGACGAGCTGCACAGCTTCGTCCAGATCCGGGAAGTACACGTCCCCGAGGAAAAGAAGGGCCAGCTTGGCTACGGGGAAGTCTGGACGTTCACGGCAATCGACGCGGAGACCAAACTCATCCCGTGCTGGCTCGTTGGAAAGCGCGATGAGGACACCGCAAGGGCCTTCATTGGGGACTTGGCGGGTCGCCTCGCTAGCCGGGTGCAGCTCACGACGGACGGACTGAAGGCATACGTTGAGGCCGTCGGGGATAGCTTCGAGGAGGTGGACTTCGCGCAGCTCGTGAAGGAATACAAAGGCGGCTCTCTGAAGCAGCAAAAAAGTGGAAAGGGTCGGTACAGCGGCGCACAGAAGACACTGGTCGCGGGCAGTCCCGATGAGAAGCTGGTCAGCACGTCCTACGTGGAGCGGCACAACCTGACCATGCGCATGGGTATGAGGAGGTTCACCCGGAAGACGAACGCCTTCAGCAAGAAACTGGAGCGCCATATGGACGCGCTGGCGCTGTTTTTCTTCCACTACAACTTCTGCCGCATCCACATGACGCTGCGCGTGACGCCGGCCATGGCGGCGGGGATCACGGACCACGTCTGGTCCCTCGACGATGTCGTGGCGCTGCTGCCCGACGAGCAGGCACCTCGAAACCTGCTCACACCCATCAAACCCAGGCGGGCAGCATAGACATGTTGCCGTCTTCGCTGGCGCCCAAAGTCGGCGTCGGTGGTGGCCCTGCCAGGCCGCCGATCACCCAATCAAAAGGAAGAAACATGAGCGATCAGATCAAACCACCGGCGCCGACTTTCGGCGTCAGTGAGGAACAGTTTTTGACGAGGCTTTACAACGAAGCCCGCCAGTGCGGCATTCCTGTTGGCTGGAACGCCTTCACCCAGCTGTTGAACCTACCGTGCCCCGACTGCGGCAGTAGGCAGATCGAGGCCAATTGGTTCGTCGAGACGGAACTCAAGACGCGCTGCATGGGTTGTCGGCGGCTTCGTTCTTGGCCGATCGACAAAGGCAGCAGCCCTCCGAATCGCAATACTTAGCCTGCCAATCACGGATGTGGTCGACACAGCCACGCCACAGGATGGCAAGCCAGCTGTCCTCGTCGTACTTTAGTTCCACCGCTTCCTCAGGCAGAAAGCGCACCACTTCACCGTTGGGAAGCCTCTCCTCGATAGGATTTGGGTCGATGTGGGTTGGATCGCACTTGTCACGTATCCCGAAGTGGAACCCATGTCCGCATTGGAGCTTGGCACTGATGCGGACCCCCCTCCAAGCCACGGTTCCGTAGGTCCCGCGGATTCGTTCGACCTGAACACCCCAACCCGGAGGGATCGGGCAGAGGACGCGCTTGTTCTCCGTGCTGGGCTGATCGGTCGTAGTTGGCTGATCGTCTTCGGCGAAAGCTTCTGGCAGCATGCCTCTACGCTACCCAGCTGGACCAACAATTCGGTCCTGTCAACGACGAGGACCTTTCTTCGGCAATGCCGGGATACGAAGCGTCTGGTCGGACCTCAAAGGCACCCACTACCAGATAGTAAACGGACATTACTGGAAAGGAACTGACGATGGATTTGGCCACGAAGTTGAACCTAGCGCTGCTGTGTCATCTTGTGGGGGATTACATCTTACAAAGTGATTATATGGCGCTCAACAAGACGAAGCGTACCTGGGTCGCGGCGGTGCACGCGACCCTCTACACGGTGCCCTTCCTGATCGTCACGCGGCACCCGGCTGCGCTGGCGATCATCCTGCTGTCGCACCTCGTCATCGACCGCTTCCGGCTGGCACGCTACGTCGCGTGGGCCAAGAACTGGCTTGCCCCCTGGCAGCGCAAGCACGAGGCCAGTCGCGCTACGATCGACGGCATGCCGCACGCGCGCATCAAGACCACCTGGGTCCCCCCGAATCGTCCCTGGCAGCAGTGCCAGGGGACCGGCTACGATCCCGACCGCGAGAAGTACCTCACCGTCTGGCTGCTCATCATCACGGACAACACGATGCACGTCTGCCTCAACGCGCTCGCCCTGTACCTGTTCCGCTAGTCAGCTCCAGCCCGTTCGGCGGGGACGACGCGCTCACATGACTCACCAGTACCTGGCGGGGCTCGTGGCCCGCCTCTTGATGTTCGCGGTCACCGTCTTCTCGATGGGCTTCTTCTGGAGCCGCGCGCGCCCCTACCTCGGACCAATCCTGTCCATCACGCTTGGCCTCATCTCGACCTTCAGCCTCACGCTAGACGCCCTCATCGTCTACGCGACGTACCGTCCCTGTACGCCGAGAGTGTGGGCCGTGGCGTTCGCGCTGTGTGCTAGTTTCGTCGCCGTCGTCGCATACGCCGTCCACCAACGGTACAAGGAACGCTCATGACTGCCCTGTGGATCGTCATCACCCTGGTGCTCTCGACCCTCAACGCGCTCGGTGCCGGTTACGCCTGGCCCGAGTCCAAGGAGCGAGGTGGACTCGCGCACCTGGTGACGTGGTCGGTCACCATCATGGCTTCGATCGGCTTCACGATGGTGCTCACGCTGTTTAACCTCTTCGTCGCGCTCTCCATGCACTGGATCACCCCGGAGCTCGCGGCACGCGGTGAGGCGCTGTGCTTCTCCCTCATCGCGATCCCCATCCTCGGGACGGGCCTAGTGATCACGGTTGACGCCTGGGCCGCCTACAGGCGATCACGGAGCCTCGCAGACCTCGCGGTCGCCGGCTACGACACCTGGGCGCAGGTCCACAACACCTACGTGGTCGTGCAGCACCTGGGCGGTGCGATGCGCAGCGCGGGCGGTCTGTTCCGCGGGGGTGGGTCGAGCGGTGGGTCGAGCGGTGGGGACACCGACTCAGACGGAGCAGGCGCGCTAATCGTGATCCTCCTCGTAGCCGCAGCCTTCATCGGGGGTGTGCTCATCACCTGGGGCCTCGTCAAGGTGGCGCGCGACGAGTCTACGGCCCGCATGCGAATGGCCGTCGCCCCACACAGGAAGTGGTAAATGGACACGAAGACGCCTTCCGTGATTCCCGACGGGATCATCCCGTCGAACCTGGAGCTCGTACAACCCCCGGACGTAGACGGGATCTCGTGGCGCTTCATGTACCGCCTGCGCGGCGACCGCGTGCGGCCTGGCGACCCCCTCTACGACGAGAAGGACGCCATCCAGGTGCGGATCAGGCCCGACAAGCTGGTAACCGCCTACTCGGTCTGGTTCCCTGGGGCGTTCTGCTTCCCCTCCCACCAGAACCGCTACGGGGACCTGGAGGGTCTCGTGGTGGAGATGCTCACGCGGCACAACCTGGTCAACTACGCCAAGTGGCTCAGCACGCGCTACGCGACTCAACTGGAGAGCCTGATACGAAGGGACAGCGGCCTATGAGTCCCGTTCGCCCAGCGGACAACCTCCTACTGCACACCATGATCGCGGTCCTCGTGGGCCTCTGCATCATGGTCGACTGGAGCATCCTCTACCTCGACGGACTGGGTCGCTACGGGATCCGAATCGACCTCACGATGAAGGCGATGCTCATCGGCTCCGCCGTCACGCTCGCATACACGGTGTCTGCGGGCCTGCCTCGCATGCGCTACGTCACCATGACGGCCTTCGTGGTCTACCTGATGGCCACCTGGTCCATCGTCAAGCAGGTCAACCTGCATGACATGCAGCTTGTGGTCTTCGGGCTCACCAAGATGGGAGAGGCGTGGTTCGTAGCCTCCGTGGCCGCGATGAGCATGCAGATACTGCACGAGAGGGCTGAGCCCACACCCGTCAGCTCCCGCGAGCCCTTAGGACCCGAGTAAGGGACATGACTTGCCCTGACACGCTACCAGCACAACTTCCCGAGGGAGTTTACCTCGTGGACAAGGCTCCGACAGACGAGCGAACTCGCTGGGTGTGGAGGATCAGGTTGGCTGGGTCGTACACCCGGCAGGGTCTACCCCTCTACAACCAGGCAGACGACATCATCGTCTACATGCGGAAGGAAGGGCATCGGCCAGACCATAAGCACTTCGTCATGCGCGTCCCCGGTCGCGGGCCTGAGATCGAGGCAGGAGACGACCTCCAAGTCCTCATCGACCGCTGCCTCACGAAGGGCGACCTCCTGAGGCACGTGGACCACATCATCGACAACTACCTCGTCCGCTTGCGGTCCAAGATCTTGCAAGAAGCGGATCTTCAAACCTACGCCCTATCTCGCTGAGAGGCCCCATGTCCTACCTGTTCCGTGCCGTAGCCAACCTCGTCATCCCGTCCCTCATGGGAGACCTCCTGTTGTATGTGGGGCAGTACCCCAGCGGTCAGAGCGCGATCGCGGTGCAGAGCTCACGAGGCGAGCCGCTGTTCACCCTGACCCACAACATGACCCCCGAGCAGATGGAGCACGCGGAGGTCCAGGATGGGTTCTGGGTGAAGGTCAACGAGCCCTCCGACATACGCACGGCCGCGCTCGCTGCACTCCTCCAGAGCGGACTCTTTGCGCCCTCAGACCCCCCGGAGTACGTGGGCGCGGGCATGGTCGAACGCTACGCCCAGCTATGGCGGTTCCGTAGCTGCAACGACCCGACCCACCACGACGTAGGACGCCCCGCAGCCCTCTGCTCGGCCTGCCTCCTGGCCGTCCGGACGGGACGTTTCCAGCCTGAGCAGGTGCAGGCGGAGTTCCACGCCGCAGGGGTCGTGATCGACCCCTCCGTCAACTACGCGAGCCTTCTCATCGAGGACTCGATCAGTCCGCTCGTGCCGTTCGGCAGCGGGCTCGTCTGCCCGCCCGAGGAACCAGCGCCACCCGAAGGATACGAGCCTCCGCAGCCGTCATGCCTTGTGGAGCAAGACGCCCCCACGGAGCCGGTCGATTGGACTCCTGCTCCTGGCGGCAACCCCGACCCAGAGCCCGTGTGCGCTTCTCCGCCCAGCGAACCCGACTCGGCCTCCTCCTCGGAGGACAACACGGGAGGAAGCTGCTCAGACGGTGGGGACTAGATGATCTCCGTTCCTCTGTCGAGATCAACTCGTCGCCACATCCAGGGAATCGTCTCCGGCTTCGCGGGGTACGGGACAGCCTGGGCGCTCGGCCACACCATCGACTGGAGGTTCTGCGTATTGGGGATGATGATGACCCTCATCACCTACGTGGGGGAGATCAAGATCGAGCGGATCGGAGTGCCCAACCAGTTCGGAGCACGACTCAGCGCGATGGCCGCCGCGTGGATGTTGTGGCTCCTCATGGGAGGGGCCCGCGCGCAGGTGAGCCCCCTCGTGGTGGTCCTGGTCGGGTACTTCGCGGGCCGGCTGAGTCTCCGGTTCTACGTCGAGGGGTCGTACCCTCAGCTCCCGTCTGGATCGTAACACCGACTACAACGCATGTTCTACTGCGCTCGGTGCAAGAAGTTCCTGCTGGTACCGGGGATATGCCCAACATGCGGGAGCGTGGGCCTGGTGCCCGCCGCCGTTCACGAACCGAAACCTCGACCCTTCCTGTCGGCGGTCGACCCGCCTCCCGAAGGGCTAATGCTGAGCCCACCTCGACCCCCGCAACTACGCCTCATCAGGAGTTCCTCGTGAGTACACAATCCCTACACATGAGGTCGATGGCGGGCATCGACCCGCTACGCGTCCCCCTGCCTCCAGGTACGGAGGTCGTCACGCGGGTCGATCGCGTCGTGGGGGAGCGCACCGTCAAGGCGGGCGCGCTCGGACGCGTCAAGCACATCGACGGGGATCGCGTGGCGGTCCAGGTCGTCGGGGTCGGCCAGGTTTGGTACTCGCGCAGCGAAGTGGTCCCCTGCCGCGCCGGCCAGGCGCGCTACGCGGCCCGACGCGACCGCGACTGGACGGCCCTTCACCCCTGCGTGGTGCTGGAGGCCATCGTGGGTTCACGGGCCTGGGGACTCGCGAACGAGAACTCCGACACGGACCGACGTGGTGTGTTCGTCCCGCCATTCCTATGGACGACGGGCCTGGTCCCCGCACCGGAGGAGATCGGGTCGATCGACGCGACCTGCACCTACTGGTCGACCCACAAGTTCATCCAGCAGGCGCTGCGTGCCGACCCCAACACGCTGGAGACACTGTTCGTAGGTGAGGTCCAAACGATCGACGTCATGGGACAGTGGATCCTCGACGCCCGCCAGGCGTTCGTGTCCGCGAACATCTACGGGAGCTTCGGCCGCTACGCGCTCTCACAACTCAAGAAGATGCAGAAGGCGATCGCACTCATCGATCGCCGACGAGTAGTCCTCGATTGGCTTCGCACGGAACCCTCGCTCCTGCTGGAGGACGTAGCTCAACGCATCGTCACCGAGTTCCCGGAGGATCATCCAGCGGGTTCAAGCGGGCTGTACGTCCAAGGCAAGCAGTACGTGAAGGACCTCTACCGGTCGCTCTACGACCAGGGAATCATCGCGGAGAACAGCTTCACGGGGCTCGTGAATTTCGCGGAGCACGCGACGGAGAAGGACCTCGACCTTCCACGAGAGCTTCGCCCGAAGAACGCCTACAACCTGCTGCGACTCATCGCGACGGCCACCGAGTGGCTACGGACGGGAGAGGTGAACTTCCAGGTCTCCGGTAGCCTTCGAGACCGGCTGCTGTCCATCAAGCGCGGCGAGGTCGACCTCGCCGACGTGGTACAAGACGCGGAGGAGACCGCTCCGATGCTCGACGAGGCCCGCCGCCACACCAAGCTCCCCGAGCACCCGAACCTGCGCGCCGCCGACGCCCTACTGCACCGCATCAGTCAGGAGGCCGCGCGTCGCTGGGTGAGCGGAGAGGTCTCGGCGTTTGGCCTACACGCCCCGCCACCCCCGATGCTCGAGTGGGACGATGCCAAGGAGGACGCATGACGCGCGGCAACGCCTACGAGCTACTTACTCCCCACCAGGCTAGGGTCGTGGAAGCCCTGGTCCGAGAGGAGGTGGCGCGCCACCTCCCGGTGGTCGTCGCGCTGTCCGGGTCGCACGCTTATGGGTTCCCTTCCCCCGACTCGGACGTTGACGTGAAGGCAGTCCACTTGGACCCAACCGCCCTGTTCCTCGGGCTTACTCCGAAACCAACCTCCGACAACGTCGTCTCGACGCGAGAGGGCATCAAGATCGACTACACCTCCAACGAGCTCGGCGGGGTGCTCCAGGGCGTGCTTCAGGGGAACGGAAACTACATCGAGCGCCTGCTCGGGGGGCTGTACTTCAGCCCCTCCAGACTGCTCGACGAGATGCAGGGCATCCTGCGGCGAGCGTTGTCCCGCCGGGTCGCCCACCACTACCGGGGGTTCGCCCGCACCCAGGCCGAACAGGCCGGGCGCACCTCGGTCAAGAGCCTGCTCTACGCATTCCGCACCCTACTCACCGGGGCACACTTGCTACGAACGGGGGAGATCATCCTGGACCTCCCCACGCTGCTGCGCCGCTACGGGTTCGACGAGGTTCAGTCCCTCGTCGAGAAGAAGCGCGCCGGTGTTGATCTGATCGAGGCGTCCGAGGGGGACTACTGGCGGATCTGTACGCTGCCTCGCGCGTTCATGGCCTTGGAAGACGCGCGTGAGGGCTCCCCGCTCCCGGTCGAACCTCCCAACGAGGTCGAGGTGAACGACTGGCTCGTGAGAACGAGACTCCTAACTGCCTAGAGCCGCCTGGGTATCGTAGGCCACGATGCCCGTGATAAAGCGCACACGCAGGTACGTCTACAACACCCCAAAAATCGCCCGCTGGAGCGACGTGTCCTTGCTCACCCGCGCCGTCCAGCGCGTGGGGGGGATCCACGACGCGATCAGCTACTTCACCAACGGTAGCACCCTCTCCCTTCCCCTGCCCCTCCAGGCGCTGCTGGTGTGTCAGCGATTTACCGGACCTGCCCGCGCGGGCCTCCTCCGGTACCTGACGGACAAGTGCCGGAAGATCCCCCTCCTGTCGGGCGGCGGGAGGTTTCGATCACAGAACACCTACAGCGACAAGCTCAAGCGCGACGTCACCTTCGGGTCTCTCGACGTGTCGGAGGAGCCCGCCCTCTACATCGTCAACTCGATCCCCGTGCTGGTCCGCCAGGAGGGCTACGGGATCGACGAGGCGAAGGGGATACAGATCTACTTCCCGCGGGGCTTCTTCTCGACGGAATACTTCCCCCAGCAGGCGATCGACCACGCACCGCGACACTCGTCAGAGATCAACCGGTTCGCGGTCATCCACGTGGGGGCGGAAGACAACGACGACAACAGCGACGACCCCATACGGGCGGCACGTCCACGGAAGCAGTACGCCAAGACGATGGATGGGGATGGGATGATGACGCTGGAGGGAGAGCGCATCCTGTACGAGCATGGGGTGTCTCCCGACGACATGCGGGACCCTGAGCCCTGCGAGGGAGTCGACGACCTCGCCCTCACCCCAAGCGCCAAGATCGCCGTTCAGTTCGCGCGCGCCTGGTTCCAGGCGCGGGACGACTACGCGCGCCGCCGCATCATCTGGCGCTGCGGGATGTTGTTTGAGGGGCCTCCGGGGACCGGAAAGACCGCCCTCGCGCGCGCCCTCGCCTACGAGATGGGAGTGCCCATCCACGTCTTCCACCTGACGAGCCTGAACTCGCGGTCCTTCGAGTCTGGCTGGCAGGACATGGTCGAGAGGACCCCCGCGATCGCGCTGCTCGACGACTTCGACCGCGTGTTCGAGAACGGCCGGCGGGTCACGGACGAGGGCCCGTCCTACAACCTGGTCCTCCAGGCGCTATCCGGCGTGCAGGAGGTCTCGGGCCTCATGGCGATCCTCGCGGTCAACGACATCCACAAGGTGGACCCGACGATCTTCGACACGAAGTCGAAGTCCCGGTTCGGCCGGCGCGTCACCGTGCGCGCCACCTTCGCCCTCCCCACAGAGGATCAGCGACGGAGCATCGCGCGACGTCTCCTCGACGACTTCCCCACCGAAGTGGTCGAGCGGGTCGTGCGTGAGGGGTGTGAGGACTCTGGGAAGCAGTTCGTCGACCGGTGCGCGGCGGAGGTCATCGACCGCCTCCAGCACGGAGCCGGCGTACAGGAGATCGATCTCTCCGCGGAGAGTCCGGTACCCCGTCGGGGACGACCGAGGAAGGACGCCCCGCGGGCTCGTCAGGCTTCCCCCAAGGAGAAGAAGGAGAAGATGTCCGAGCCCGCGGAACGATAAGTCAGGAGGTGAGGATGGGCGTGAGGCCCGTGACGCACGTGTTCCCGATGCGCGCCGCCAGCAGGTAGCCCCCAACGGCCTGGAAGTTGCCGAAGGAGGAGAACCCAGCGTTGGCGGCCTCGACGAGCACTCCGTTGAGCCACACGAGCAGGGCGGCCTGGTTGGCGATCGGGGGGTTCGGGCTGGACGCGAAGATCCCGCTCGGAGTCGTCACCGTCACCCGTACGGTCCCGCCAGCGATCGGGTAGCTCCGACCCCCAAGGAACGCGTCGAACAGGACCGGTGCGCAGCAGGCCCCCGAACGAAAGTTCGACCAGCCACCTGGGCACGGGTCGTAGCAAGGCACGTAGCACCGCGCGCAGCGGCACCCAGGTAGACAGCCCATGTTGCGCTCCCTCTCCACGTAGGTAGGCCCACAACCACACGGCGTGCGCCCACAGCGGCACCCGTAGTTGTAGGGGCCGGGATGACCGGGATGACCGGGATGACCGGGATGACCGGGATACCCGTGGCCCCCCGCGCCGTAGCCTCCGCAGACGCAAGGATGTCGGTTACACCGACAACTCCACTGGGGCGGCTCGCAGTAGACGGGTGGGCAGTAGACGGGCGGGTATGCGGGGTAGCACGGCGCACACTCGTCTCGCCTCCGACGTGGAGGTTCGCAAGGCACGCAGCCACGATTTGAGTTGTTACGTCCCATACCTCAATCCTCTCTCGCCCGCTCCAAGATGGGGAGCTTCCGAACGGAGACGAGATCGGGCGCGACCCGCTCCGGGATCTCGAACTACTTGACCCGGTAGACGACGGGCGAACAGCCCCCGCAGCACGCGCTGTTGGCGGCCGGAGCCGGAGCGAGGGCGACCGGCGCCCCGAGGTTCATGGCCGCCTGGAAGAGCGCCCAGGAGGACGCGATGGAGGGCGCGACCAGGTAGGGCGCGACGTTCACCACGGGAACTGCGGGAACGTAGGCCGGAGCCACGTAGGCCGGAGCCACGTAGGCCGGGACGTAAGCTGGACCCACGTAGGCAGGGGCCATCGCGGGGACCAGCGGGGCGAGAACAGTTGGGGACGAGCAGGTTGAGCACGACATGGGCACCATCCTGCTCGCAGACCCTAGGGGTATGGTCTTTCCGACTCAGGTTCAGATCGGTCGATGATCTCTTCAACCACCCAAGCCCCCTCGCACAACGGCCTCCTTGTGGGAGACTGCCGCACCACCCTCCCAACCTTGCCGGAGGGGACCTTCCACATGGTCGTCACCTCTCCTCCCTACTTCCGCCTCCGGGCGTACGATGGAGATGAGGACGGAGTGGAGTGGCCTGAGGTTCGCTACCGCCCGATGCGAGACCTCCCAGAAGTAGTCGTGCCCGCGGGCAGGACGGCGCTGGGCCAGGAGGAGGAGGTCACCCACTACGTGGGCCACCTGGTGGAGGTGATGCGCGAGGTGCGGCGCGTCCTCCGCCCCGACGGAGTTCTGTGGCTCAACCTGGGGGACACCTACACGAGTGGGTCTCGCGACAAGCACTACGAGGACCAGAAGTCTGCGGGACGAAAGGGGGGTCGCCCCCAGGGTCCCCAGTCAGGGGACCTCATCGGAGTCCCCTGGCGGGTAGCGCTGGCGCTCCAGGCGGACGGGTGGGTGCTGCGCACCGACGTCGTGTGGGCCAAGCGCAACATGATCCCCGAGAGCGTCACCGGCTGGCGCTGGGAGCAGTGTCGCGTCAAGGTGCGCGCGGGAAGGCGTGGCCAGCAGGTGTATGGAGCCCGGAGCTCCCCCGGCCGTCCGCAGTCCGACTGGAGCCACGACGTCAACCTCAGCGCCCCCGAGTGGGCCCCCTGCCCTGGGTGCGACAAGTGCAGGGCAAACGGCGGGCTGGTGCTGCGTCGCGGGAGCTGGAGACCTACGAGGTCCCATGAGGCGGTCCTCATGCTTACGCGCTCGGAGAGGTACTTTTCCGACGGGGAGTCAGTACGGGAGCCCCACAACCTCCAGTACGTCCAGCGGCGAAAGTCCCTCAGCGGAGACAAGAGCCAGACGGGGCGCATGGACCGCCGGCCCGTGATGTCGATGCGCTACGACGGAGTGCCGCTCGGAAACCCGGACGGACGTAACCAGCGGGACGTGTGGTTCCTCGCGAGCTACCCGAGCAAGATTCGCCACTTCGCCATGATGCCCCCGCTCCTGGTGGAGCGCTGCCTGCTGAGCGGTCCCGAGCACGTGTGTGCGGCCTGTGGGACCCCATGGGTGCGCATAGTGGACCGACAGACGTACCGAGAGGCAAGCGGCGAGCGTCCGATGGACAAGACCCAGTGCAACGTGGTGCGCGCGGGATGGCGGCAAGGTGGACCCACCCGCACCACGAGGGGGCATCGACCCGCCTGCGCATGTGGTGTGGGATCGGTGCCTCCCCGTGTGCTGGACCCGTTCGTCGGCGCCGGCACGGTCGCGGGGGTCGCGGAGGTGCTCGGCTGGTGCTGGACGGGCTGCGAGCTCAGCCCCAACTACGCCGAGATCGTCCCGCAGCGGATCGCGGAGGTGCGGACGGCTCTACGCCCCACGCGGGACAAGCGGACTCCTCGGAAGGAGCCTCAAGCGGCCTCCCCGCTGCGACAGCTGGGCTTCGTGGTCTGACAGCTCTGTTCCAGCACTCGAACGCTACTAGGGAACATGACACCCATCCTATCGTCCCTGTTCTCCAGGCCACCCATCCTGTCGTCCCTGTCGTCCCTAGTTGTGATCGACCCTGTTGACCACCAGGCACTCTCCGAAGAGATCGAGAGCGCCGAGGGTCAGGCCCTCCTGGCGAAGAGCCACGCAGTGGTGGTGCCGTGTTCGGCGGACACTCCGCTGGAGGTGGCCCTCCTGGACGTACTGCCCATCAAGAAGGCCAAGCGCGCGTGTCGCTTCGCCCCTGTCGGCATGATTCCAGAGTCCGTGCGCGAGGGGAAGGACCCCTTGTGGGCGCGGGCCTACCTGGCCCGGTTCAGCAAGAGCACCATCGTGGTCTACGTGGACTGCGCGAACGCGTCGCGGGAGGACCCGCTGGAGGATCGCGTCGCGGAGGCCCATCTCCTGCAATCCCTATCTGGCGGACGCGTCAAGGTGTTGCTCCACGGAACCACGCAGGAGACCGTGCGCGAGCTACTAGAGGAGGTCGGTCTGTTTGGGTCCGGAGACCTCTAGGCACAAGCGGACAACTCCCAGGAGCGTCGCTCCTCGTAGGTCCAGTCGAGCGCCTCCTCGTCCTCGGACACAAGGAGCCGAGAACGCCCCTTGTAGTCCTGCCGCACGAGGAAGGGGGTTGGGACTCCGGTCGGGTCGACGACCCGGTCGAGAAGGCTCGACGTGAGGTCGCGGGCCCAGTTGACCCGATACGCGACGAGATCTCGGCCCTTGTCGCTCGCCTTGTTGACGACGCGCTGCACCCACGTGAGGGTGCCGTAGTCGAGAACGACCTTCTCCATGGTGGCCCACGCGGAGCTCCGACCCGTGCGGGTCCGGTTGACGTAGCGGGCGAGGTGCTTGCCCGTCCCGCTCCCCGCGCAGGTCGCGCAGCTGGCTCGCGTCTTGGGTACGGCCTGGCAGGCCGTGCAGACCTCGTAGACGTCCACGAGGGAGCGTCCGAACATCCCCCGGTGCTCCATCGCGCATCGGCGCGCACCCTCCTCCCCCTTGTGCTTGTGCCCGCAGAGGTAGGCCCGGTCTGGGTTCGGGTCGTCGACGTGGTGGCGATGCAGGCAGGTGAGGCGAGGGGTTGAGTCGGCCATGCGATCTCAACACGGTCTAACTTGACACAAGGAGCTGTGAGTCCGGCATTCTCAACGGGATGGCGCTCCCTGCTCTACCTGACCCACTCGTACTCGTCGCACGTCCGTCGCAAGTCACATTCATTGTGGGTCCCCCAGGAACGGGGAAGACCCAAACGCTCGTCAACGTGTCCTCGGTGTCTCCGCGCCTCATGCGGTACGTGACGGCGACGGCGCTGGTACACAACGACGCGGAGATCCTCCAGCTCCTTACGAGCGTGCAGGACCCCGTGCTGGAGAACCTCCTCCAGCCGCCCTATGGGGACGGGGCACGACGGTTCGGCGCGATCGCGCGCGCAGTCGTCGACCTCACACCAAACGACATCGTGCTCATCGACGACCTAGAGACGAGCATGCACCCCGACCTCGTCAAGGCGGTGACCAACCTCGTCCTCACGAGGACCACACAGGCGGGCGTACCGGTCTTCTTCGCCACGCACAGCCTGTGCGTGGTAGACGCGACGCTTGGGTTCTTCCCCCCGCAGGGAGCCAACATCACCCTGGTGCGCCTGTCGCGACAGGTCCCCCCCGTCACCTACAACGAGACGCGGCTGCGGTCCCTACGGACCCCCTGCGTGGACGTCCGAGACGACATGCCCTCCCTCCAGGAGTGCTGCTGCTAGAGAGTCGAGGCACCGATGATCGTGGTCATCGTCACGACCACGAAGAACGCACCGACGATGAGGCGCAGCTTAAAGGCTCGCCGCGCACGTGCGCGGCGTCGAGACTCCAGGTAGGCAAGGTCACGGGAACTCAGCGCGGTCACTGGACCACCAGGATGGGCTGACCACTCGGCCGGCGCTCCGTCGTCACGACGAAGCGGCCCGACAGGAGGGCCATGAACCGGTTGAGGACGCGCCGACGACTGCGTGCAGACAGCATGGAGGTGCCGCCGTTCACGTCGACGAACGCCTTCTCGCGTCGCCCCTCCACTCCGGCGTACGAAACCGTGGGTTGTAGGGCTTGGGAAGTCGTGTGACCGCTCAAGGTGCTCAGGATTTGGGGCTTCAAGGATGAGTAGCGCATCGTTGTCTCCTGACTAGAGGTCGATGCGAGGGATCACTTCGGAGCTGAGGTCTTCGCGTCGAGGTTCTTTTGCAGGATCTGCACGTCCGCGGCCCCTGCACCCACGTCGCGGGCCTGCTCGCGGGCCTGCTCCGCGAGCGCGTCCAGCAGGGCGGGGATGGCGGCGATCCCCCTCCGCAGGAGGTCTCCCCTAGTCTCTACGAGGAGCGTCGCGCGACGCGGAGCCCTGTCAGTCTCGACGACCAGGCGGAAACGCTTGTCCGTCTGTGGACGGAAAGCCAGCGTTCGGTGAACACCACAGGAGACCCTGCCCCACATGCCTGGGATCGTGGTGGCGATCGCGGCCTCCAGTGCGCCCAGCGAAGCCTCCAAGTCCTGGGTGGCCCGCTGGAGCTCGGCCGCGGCCTCTCGGGCCTCTCGAACGATCGTGGGGAGGTTCCTACTCGACACGGATCACCTTGGTCACCTCGCGCAGCATGTCGTTGAGGCGTCCGACCAAATGCTCCACCTGCGAGTAGATGATCATGCTCACTTGGTTGTCGTGGCGCAGGAACCACCGACGGTAAGCTGTGCGGACGGCCGTCACTCGCGCGAAGGGGCCACGCTGGCTGTCAGGGTGCTGGAGCGCCTGGTTGACCATCTGGTCCAGGACAGGACGGTCGCCAACGTACCCGCAGGCGACCGTGTCGAGGGCCGCCACAACGGCTTCCCCACGCTCCTGGAGGTCCTTGGGGGAGAGGAGGGAGACCGGAAGAGGATCCTCCAAGGTCTCAACGACGCGGCCCTCTTCGCTGAGGAGGAGCGCGTTGCGGTGCGCCAGGAGGTTCGCGACGATCGCGGCCGTACGGTCGTCCTTGGCCTCGAACGAGAAGGGCAGGTAGAGGGCGTATCGTGGCATGCCCTAGACACCTGGAACCGCACGGAGGCGGAGCTGTACGTGCGAGGCCGCAGCCCGCACCTCCTCCCTCACGCGCGCGAGGTGGTCCGGGTCGTTCCACTTTCGGTTCCGCCCACTGGGGTGCCCTACGAGCAGCACGCGGTCCGTGCTCGCGGAGAGCTTGGCGGCTGCCGCGACCCGCTTCCCCACGAGGACCACGAGGTCGAAGCGGTCCACCCACAGGGGGAGCCAGAGAGCCGCGGCTCGTCGCGCGAGCTCCGCGTCCCACCACCCGCAGGGGCCGGGCGGCAGGAGGTCCGCTGAATCGGACCACCGCACCCCGCAGCGTATGAGCCGAGCGCGGCCGGTTCCAAGACGAAAGGCCCCGAACCTTCGCGTGAGGTCGTCCGACCTCAGCCAGTGGTCGTGGACCACCTGCGGGACGCGGCGGTGCCCCACGTTGATCGCCTCCCCCACGAGGATCACCCGCAGTCCAGCCCACGGTGCGCACCCGTCGGGGTCGCGCGCACAGCAGTCCGGAGAGCTCCCCCACCCGTTCCTATAGTCTACGCAGGGCACCGTTAGGTGCTACCCGGAACGAACCCGGCGAGGGTGCGCGCGACTTGATGTTAGCAGTGATGGTAAACGCCGCTAGCCTGTCATCGTCCGGAGGGTCGCTCTCGCGACTCTTGGCGGCGAGGAGGAAGTCGACCGGGAACCGAACCTTAGTGTCGGGATCGATCCCGAAGTCGGCTCCAAAAGGTCGTGCGCGATCCAGCTTGGAGCCGAACGTCTGTATGTGGGGGGCCGTCTGAAATCGACCCGTTGGGCTAAAACCAACAACCTCGTCGAGGACCTGATCGACCTGGTCCGGGGACAGGAGCCGAATCGAACCGTCGAGGAGAGGAAGGCCCAGGGTCTGGTGCATCCACACGAACCCCGCCGCCGCTGCGCTGAACCGCTTGAGGACGGTCGTCTCGTCACAGGCGTACGCCTGGAGGACCAGAGCGCAGTCGAGGACGTCCTCCAGGCACGCCACGACGTACGGGTACAACGCGACGGTGTTCCCTCCGCAGGCGGAGACTACGTCTCGTGCCTGAGAGGCTGCGAACCTCCACAGACTGTCCGGAAGTCCTGAGCCCAACCGACTCAGGACCGTGTTGAGCGCGCGCCCACGCGCGACTGCGGCCCGCCAGGGGTCGGGGTCCTCACGGGACAAGGACCAGGTCTCGACCCTGGACTCATCCTCTCCCTTCGTCGCAGGCGCGAGGACCACATCCTCGCACCCCTTGACGGAACGGAGGAGGCGTGCGGCTTTCCTGCTGGACAAGGAGTCCCCAGAGGAGAACTCCTTCCAGGCGGGTCGCAGCCACTGCGGCATGCACTGAGCCACCGAGGCGATTAGGTTCAAGAGGTAGCCGATGGTGGAGGCGCCCGCCATTCCCTCCTGGACGGATACGACCCGCCGCACGACCTCGGGACCCACCCGGACCCCCACCTGCGTGTGGGTCGACAGGCAGCGGAAGCAGGTCCTCGGGTTGTACCACCTCCGATGGGCCTTACACCACGTCGCGACGACGAAGCGTACGTCAGTCGGCGGCGGGGGCAGCGCCCAGACGGTGGACTCGTCGGCTGTGGTGGTGGTGGTGAAGATACGCAGCAGGCTCCATGATGGATGGGGCTTGGGCATCAGAGCAGCTCCACCTCGGCGTCCACCCACAGGGATCTGGGCAGGGGGAACCGCCCCGCACGCAGCGCAGCCTCACAGGCGTGAACCGTCTTGGTGTCGAGCTTCAGGATGCGGACACGCACAAGATCCGCAAGCAGGTCCGCTCCCCCGCTGTGCACCACGGCAAGCAGGGCGGAACGAAGCGGCTCGCGAGTCTTATTGGCCGTCTCCATCACCTGGTCAAGTAGGAGATTGACCGCGTTGTCCAGCAGGTAGGTTCCCGTCGACAGGATGAGCTCGGGGAACCGTCGTCCCTCCCGGAGGAGGTCGGGTGCGTTCCGCGCCCACCTAGCCGCGTAGCGCGTAGCGTTCGTGGGGGTCGGCGGGCCTGCCTTGGTTGCCCACTCACGCACGAGCCTCGACACGTCGCAGCGAGCAGCTGAGAAGGCCCGACTGGGGGCGAGGAGGGTTCCGATCGTTGAGCTCAGGGTGCCCATACGATCGGGGTTGATTAATAGGTCGGCCCGCATGGTGTCGGGCTCGGCGTCAGTCGAGCCGGGAGCTGTCAGGATCGAACCGTGGGGCAGGCCGTCCCGCTCCAACGGCTTGGACCCCCTCCCACAGGGAGCGCTCGGCCGCGGGCAGGCCGCCCCCCTCTGGGTAGAAGGGCTGGAACGGGCCGGCAGGCACGCGGGCGAGCCAAGGAGCTAGGACCAGGTGGGCTGACCGGAGGTGCGGCAGGGGCTCGAACTCCAGCTTGAACTCCGCCTCCTTGGCCACCTGCACCCCAGCATCCAGCAGGCGGACCTGCTGGCAGTAGGACCTAGCCTGCGCGAGGCCGAGGTCCTCGAGCAGCCCAAGACGCCAGCGCAAGCGCCGGAGCGCCTGGTCGTCGTCACGCGACATGTGCGCGAGCTCCTCCTTCGCCTGGAGGATGCGCATGGATAGGACCCCCTTGCGAGACCCCCAGCGAGCGGCCACATCCCGAAGTCGACGCGCGGCCGTCTTGGCGACCTGACCCGCGCGTCGGTACTCCGAGTCGAGGGACGCCAGCACCGCGAGGGTTGCCAGGCCGTCGCGAGCAAGGAGGCTCGCGGACAGCAGGTAGCGGCTCGACGCGCACATGGGATCGGCGCGCATCAGGGACGCACGAACGGCGCGCGCCCACACGACCCCGAGGGGTCGCAGCTTCCCGTTCCCTCCGTCCACGCCGAGCAGGCGTGCGACGTGCCCGGCGCGGACAGGAGTGAAGACGCAGCGTCCATCCTCCTCCCGCTCCAGGTTGTCTAGGACCAGGGAGAGGAGGACGCGCTTCTCTGGGGGGTTGGGACAGCACATCGAGACGGGTGTGCCCCACGACTTGGGTATGCGACGAACGTGTGACCAGGGTCTCAAGCTCACGGGGAATCTTACCCCCGACGGAGCGATCTGCTAATCGAGCGCGGCTTCCAGCTGCGCATGCGCTGAATCCTCGGGGGTGGCGTACGTGGGGACCACGTACCCGTTCAAGATCAGGTGCTGTAGGCACGCATCGTTGATGCGCGTCTCGCGCGTCTCGTGAGACCCAGTCCCCCTGTAGGTCGCACAGATCCCAACCGCCTCCAGGTAGTCCCCCGCCTTGAGCGGAACGGCCTTGAAAGTGCCTGGAATCTCGCAGGGAAACACCACTCGGTACCCACAGGGTTTAAGGTCCGTAGGAGCCGGCCTGGAGATCACAGAAACTGGAGGGGTTGGAACCTCGGGTGGAACCTCAGGTGGAACCTCGGGTGGAACCTTGGGCGGAACCTCAGGTAGGGCAGGAACCGGCGGTGAGGAATTGGCCGCGGCCAACTCCGCTGCATCCAGCAGGAGGTCCCTGAGGGTCTGCCAGGCGAGGAGGTCGATCCCCCAGCGAGGAACTGTGCGCCAGGGGATGTCAGGCCCGCCCAGCAGAAAACTGTTCGGATCGTCCCCCCTGCGAACCTCGATCGCTTGCCCGTTAGGAGCTTGCCCCTTCCCCTCAGCGGATAGGCTCGCGCTGACGTTGATCACCTCCCCCATGCGCGTCCACAGGAGCTTGACGATGGTTCGGAGGGATTCAGCCCCTCCGAACCATCGCGCGAAGGGATCTTGGTCAAGATCCTCCGACCGGATCGCGAGGATCGCGACGCGCAACCACTCGTAGAAGGCCCTTCGGTCCTCTCCGCGCGCGCGCCGGTCCAGCACGGTCCAGAAGACCTCCTGCGCCACCCACTCCCGCGGGAAGATTGTCGTCCGGTCGCGTCGGAGCTCGAACCCCCGGAGGATCCCTGGAGCTTCCCAGTTGAAGGCGGTCCAGGCGGGAGAGTCATCCCCCCCAGTTGCCTCCGCCTCGTCCCGCGCCACCACGTCCAGGTAGCAGCGGGCCACCTGTGCGGCCCCCTGCGTGAGGTCCGCGGAGGCGCGAGCGTACGCTTCGCCAGCACTAAAGCGACGCCGGATGTTGAACTCGTCGAACTGGTACCAGAGGGTGTAGGGGCCGCTCTCGGCCTTAGTTTGGAACATGCGCGAGAGCGAAAGGAGGTGAGGGAGAGGAGGGGAGCTGAGAGGGTCTGAGAGGGGAGAACCCCTCTCAGGCTAGACGCGCGGAGTCTTGGCCGTCGGCACGTCTTCCTGGCTGGCGACGACGGTGATGAGCAGGCCGCCCGGCGTGGTGAAGAACACGCCCTCATCCTTCATCGCCTTGGACAGCGACCCGTTGATGCTCGCCGCGTCGATCGACTTGGCCTGGATGGAGGCGGGAACTGAGCCCGTCCCGCCCGTGTACATGACGACCGGCGAGATGTGAGCGGTCCAGAAGCGGCTGATCGCGCCCTCGATGCGCCGACGGATGCTGTCGATCTCACCGATCGCGGTCGCACGGTCCAGCTTGCCCGTGCGGCACTCGGCGATCTTGTCAGCCGCCGCCTTCGCCTGGACCTTGTCCCCGTAGGCGAAGGTGAGCGCGTCGAGCAACGCAGCCTCAGCACCGGGCTCCGAGACGCCGAGCGCCCCGCAGTTCACCTTGTACGCGGCGTCGTCGGCCTCGTTGAGCTTGGTGCGCGCCGTAAGCGCCTTGGGCGCGAAGACCGCCCCGTCGAGCAGGAGGGCACCCGACATGAACTCCTTGGCCACCTCGGCCCCGCCGAGCTTGGCCTCGAAGCGACGCTTCAGGAACTCGTTGCCGCCGTACAGGTCCTTCATGCACTGCGGCATGGCCGGCGTCCCCACGAAGACCTCGTAGCCGATGCGAACGTCGATGGTGCCATCGGCGAGCGCCTTCTTGCGATCCACGTAGGGGGTGGTCGTCGGGGGGCTGAAGTTCATCGCCGGGGTCAGGCCGAACTCCTTGAGCTTGGCCACGGTGTCCGCGTCGAACTCCGCCGACTCACCCTCGGGCTTGACCGCAGCGAGCAGCTTGGCGAGCGCCGAAGCACTGAGCATGCGGTTCAGGTCCGTCAACGAGGGCAGGCAGTCGCCGGGGTCCTTGGAGGCGACGGCCATCTTGGAGAACTCGACCTCGACCTCCCACGTCTCGGGGTTGACCTGAAGGCCCAGCGCGGTCAGGGCCTCGCGAGCGCGGCGGTCGTTGACCTTGAACCGAGCCTTGTCGGTAAGGACCGACCCGTCGCCGACGATGGTGTAGGCGCGGATCATCTTGAGCTTGCCCGACAGGTCCACCGGGCCGATCTTGTCGACCCCCTCGCCCGTCTGCTCGTCCTTGAGGAACGCGGAAATGGTCGTCTGGAGGCTCGCGTTCGGGGAGGTGCGCGACAGCACGATGCCCGTCACGTTCGCCCACTCGGAGCCGTCACCCTCCAGCGAGTAGCGGAACGGCGTGATGGTCCCGTCCGCCGCGATGCTGCCCGCGACGCGGGGCACGGTGCGCCGCTGGTAGGCGCTCTTGAGCGACGGCAGGTGGACCTGGATGGTCCCCGGCTTGAACTCCTCCATGACCGCAAACACATCGAGGATGGACGCGCCCGGCGGGATGACCGACAGGGTGCTGTCGAGCGAGACCGGGCCGTCCCCGAACAGCACCGTGTCGATCGCGGCGGTCAGGTCGCGCTGCTCGGCGCTCGTCAGTGCGCGCCAGAACTTGCGGGCATCGCTCGCCGCCGAGCCGATCACGAACTCCTTGGCGCGGGACACGTCGCCGTGGTCGAGCATCGCGCGGGCGGCCAGCAGGGCGGCCAGGGCGCTCTCCTCGGAGGTCGAGGCGGGACCCGCGTGGCCGGGGTCGGCCTTGACGAAGCGGTACGCCTTGGCGTCCGGGCTCGGCAGGCTCGCCAGCACGAGGTCCTTACCGCCGACGGCCGACATGATGGTCTTGCTCTTCGGGTCGACGCAGACGACGATCTCGGCACCGTCCGCCTTGAGCACGATGGCCTGCGCCTGAAGGTTGGCAGCGGCGCGCGCCCCCGTCTCCATCGCGACGTAGAACTCCTTGGCGCTGCCAGCGCGCAGGCACACGCCCTTGCCCGCCGTGGCCAGCGAGTTGAGGAACGCGAAGTCGGCGTAGCTCCCGTAGCACAGCGTCGAGACGATACCGCCAGCCGCGACGATCTGGTCCACAGCCTGCTGTGAACCCGTCTGCTCCTGACGCACGCCGGGGTCGTTGCAGTAGCCGTCGCTCATCAGGACGACGTACAGGACGCGGCCGGGACGCTTCATCGTCGCCGCCATGCGGACCGCCTGGCTCATGCCGGTGCAGCCCGTCGATTGAATCGACTCGATCTGCGCCGCCACGTTCTTGTCCGTGACCGCCTTGTCCATGGGGATGTGCTGGAAGTGGTTCCGGCAGTCGCCGTTGCTGGAGTACGAGACAAGCGAGAGCGTGAGGTCGACGTTGCCGCCCAGCACCTCGTGGACACCCAACACCTTGACCAGACCGGTCTTCACCGAGTCGATCTCACCCCACATCGACCCGGAGCGGTCGATGACGGCCACGAGGTCCGCCTTGGCGGGCACGGGCTTCGGGGCGTCGATGGGGACCTCCGTGGCGCGCAAGAAACTCGACAAGACGCCAAGGGGGGACAGGGCCAGGATGGGGGTCGCGTTACGCAGCATCAGGGATCGCATGTTGGTTCCTCGGAGAGGGGGTTGTTTCCCTCGTGTCGATGTCTACCCGCACGGCGGAGCTGAGAAACGTCATCCCCGTCGGAAAAAGTCTGAAAAGATCCTTAAAGGATCGGCTCAAAGCACGGGTCGAGATGCTCAGCTCTGAAACCCACCCTAAGCGCGACAAGTGGGCATGAACCTCAGGACAATCCCCACTGGATGCGCGGAGCTGGACCAGAACACGACTGGGGGGTTCCCTCGCGGAAAGCTCACCGACCTGTACGGGGAGGCCGCAGAGGGTCAGGCCCGGATCATCCTAGGGCTCATCGCCAAGGCCCAGCAGAAGGGCCTCCTGTGCGCGTACGTGGACGGAGGAAGAGGGATCGACCTCGCGGCGGCCCGCGCGGCCGGCGTGGACCTGACGTCCCTGCTCGTGTGCCAGCCCGCCTCCGTGGAGGAGGCCACCGACCTAGCCCTCACCATCGTCCAGACGCGACAGGTCGGACTGGTCGTGGTGGACTCCCTGAACCTCCTACCCATACGTGACGGTTCGGACCCAGAGAGCCACGAGGGGGTTCGGTACCGCAGCCAACTCGCCGTACGCACCACGGGGGCGATCTACAGGGCTGCGGGCCTCACGGGATGCGCGGTCGTGTTCTCCGCGCGGTCTGTGGACCGCGGCGCGCAGGACAACTCCAGCTTCGGGTCGAACGCCCTACGCTTCTACGCCGACCTCCGAGTCGAGGTGTCCTCTCCGTCAGGAACCAACGGAATCGCTGTCGCGAAGGTGCGCAAGCATAAGAGGGCTCCATACAGGCCCGACAACCAAGCCATGGTGGGCTGACGGGATCTCATGGGGTGACAGCCGCACCCACTAGAGGAAAGATGATCTGGCCGAGGGTTCTCGGCTACGGAGAAACCTATGCCCTGCACACACCATAAGGTCCGCCTCCTATCCTGGGAGGTAGACGTCCTGCTGGAACACCCCAACCCGCTCGTGACGCTGCTCGTCATCCTGCGAGTCGCCTGGACGTTCCTGTCCCTGACCCACACGAAGGGCACCCTCATCGGGGCGCAGATGTACGGGAGGGACTGGAGACGTCGCGTTCGGTTCGGGTTCCTTCATCCTGGCGTCAAGCGGGTCCTCTTCCTGGACATGCCGTCGACCGGTGGTCGTGACCAGGATGCTTGGTACCGGGCCTACTCCAAGATCACCAGCGACTCCTGGGAAGACCTCGACGACCTGTCCAAGCTGTATACCGTCAACCTGCGAGAGGCGTTCCGGTACGAGACAGCCCAGCAGTACGCGACCGCCGCCGCACCCCTCATCGGGTGGGCCGACCGTACGCTAACCACGCGAAACCGCCTCCACGTTCACCTGAGCCGAGAGGTCGAGAAGGTCCTCTTCGCCACGTTCCGCGAGGAGACTCCCGCCATGCTGCGAGACTTCCTCAGGACGCTCGCGCACGAGGCCCACGGAGCCCACACGCTACGCGTCCCGCCTCATGACGGGTGGGACCTCGTGTGGGGGTGGATCGACTATGACGCGACCGTAGCCCACATGGGGGTTGGTCGTCTGAAGCCAAACGTGTACTTGGAGTCGTGCCTCCCAGCAGAAGGGCTTGCCCAGGTTCTGGTCAAGGTGCAGGAAGTCACGTAGGGAAGGCAGACGGCCTAGAGCCGACTCTAGGCCGTCTGGAGGGGCTACATCATGTGGTCGTGCGGAGCGGACATGGCCTTCGCGTCCTGCTTCTTGGGCAGGTCCGCGATCGCGCACTCGGTCGTCAGGAGCAGGCCCGCGACCGACGCGGCGTTCTGGAGGGCCGTCCGCACCACCTTGGTGGGGTCGAGCACGCCCGCCTGGACGAGGTCCTCGTAGGTGTCGGTCGCGGCGTTGTAACCGAAGCTCGGTTCGGCTCCGTCGCGGACCCGCGACACCACGATCGAGCCCTCCTGGCCGGCGTTCTGGGCGATCCAGCGGATCGGGGCTTCCAGCGCGCGACGCACGATGGCGACGCCGAACATCTGCTCCGGCGGGAGGTTCAGGTCATCCAGCGCGACCTGTGAGCGCAGCAGAGCCACGCCACCACCCGGCACGATGCCCTCGGCGACGGCCGCGCGGGTCGCGTACAGCGCGTCCTCGACGCGCGCCTTCTTCTCCTTCATCTCGGTCTCGGTCGCGGCACCGACCCGGATCACCGCCACACCACCGACCAGCTTGGCCAGCCGCTCCTGGAGCTTCTCACGGTCGTAGTCGCTCGTGCAGTCGTCGAGCTGGGCGCGGATCTGGGCGACGCGCGCCTGGATCTCGTTGGCCTTGCCCGCCCCACCGACGATCGTGGTGGTGTCCTTGGTCACCACCACGCGCGCGGCCCCGCCGAGGTCCTTGGTCGTGATGTTCTCCAGGGTGCGGCCGAGGTCCTCGGTGATCGCCTCACCTCCGGTGAGGATGGCGATGTCCTTGAGCATCTCCTTGCGGCGGTCCCCAAACCCGGGAGCCTTCACGCAGCAGGAGCGGAAGGTCTCACGCATCTTGTTGACCACGAACGTCGGCAGCGCCTCCCCGTCCACGTCCTCCGCGATGACGAGCAGCGGGCGGCCCGCCTTGGCGACCGCCTCCAGGAGCTGGACGAGCGGCTTGACCTGCGACACGCGCCGCTCACACACCAGGACGAGCGGGTTCTCCAGCACGGCCTCCATGCGGTCGGGATCGGTCACGAAGTACGGCGAGAGGTAGCCACGGTCGAACTGCATACCCTCGACCACGTCGAGGATGGTCTCCGTCGAGCTGCCCGACTCAACCGTGATGACGCCATCCTTGCCGACCTTGCTGATCGCCTCGGAGAGCATCTGACCCACCTGGGCGTCGCCGTTGGCGCTGATCGTCCCGACGTGCGCGACCTGGTCGCCGGTGACCTCCTGCCGCATGCCCTCGATGTACTGGACAGCAGCCTCCGCCGCAGCGTCGATGCCGCGCTTGATCTCCATCGCGTGGTGGCCCGCGACCACCATCTTGTTGCCCTCCGCGTAGATGGCCTGAGCCAGAACCGTCGCGGTGGTGGTGCCATCGCCAGCCACATCGGCGGTCTTGGAGGCGACCTCCTTGACCATCTGCGCACCCATGTTGGCGAACTTGTCCTCAAGCTCGATCTCCTTGGCGACCGTCACACCGTCCTTGGTGACGATCGGGGAGCCCCAGGACTTCTCGATGATGACGTTGCGACCCCGCGGGCCGAGAGTGACCTTCACCGCGTTGGCAAGGGCGTCGACGCCCTTGCCAATGCGCTCGCGCGCCTGCTGGTCGAACAGAATCTCCTTGGACATGCGTACCTCTTATTGTCGGGTGTGAGTTCGATGGACCCTTCGGTCCGTCCGTTCGTTCGTTTCGTCGTTGGGTTAGCTGGCCTGGTCGGCCTGCTGAGCTTCGGCCTGCGGAGCTTCGGCCTGCGGAGCTTCGGCCTGCGGAGCTTCGGCCTGCGGGGCCTGGTCAGGCGTCGTGGGTTCCGACTCCGCCAGCATGCCCGCCCCAACCAGCGCGTACTCAGGCTCGATGACTGCCAGCACCTCGGACTCGCTGAGGATCACGTAGTCCTCGCCGTCGATCTGAACCTCGGTGCCGTTGTACTTGCCGAACAGGACCTGATCGCCCTTCTTGACGCTCAGGGGGCGCAGGGTTCCCTGCTCGGAAGTGGCTCCGGGGCCCACCGCGCAGACGGTCGCACGGGTTGGCTTCTCCTGGGCAGTCGACGGGATGATGATCCCGCCCTTGGTGCAGTCTTCTTCTGGGAGGCGCTTGACGAGGATGCGATCAAACAAGGGTCGGATGTTCATGGGCGTGCTCCTGTGGCTATAGATGGGACCGCCCCACCCTACCCGCAACCCCTGCTGTTCAAGACTAGATAACAGGAACCTCCTGGCCACCCCCACCTAGGCTTGGAGAACCTGTCGACACGCCAAGAAGGTCGAACAGGAAGCCAGGAGCCCCACCGACGAGCAACACGGCACCTCCTCCGTACGATCCTGGGGTGCTCTGCGGCTTGCCTCCTGCCCCCAGGAGCTCGGCCACGACTCCGCCCGTGCCTCGACCTGAGACGACCAGAACGGAGAGGTTGGGCAGTGGGATGGAGCCCCCGATGATGGAGCTCGCCGCGGCCCCAAGGCGATCGGAGAGGTCGCGAGCCGATCCCGCCGTACGAGTAGCCGCATCTAGGTAGGACTTCGTCGCCTCCCCCACACCAGTGGCCGCGCGAGAGGCCGACCCGAGCCACTCGGAGGCCGCGCGCAGCCCGATGTCCAGTCCAGGCACAACGTCCGCCAGCCGCACGTTGTACCAGGCCCCAGACGCGCGAGGACGGCTGGCGACAGGCACGGTTGCCCCCAGGACGACGGCGGCCTCCCTCGTGATCGCACCTCCTCGCGAGCTCGCGAGCAGCGTCCTAAGACACAGCAGGCCCGCTCCGCCCTTCTTCTTTGGGTCGAAGGTGAGGTCTTCGGCGACGACGGCCGACCTTACCACGTCCGACCGGACTGAGAGGACCGGCGCCTGGGCGGCAGCTCCCGTAACCGACACAGGAGTGGCGAGCAGCTTCCGGAGTCGGTCGGCCTCCTGCTTGGGAACCTTGATGGACCCGTCGACCCGCGTGTAGCGCTTGTAGACGGCAGCTACACCGGGGGAGCTCGACGCGACGAGGACGGGCGCGTCAGTAGGGTCCGCGTACTCGACGACCTGCTCGGACGATGCGCTTGTCTCTCCTGACGGAAAATGGGGCGATCGCAGCCTCACGACACCTGGTGTGTAGACGGATCGAACCGACAGCTCGGTCGACATGCCTGCCGACTGGGGCGACGGGCATACCCCGCAGGTTTGATCCATGCTGACTGTGGGTGTGAGGTCTGGAGGCTTGCCTGTCGCTCCCGCCGCGATCCACGCTTGTGCGCGCTGCTCATGCGCCGCGCTTGAAGGGCGCAGGAGGTCCAGCAGGGTCGCGTCCCCCAAGCCTGCGGCCTGAAGGGAAGCCGCAGCCTCCGACTCGCCCGCCTCCCGCACCAGGTCAGCGACTCGCGCTGTACGCAGGGTCAGCGCCTGCTGGGCGAGCGCACTGGCCGTTCGGGGTGGGAGGTCGGCGCGGGCCACGATGTCCGAGGCGACACGGTCGCACGCTGCCCACAGGGCGGACCTGTAGGCCCGCGGGTCCGCCCCGGTCTTGAGCGACCATGCGACCATCTTGGGCCCGAGCAGGGCCATGACGCGAGGCGCGACCGACTCCAGACCCGTGGGGATCAGAGCGGCCGAAGCGCCCGCTACCTCGGCGTCGACCCGCAGGTCGCTCCTCGTGAGCACGGTGACCGCGAGGGCGGCGGTCACCGCGTCGCGGAAGCCCGCCGTCCCAGGCCCTGGCATGCGGAGTACCGCAGGAGCGCTCCACGGCCCAAGAACGTCAGGGGACAACCCCGCGGGAAGCGGGGCTGCTGGCGTCTTTCCGATGCGTGCCTGCTCGGCCGCAGCGTCCAAGTCGTACACCCAGGGGACCTCACCGGTCGCGACCTTGGATGCGACCGGTGCGACCCGCACGTAGTAGGCCGCCGCCTCGCCACCTACCTGCACCTGGGCCGTCTTGCCCTTGTCTGGGGGCGTCGGGACGTCCCAGCCCACAGGAAGGTCCGCGCGCTTGACCACCAGAGAGAAGTGACCCGTGGGCCACTGGGCCGTCGTGACGAGAGTGGTGAGGCGGAAGAGGCGCTGACCGACGCGCTTGCCTCGCGCCGCGAAGACCCCAGGGGACAGGGGCTTGCCGTCTGGCGCGAGCAGCGTGGTCGCAAGTGCATCCTCCTTGATGGCCGCCCCATCCCCGGTGCCCGTGGAGATGGAGCCCGGGAGCTGGTCGGCTCCACCGTACAGCTGGACAGGCGCACCGGTTGCGTCGAGGATCGGGTAGGTGTCCTGCGGCGGATCTCCCACCGGTGGGGCGGAGGCACTCGGCACGTAGACCCGAGCGCGCAGCGGGTCTCGCGTGGTGGACAGCGATACCACGTACCCTCCTGGAGGAATCGGAGAGCTCTGCGAGGTGCGCCACCGAACACGAAACGCCGCGGGAGCCTCCGCGTCAGGAGGCTCTGGGGTCACCGTGACGTCGAGAGGTACTGGAAGAGGTCCCGAGTCGGACCTCACGGGCTGCCGCAGCATAGAGGCGAGCCCCTTGATCGCGGTCACCACCTGCTCCAGACCCGAGGCGTCAGGAGACTCGGTGTACATGAAGACGGCCGTCACCACGGAGGAGGGGGAGAAGGCAGGTCGAGTCGGGTCGTCCTGGTCGAGAAGCCGCGCCGCCATGCGCTGCTCAAACATGGGGTAGCCCCCCTTGAGGGCCGCGAACGGGTAGCGAACGATATCCCAGTCTCCCGTCGTGTATCCCCCGGCCTTGAGGATGTCGTCAGCAAGGGCGTCCACCTCCCGCCGTATGGCGTCGGCTATCGCCTTGGTGGGCTCCTCGACCGACAGGGCGAAGGCCGACGCCGTACGCGCCGTCGTAGCGGCCACGTCCGCGAGCGTCGCTACGGCCGTCGTAGCCTGCCCAACCGCCGACAGGGCAGTCGTGGCCCACGAGGGGGGAGCGAACCCTAACTCAATCCAGCTAGCCGCCACGCTACACCTCCTCCGCTGCGAGACGATTGAGGAGCATGACTCGCTCCTTAACCCACGCGGACACTTGCGTGTCGAGCTCGCCCAGGTGTTGCAGGGCGAGGCTTGCGGCCTCCTCTAGCCACAGCGCACGCGCGCCAAGCACGCCAGAGTCCTCCGGGGCAGACAGCAGGGCGGCCGTAGCCTGCTTGGTCACCGCGCGCAAGCTCATGGCCTCCTTGCGCAGCAAGTCCGCGATCTCTCGACCTCGTGGCAACACGCGTCCGAGGGGTCCGTCGATCGCCTGAAGAGCTCCCGGCATGGAGAGGGCCCGGGACGACGCGCGACTCAGAAGAACCCGCATGACGCGTCCCCGCGCGAGGAGGAACACGTCGGGGGGACCGAACGGCAGAACCCACACACGGGTCGGGGACTCGGAGAGCGCCCCGACCCGAACGACACACGCAGTCCAGCCCCCCGTCTCGACCCAGTTCCCGCGCGCGATGTAGGGTGCAGGTATCGCCACTTCCTCGTCTGCGACCTCGATGGGTCCTGCGGGAGGGTGGACCCGCAGGAGAATGGTTCCGTTCGGTGCGGCCTCCGCCGCATCTACCTCGACCATGCGGTCAAGCACGTGGGTCGCGGAGGTCGCGAGCAAGGGACGGGTTCCAAGCGGGTCCGGGCTCCAGGTTACTTGAAGTGTGACCCCTGGAATGAAGCAGCGATACAGGGACACCGTGGAGGGTCGGTTGTAGCCGTAGAGCACACGCCACTGCGCGTCGGTCAGGTGGACGCGCAACCGTACGTCCTGCGCGTCCAGGTCGGACACGACCTGGTCAGGGTCGTTCACGCACACGGGCCTGTGGGGCCACGCGCACTGGATGAGGACCTCAGAGACTCCCCCGCAGCCGGCCGGAGGAGACAACACCCACGCCCCCGCGCCCGTAGCCACGGAACCCACAGGAACGTCCTCGACCTGTGCAGGAGATCCGTCGACGCGTCGAAACTCCGTGATCCCCGACAGGAGGACCACTTCCCCGCGGGGTTCCGCCTGCGCGTAGGTGAACTGCCAGCCTCCCCGCCCGTCATCGAGCGCGTCTCGTACCGATACGAACACGAACCCGTGACCGTCGAAGTCGTCCCACCGAAGCGACGACCTCGACACCACGATCTCGTCCTGCTGCGCCGAAATGATGCGAGGAAAGTCGAGCACGACGCGCGAGGCCCGCGGAGGCGCGACGTGCGCCTCCCCCACGTCAGGAGCACGCAGCAGGCGGGAAGTGGGAACCCCTGCGAGCGTAGACCCGCGAAGCAGGGATACTTCCAAACCCATTCCCCCCTCCGTCTCCCCTTCCAGCAGAGTACCGGTCCGCAGCCACGTAGCGGCTCGTGAACCCCCCAGCACCTCGACGCGACCATCCGGGCGCACGGCGATCCCATCGGCCTCCCCCACTACGAACCGGGGAGCCATGAGGAGTTCGACGCGAGAGCTCTCCGCGAGGTACCTGAGGGGGAAACCGGCCGCCCAGGCGTCACGCAGCGCGGTAGGTTTGCCCTCCGCGTCGTAGAGACTGTCGTGCTCTACGGCCTCCATGCGAGCGTCCCAGCAAAGGGGCTGCCCTCCGAACCCGACCACCTGCGTGAGGTGGTCGCCCGACCGAAGCCACGCGGGTTGTCCCGCCAGTGCGAGGCGTCCCGCGGGACTCGACCCCGACACCACCACGAAGGTACGTCCGTCTGCGGACACCTCGACAGGGAACCCCGCAGAAGTAACGCGGAGCACGCGCGGGGGCTCAACGCCAGGAACAGGCCGGTCGGGCCGAAGGATCGCCACGACCGCAGACCGGCTCGGGATCCACCCTGCCGGCGACGGTGCTGTTCGTACCTCAGCGGTCCATCGGACGCGGCCTCGCGCGACGCGCGACGCCTCCCGCCCACGCCACAGGGGCTCCGCAGCCCCTCCCCACGGGGGCTGGACCCAGTCGTCCAGGTCATTGACGAGCGCGTGGGGGAGGTCGGCGGAGGAGAGGACGCGCGGACAGATCCGGCCTGTCACGTCGTCCAGGCACCCAGGCGTTGGGAGGCCCGCGTCGGCTTCCTGGAGGAAGGTCAACATGTCGAACCTCCTTCCCGTGGCCTCCTCGACGACTCCACCGAGGGCATGGGCCACCAGGGTGGCTCCGTGAAGCAGCCCACGCAGCTGAGCGTCCCGCAGCTCGACCTCTCGGCGTGACGTCGCGATAGTCAACGGCAGGAGAGGTACGGCAGCCGACAGTAGCGTCGCAGTGAACCAGTCCCGACCGGAAGACAAGTATCGCCCTCGCAGCGCGCCTCCCGGCGTAGGCTGACGACGTACGAGGCCCACAACGCGCACCTTGGCCCCGTCAGGCGGGCGAAGTCGCTGACCCTCCACCACGATCATCTGCCCCTCTTGCAAGGGCTCTCGGAGCAGCAGGACTCCGGTGTCCTCGTCCACCTGGATGGCCGGGCTGAGATGACCAGGGCTACCAGGTGAGAAGGTCACGACCTTGAGAGACCCAGGACTCGCCGCCACGCTCCCCACGCCGGGAGCGGTCGTCATGCCTGTAAGGCCGAGCGGGGCGCGCAGCATGCGCGCCTCCTTGACCCCCGCGGCCAGGGCGCGCAGGGGAGCCGCCAGGGTGAGGTCGTATTGACCCTCCGCGACCCCCTTGACCCCCACGACAGCCGACGGCGCACCTCCGAGGTCTACCACAGACCCGGCGACAGGCTGGAAGCCGACAGGACAAGACACGCGGAGGGTGCCAGACCCCTTGACGGCGCCGTCCACGACCTGCACCCCTATCCACTCCCACCCCGCGTCGTGCATCGGCCTGTCAGAGACGAGGAACAACGTGTCCCCACCGGGTCGCGAGGCTCCTGCGTCAGCCTCTGACGGAGGTGTGACTGCGACGCTCGTGAGGTCGTCCGGAGCGGGTGAGTAGGTGACCGCCCCAACCCAGAAGCACTCAGACCCCGCCCGAAGAATCTTACCTGGCGAGAACTGCCCCCGTCGGTCACCGCGCAGGTTGATGAACGCGGCGTTGGCGGGAACTCGCAGCCAGGGAAGGTAGACAGGAGACCGTGGCAGGTCTGCCGTAACCTCGCCCCCCATGGATTCGACCGACCAGTAGCTCACCTGGAAGGACGTTCCCGCGGGGACGGCAGCTCGGATGAGTCCCGTTCCCGGCCGGTCCTGTGGGTAGGAGACGGGCGCGCGCGCCGGCATCACGACACCCTGAGGATCCTTGGTTAGGACGGTCACGGAGCGCTCCAAGTTGACAGGAGGTTGCCCCACCGCGGCCCCAAACGCGAAGTACCCTCCGTCGACCTCCTTGGCCACGGCCTTCTCGATGAGGAAGCCCGCGAAGTCCGTCTCCTGCACTCCGACCCGCTGACCCCGAGGGTTCGCGCGGTAGTAGGTGACGCGCAAGCGCGACCCCGCTGCGACGGGCCTTACGAGGCCAAATCGGCCCGTAGAAGTGTCGATCGAGTAGTCGACCCCGCGGGCGAGCGAGGTCTTCACGAAGTCCCCCTCCGCCGGTGTCCACAGGACCACCACGACGTCCTCATCCTCGCGCATCACGAGGGGAGAGAACGTCCCCAGCATGGCCCAACCCCCGACACGGTATGCCCGTAGCCCTGCGTTCCCAGAGATCGGCGGGCGCAGCTCACCGCGAGTCCCCTCGCAGGATGCCGCATACCACCCACTCCCGCCTTGGACGGCCACCTCCACGAGGTCCACACCATCGAGGTTAGCTGGGGCCTCGAAGGTTCCATCCTGGAGGTCGACGGTCCCCGACCAAGCGAGGGATGGGAACCCCTGCGCGAGTCGTAGGGAACCTCCCGCGCGCACGACCTCTCCCGGTGCGGACTCCCTCCACGCGTCCGCGCCGGGTTCGAGAACCTCAACCCGGCGGCCCTGAAATACGGCCCCGTCATCTGGGACGATAGGCCCCAGAACGGGTGTCCCCTCCGAAGGAGACACCCACGAGAGGGTTGCGGTGTCGGAGTCGATCACCGCGTCGGTCCCCACGCGCACCGATACGGCTGGGGCTGAACCGTCTGGGACGACGTGCACCGCGTCACCAGACTCCAGGCGAGCGTCATCGTCCCACGGCGTCGCGGGGAGGGACAGCGCCGGAAAGCCCTGGAGGGGGTCAGCGAGGACTCGGTCACCGCTCGCGTCGGTGTCCATGGGCCACGGGCCCTTGAGGGACCCCGCAGCCAGACCAGGATCCACGACCCAGTCGTTGCCCGCGGCGTCTCGACGCCACCCAGGTCCGAACCCGAGCGCCTGGCATCCGGAGAAATCGAAGGGGCCTCCAGGTTCGCCCGGCAGCACCTCAACCGTAAGCCCGTCGGGGTCTTCGACCACGATGGCCCCGCGGTCCACCCATACGCGAACACGCGCTCCCATGGCCAGCGCCATACGCTCCGCCAGGTCTCCCGCCTCGTACCAACCTGGCGGAGTCGTCGTGGCCGTCCACGCGCTCACGCCAGCCGACGTGCGCACCCACAGGGCCTCCGTCCCACGCACCTCGAACGGACCCTTGCGCGCTGTGACGAGGTGCGCGCCGGACACTCCCTGCCGGAACAACGGGAAGGTCGCTTGGAGGTACAGCGGCGTGGGATCTCCCACCGCGAGCGTGCGATCCAGGACGAGGCGGTTCGACTCACGCGAGTACACGGCTGTGCCGGAGGGAGCCAGGGCCGGAAGGTCCGTGTCGAGGTCCACGTCCTTGACCTCCGCCGCGTCTCCCCCCGAGAAGACCACGTACGCCTTGCCTACTCCGTCGCTACCCGATCGCTTGATCCCTACGAGCACCTTCCCGTCGTCGACGGGGTCCTTGCCGGAGCCATCCGGGAGGTTGTACCACCCCGACAATCCCCCGTGGTCGGGCAGGATCGAGGACCCGCGGGGAGCACGGAACCCCGCAGGACGATCATCAACGACAGGCGCGGCCCGCCGAAAGCTCGTGAGCCCCAGCGCGAGACCCTGGTAGTGCAGCGCGCGCCCCTGCACTCGGGCGAGGTCAGGTTGCGCGAACAGCACCAGTCCCGTGCTCATGGAGACCGCCACTTCCCCCGCCTGAAGGCGCAGTGTCGCCGAAGCCGCCTCCTGGTCGGTGAGGAACCTGCGCACGCGAAGGACCCGACCCTCTCCGACACGCAAGATCGGGGTCTCCCACCACTCGGGGATGGGCGCTAGGTAGATGGGGTCTACGCCGATGATGATCGAGCCCGACACCCCAAGGTCCCACGTCCAGTGCCACAGGGTGTGCGGAGCGAGGTCCCGCAGCACGAGCACCTCCGCACCACGCACGAGCACCTCAGCCGTCCCGTCATCAACCGTGGACGCCAGGACGGGTCTCGACTCCTCCCCAGGCACGCTCCCCACGCGGAAGAAGGCTGGGCGGTCAGGGCGCTGCGGGTCTCCTGTGAGGTACTTCCCCGCCCATGCGGGGGCTTGGTTCGGGATGGGGTACTTAGCGCCAGCAGCCGCGGGCCCGAGCTTCTGCACGAACCCCCCTGGGAGGAAGGTGCGCACCCCCTCTCGCGAGGAGTTGCCGGTACGCCGCCGGCCAGGCTCGTCGCGCGTCCAGTAGACCTCCGGAGGTCCCGGGACGTACAGGACGGAGGCCGCTACGTCGCCCGGCAGGATTGGGTCAAACCGCTCGTCGAGGTACAGGGTTCCGGCCCAGGTGCGGAGGACCGAAACAATGTCGGTGCGGCCGTCTGCGCGCACCACACGAACACTTCGCGCCCTGTCGACCGGGCATCCCTCCTTGTCGAGGGCGAAACACGTGCGCTCGCTCTTGACCCACACGGACGTGGTCTGCTCCGTGTACACCTCCGCGCCGGGCCACCCGTAGCGACCAGTCGAGGCGGTAACCACCGCGACTCCCAGGCTGTATCCGTCGTCGACAGCGAGGCACCGGTACACGTCCCCCGCCACGTCACGTAGGCGAGGCGGATTGTCCCACGCCTCCAGGCACCGCGGCACGTCCGCGTGTACCGCGGCACGCGCGCGCGGATGAGAAGTCCATTCGGAGAAGGCAAGTAGGGCCATGTCAGCTCCAACGAATCCAGGTGTCCCCACTCTACTTCGAGCGCAGGGGTGTCGAGCCCTGGTAAGGTTCGAGGGGAGATTTAGCGGTCTCCTCCGGTCATCACCCCTGCGCTCTGCTCACACCACGAAGCTCGTCGTAGGAGCCGTGATGGGTAGACCACCTCCAGATCCCTTGATCACTCCGACTCCCGAGCCGGCGGACAGCACCACGAAGACCACCGCGGCGACCCCGCTCGCCGTGATGTACGCCCCGGGGCCGCCGAGCTTGCCCGCGAGCTCCTTCTCCAGCGTGACGAGGTTGATCGTGGTGAACTTCGTCGAGTCGAGCCCGATCCCCACGAGTGGGCTCACTCCCTGATACTGCCCCTGCGTAGTGAACAGCGTCGATATCCAGGTGGAGATGGCGCTCGCCAGAGAGGTTCCGGTGGGGCCCTGGAGGAAGGGCGCAGCGGCCAGCCTCGCTAGAACCTGGTTGTCGGGCACCATCATCCTTGTGGTCGCGAAGGCGATCGACCCCATGCCAGGCATCCCCGTCGCGGTACCGGTGAGACCAAGGTTGAGCGGGTTGCCAACCGCCCACGAGACGAGCGCCTCCGAGAGCGCTTTAGCCGTCTTGAGGGAGGCAGGCCCGATGATCGGGTTTGGGGTTGCCCGCGCCATCGCCGCCACGCACGTCGCCTGCGCGCCTGGTACGGTGATCATGCGGACTCTTACCCTAGCTAGGGAGCCTGCCCATCGATCGCCAGGGTATTGCGCTGAAGGGCGGTCGAGATGGCCTGCGCGTTGTTGTAGTAGTGGTTGTTCTGGACGACCGTCCTAGATCGCGCATGCGCCCCCGGCTGCGAGGGGAAGAAGGCGCTCGCCGAGGGTAGCGCTGGGGACACCGAGGTTGTCGGAGGGGAGGGCGGAAGGATGTCCCCACCCCGCCCGAGGCCGATCTGTCCAAGCACGGTGTCGACCGGACCCGTGATGCCCGCCTTCTTAGCCGCATCGAGGATGTCCTGCTTGCTCTGCTCAACAGCCTCCTTCTTGAACTCCTGGGCACTCTTGGCCGACAGCCAACTGTAGGACGCGGACGTCGCGGTGACTTTCGAGCGGATCTTCGATAGCGCCGCCACACGTCCCTGGAGGGCCTGGACTGCGGTGCGCTTACCCTCCACCTGGGCGGCAAGCGCCGTCCGGTCTGCCCCCTGCGATCCCTTCATGCGGGCGACTAGGTCGGAGAGCTCCTTCTCCTTGGCCCGCAAGTCCGCGCGGGACTTGTCGATGTCGCCCGTGAGGGACTCGATCGCCGAGGTGCGGTTCTTGCGCTCCTTCTCGCTGCCGAAGAAGCTGTAGATGCCCTGGACGACCGAGTAGATCTGCTCCAGCCAGTACTCAACCCCCTGCTCCAGGATCTTCGTCATGTCCGCCGTGTTATGGACCATCTCCTGCGCGAGCTGGACATCACGAGGGACCTGCTCCTCGGCCACCTTGGCGAACTCCTTGCCCGCCGAGGTGATGACGTCCTCGAACGTGTTGCCGATCACCTCTCCCTGCCCCGAGGAGAAGCGGCTTCCCGCCTCCACCAAGGTCCTGCGACGGTTACCCTGCCGGTCGACGTAGATTCCTTGACTCCGAGCGAGCTGCTCGGCGTACTTCTCGTCGTAGGGCTTGCCCGCGCGGACTCCGCGCTGGACGGCGGATAGCTTCTCGTCGAGCTTGGCGAAGCTCTCGCTCAGCCGAACAAGCTGGGAGTACTCCTCGCCCGAGGTGCCCGTGATGCTCTGGGCCCCCATCGCCTTCGCTCCGGAGAGCAGGTGGAGCGGCGACCCCACGATGCGCTGCGCCTCTAGGAGCTTGAGCGCCAGCGTCCCACCGGCCCCGATGTTACCAAGTGCGTTGGCCCGAGTAGCCAGGCCCCCAGAGGCCCCACGCGACCTCTCAACGGCCGTTCGGATCACTCGGACAAGCTCGTCAGACACCCCCTCGGTCTGTGCCCGGAACAGCAGGTCCGCCTGCTTGTCGGCCGATAGCTTGCCGAACTGCGCCGCACCCTTGCCGCTCGCCAGGTCAACCCCATAGACCCCGAGCGCGCGCTTTATGGCCTCCTGCTGGGGTCCACTGGCCTCCGCGACCCGCTTGGACAGCTCCGACACGGCCGCCTCTGCCTCCGCCTTGAAGACGCGGCTCGTCGTGGTGTTGCCGGTCACCATGAGACGCCGATACCGATCCTGGATGGACTCGTGCCCGAACCCACGCTGGAGGTTCTGGAGGAGTTCCCCGCCGGCCTTGGGACCCAGCACCTTGCCGATCGACTTGAGTAGTGAGGCCGCCTGCGTGAGGCGGACGTTGTAGCCGGTGAGCCCGCTGGTCGCCTGGAGGATGAGGCTGAAGAAGCGCTTCGTCCCGAAGCCCGACTCCCGCGCGGCGAGCTCTACCTCGGAGAAGCGGTCCTGCACACCCTTGAGCGACAGGCCGAGGTCCTCCATGTAGCCCGAGGTGGCGGTCGCCACCTCGTTGGTCGATATCCCGAGGAGCTTCGAGAAGGTCAGGGCGTGTGCGGTCGCGTCCCGATACCGCTCCATCTCCTCGCCCACGTCCCGTACCCCACGGACCAGCTGACGCATCGTGAGGCCCGCCTCCGCGTAGGCTCCGAGCACCTTGAGGTGCTCCTCGGCGGTCGTCCCCCAGATGCGGTTAAAGGCGAACGCCCCCTCCCCCGCCGTGAAGGCGCGACGCGTGCGGTCGATCGCATCGCCTGTGTTCTCGTAGGTCCCCGCCAGGTCGCCGGCCGTGACCCCCGCGTCGAGCAAGGTGCGATTTAGCTCCTTGGCCTTGGCATCCGCGTCGACCATGATCTTCACGAGGGCGGCGACCCCCGCCACGACAGCGCCAATCGCCACGACGGCGGGTCCGAGCTTGCCAAGGACCCCAGAGAGCCCCTCGAAGAGCTTGCCCGACTTCCCCTCCCCCGCCTTCTGCGACGCCTGCACGCTCGCGGTGTTCAGGCGTCGTCCGGCCGCCTTGAGGACGCTCGCAACGTCCCCCGACTTCAGGCGGTCGAACTGCTCCGACAGCGAGTCCCCGATCTCCTCGGCGGCCTGAGACCAGGTCCGCTTGCTGAGCCGCTCCGCCTCCTCGACGGCGTCCTTGCGCCGCTCGGCGACGTTTCGGACGTGCTTCATCTCATCGTCGAACCCTTTGTGCAGAGAGGCGAGCCGCCGCCGCTCGAGCTGCGCCTCCTGCTGGAGCGCGCGCGACTCCAGCCCCCGGGCCTGACGCTCCCGAATCTGGGCCGCCAGCTTCTCGACCTTGAGGTGCGAGGCGTCGACCTTCTTCATCGAGTCCTCGTACTGGTGGACCACCTTGCGGAGCGCACCCGGTGAGAAGCTCGCCTCGGCCGCCTCCCGGACCGTCTTGGCCCATGTCTTGCCGATCTCGCTGCGCGTCTTGGTCCAGCCCTCCAGGAACTGCTTGTCGTCGAAGGAGATCGCCTCAGAGAACTCCCCCGCCGCGCGACGCAGCTTGCGCTGCACACCCTCGATTCCGGTGAGCTCGAGGTCGGCGATGAGCTTCAGGACCGACTTGGACTGGCTGGGCGCACGCATGTGAAGTCTTTACTCAGGGTGCTGGGATAGCCTACGTGTCGTCTCGTTGCCCGTAGCGCGGGTGCCGGAGGGAGTCTGGAACCCACAAGGAGGTGCGCACCGCGGGGCCAAGCTGATCCCGTGTCATCGGGTTTTGCAGGTCAGGCCCCTGGAAGTCCTGGTGGCCTGCGACGGCCGCCGCACGGGCCTGCATCATGTCCTGGTGCCACGCCTCGACCCGCGCCATCTCACGCTGCTTGAACTCACGGATGATGCGGTCGTGGTCGTCCTCCTCCCCCTTGACCCAGCGGCGGTAGTCGTCATCGAGCTCATCGACGGACTTGAGGCGAAAGGCGTACTGCCCCCCCAGGTTCTGGTCCATCGCCTTGACGTACTCCTCCAGCGGGAGGACTCCAGCTCGGTACCAGTAGTACCGATGAAGAGCGTCCTGGCGTCGACGCTCCTCGTTCTTCTCAGAGCGCTCGTCGCTCTCGTTGATCCGCTTGATCCCCTTGGGAGACGTGGCCGAGGTGATGAGCTTGTAACCCCGCCAGTGGCGCGCGTAGTCCTCCCGGATGTCCTCGACCTCATTGAAGGCGGTCCACCAGTTCTGTACCGGGTTTCCCGCAGCGGATTGCGATCCGGGCACCCCACCCACCTCCCAGGGGCGTGCCCCGTAGGTACGCCAGAGGTCCCGCGAGTTGACCTCGTACACGTACACGTAGGCCGCGTGTCGGGCCTGGTCCTGCCTCCCCACCAGGTTGTGGAGGAAGACGTCGAACAAGGACGAGATGACCCCGTCAGGGCAAGCGGCCAACACGTCCGACGCAACCTCGTCATCCCCGTCGCGCAGCAGGTGCCCATCTACCATCCACAGCGCGGTCGCCAGCGTCCAGCGCCACCCCTCTACGTCCCCGTGCGTCACCGGACGCGGAACCCTCGCGTTGAGCACGACCGCGTCCCCCGCACCGAGAGTACGCAGCGTGAGGTGCGTCCCCCCTACCCGCACCCGACAGGTGATGAAGCCCGGCGAGATGAGCTGCTCGACATCCCTGTAGAGCAAGCTGCGCTGCTCGTAGGTGGTCGATCGAACCACCACGGGCTCGGCCGTCACGAACTACCTCCCGCGGAACCGCGGGTTTATCGCCCCGTCTCCTGGCCTCTGGTTGACAGGCAGGTTCGGAGGCAACCGGAACTCCCCAGGAGTTGAGGGACCTCCCCCTCGTGGGGCCTCCGGCTTGGACCGCGGAGGTACAATGGTGGGTCCGGGGATCGCAACCCCACGCAGGGCCGCCAACCCATCCTCCCCCTCGATGGACCCAGCCCCCCTCTCAATGGGGGTCCTTGGCCCCCGTCGCATGCGCATCGCGACTTGCTGACGCTCTGCTTCCTCGATCGCGGAGGTAGTGTCGTCGCCAAGGAACGACCCTCCCGCCAGGGGCATGGGAGGGGCGTCCAGGTACGACCTGGACCCCTGACCAGGAGGCGGCGCACTCAGAGACTCGCGCGGAATCCGCTCTCGGAACTCTCGGAACTCAGTGGACGGATTGGACGGATTGGACAGATTGGACGGAGCGGGCGCTCGCTCCGGGGCTCCCCCGAACACTGCGGGGTCCACAGGAGCCTGCTCAGGGGCCTCAGGGGCCACAGGAACCTGCTCAGGGGCCTCCGAAGCGGAAGGCCCTGCCTTCTCGATGTCGGATAGCTCCTGAGCTTCTGTCACGCGCTCCTGTAGCAGACGCTGCTGCTCGGCCTGCCCACGCTTCGCGCGCTCCAGCAACTTCTCCAGCCTGGAGATCTCCAGGCTCATATCGACGGGCTCGTATTGAACTTGGAGGGCCCCGACGATCTCCTCACGGAGTGCCTTGAGCCCATAGGCCGTGTAGATCTCCTCGGTAACGGGGCGGTCCCAGTCGGCGATCTCCTCGCGAAGAAAGTCGCGCAGCTCGACCTTTACCGAGTCGTCGTCGGCCGTGACTACGAGGTCCCGCATCCCGTCGATCGATACCACCGCGCGAGCGATCGTCTCGACCTTCATGTGGTACTGGAGCTCCGCGGAGAACCGACGATACGTCTTGTCCGCAGCCTCTTCGGCCTCCTCGGTGGTGTCGTCGACCGCCATCTTGCCGTAGTCGATGACCATCTGCTGGATGGCCTGCGCGTCCTCGTTGGACAGGACGCGCATCTCCAGCTTGACCCCGCACGCATCCACGACAAACGGTTTGCTGCTGCTCCGCAAGGGCGCTAGGCGCGCCCTGAGATCCTTGCGCTTCATGATGGTATGGGCCTCTATTCAAGTAGTCGCTCCACGCTACCCAGCGAACGGGTTGCGCGTCCCGCCCCCGCCGATCTGCGTCCCAGCCCGCGCGGCGCGGAAGCCGCCCTCAGCGTAGCGCAGCGACCCGAGCTGGCCGATGGTGGGATCGTTGCCCGTGGCCAGGAACTCGCCGTAGCTCGACGCGAAGTCGTGGACGTCGGTGCACTGAGCATCCCCCGTCTCCATGATGGCCGCCGCGTCCTTGCTGTAGGCTCGGTTCCACGACGACCAGTAACACGCCTCGTAGATCGTCACGAGCGCTGAGTGACCACGCAGCGCGCCCGGGCGTCCCGCGAGGTCCGGCGTAACTTCTGGAAACTGGATGGCCCGCACGCCACCGTCGAACGACCCGGCCGTACCGCCCGATCCTCCGCGATACCCGATGTTTGCACCCCCGATGTCCGCGTCGACGAGCGTGGAGAACACCATCTGCTCCTCGATGTCAAACGGCCACCGGTGGTGACGGATCGACCGGACTGGACCATCCACGCCGGCCGCGTAACCGGTCGCCTGCCAGATGTTGCACAAGTAGAGCAGGGCGCGCTCTACGCTGATCCCCATCGGCTCGGTCACGCCCGGCACGATCTCCGCGATCCGGTCTCCAAACCCGACCCCGCGAACAGGCTCTAGGTTCTTGCTCTCCTGGAGGGAGAAGTTCCCAATAACCCCCATCTGGGACAGGGCTGCCTGCTCGTTGTACAAGGGTGCGAGGATACGAACCTTCTGAGACACCGCGGTCCGCGTGTTGGGAGAGGTACCGAAGTCGTAGATGTAGGACGTTCCCTGAACGCCGTTCTGCGAGTTCCTGTCCTGATTAGGCATTAGCGCACAGCTCCTCTCCCCTGTCGGGAACATATGCCATCTAAGCGAACCAACCTGGATGAAGCGGGATCATCGACCCTGGACGACCGTTAAACGATCAGGGTCGATGAAGTGACGACCCTGATCAAGACACCTCGAACGGGGTAAGCATCGCCATGAAGATGAGCTTGATCCACACGAACGCGCTGCTGGTGGCCACAACGGACCTCGACAACGCCAGGCGCAGAGCAAATGGGGCCCTCACGCAGGTGGCCCTCCTGCATGAGGACGCCAAGAACCCCCAGGACCTTCAGGCACGGACCGCGGCCCTCACCGCAGACCTCCGGTCGATCCTCGCGAGGATCGCTTCAGCAGAGTCGCGCGTGCGCATCTGCCTCCACGAGGCCGACACCCCAGCCGCGGAGCCCGCTCAGACGACCCCCCCGGTTGAGCCGGCCCGCCCAGAGGTAGCGCCTTCACAGGCACCCGTCCAAGTCGTACAAAGTCCCCCTCCAGGGGGACCTCCTGAGGCTCCTTTGTACGAGGACTTCGAGGGTGTCCGCATTCGCGTCGGCGTGACCAAGCCCCGCGCCGGCTACATCCACTGGCGGTCCCGTCGCCACGTGATCGCGGACGCGCTAGACATCGGCATCCCCGCTGAGGTCGTCCACCACGCCAACCTCATGACCGAGAACCTCAAGCCAACCGCCCTCGGCTGGAAACACACCGAGAAGCTCATTGCCCAGGTGCGGGAGGCTGAGAGCAAGAAGGTCGCTCCGGACAAGCTGTGGCAGAAGTGGCTCACCAAATGAGCGCGCCCGCCTCCTCGACGTTAGACAAGAAGTCGACTGACAGCCAGAAACCGGTGGATCTTTCCCCTGAGGCGGAGCGCGCCCGAGGCCGCCACCCCGACTACGAGAGGCTCTCACCACGCGAGCAGTGGGAGGAGGACAAGCGCCTCGGGATACTCGACTGGGACGGAAGCTAGTCGAGGTTGGTCGTCAGGGTGTACTTGAGGTCGATGTACAAGAGGGGCAGGACGGGAGCGTACTTGGCCGCCACCGCGAGGGACACCGCGTCACCGCCAGCGAGCGCCTTGACGTCGCGGTAGTCGCGGATGATCTGCGACTTCTTCTTGAACTTCAGGTAGTTGGAGAGTCGCCCCTCCACCTGTCCCGCAACACCGGGCAGGTACTTGATCCCGATGAACGGGTCGAGCAGCGCCCGCGACTCCTGCTGCACCTCGTCGGCGATGAGCCGAACCGTCGGTTCTTGGGTGAGGACGTTCGACGTGTTGGTGGTCAGCCCGTGCCGAACCTTGAGCGTTCCTGGAATGGGAGTGATGACCGTCACGCCGGCCGCCGCGACCTCGTTGGCCTGCGGCTCCGACAGCCTGCGCCCCATACCGGCGAACCCCGCGATGCGACGCCCCGTCCAGGGCGTCGCGACGTCCTGACGAGGAGACGTAACGATTCCGGACAGCGCCGCTGCGAGCAACGTACCGTCAACGAAGTACCTCTTGGTGACCCCGTTCTGGTCCGCACGGTTGATGAACGCCACGTCGGGATACACGACGCGCGCCCGGTCGTCGAATAGCCCCCCCGCGACGTTCTTGACCGTCGCGATGTCAGACCCCGCCGACAGCCCGAAGATGCTCGTCCGCTCCTGCTTGATGCGGAAGGCCGACATCTTGGCGTTCGAGCTCGTCTGTACCTGCATGAGCTCCGGCGAGTCGCCGCGGAGCAGCATGATCATGTCGACCGACACCTCCCCGACGGGAGACTCCAGGTCCTCGGTCGCGCGAACATACTCGGCGAGAGACCCCTTGGTGAACCCTCCCTCACGCGGGACCTGACGGATCGCGACGACGGCCGCGCCGTTGAGGAACGCCAGGAACGCGGCGAGCGAGACCGGGTTATCGGGGATAGACGGTCCGTAGGCTGCCTCCACGGCGTCCTGACGCGTGAACAGGCCAGGGGCGAAGCTCGGCTTGAGGTACTGGTACGTCGCGTAGTAGAGCGCCCCCACAGCGGGTTCCAGCCCACGACGGTCGAGCGTGCGCAGCACCGCCTCGTCGGCCTCCTTGACCCTCAGGGTGTCGGAGACCTTGAGCTCTAGGCCCGGGATGACGCGCCGCACCCGGTTGGCCTCAGCGGTGATGACCCGCGTGGACCGGATGTTGAAGCTCGCACCACCCCCTGAGGGATAGCTCTGCCACGGACCGTCTGGGTTCTCCGACCACCCGCGGGGGAGGAGCGTGAAGGTAAGGCCCGTCACGCGGTCGCGGTACGTCTGGCCCACCAGGCCGTCCTGCCCGACCCCTGCGTTGAGGACCGAGTCGTTAGCCGATCCAGACCCGTTCGGGTTGTCGGAGGTGACGTAGAACCCGTCGACCCTCGGCTCCCCGATGTCCCCCTGGCCGTCCGTCGATCCGATGCCGGTCCCGTAGGCGAGCCAGCTGCGGGACACGCGCCCCGCGATGACCGAGTCGCGAACCGCGACCTGCGAGGAAGTCCCGTAACCCGCCGAGGAGAGCGGGATCGCCGAGAGGTGCAGGAACTCCGACCCCGCCTCGTCGTGCTCCACGGAGGCGACCGCGACGTTGCCGAACGTGCCGACCGCACCAGCGGCGTCGAACCGGAGCAGGTAGGTCGTCGCGGACGTCGCGCGGTAGGCGTTGAGCCCTGACACGAGACGTCGTACCGACACGAGCGTACGCTCGGCCACCTGCCCAGGAGAGAGCCCGATCGTCGGGGCCGCCGTGCTGTCCCCAACCGAGATGATCGATCGCTCGTCCGAGCGGATGCTCGTCACCCGGATCCCGGATCCCTCACGGCGTACCGTGCCCGAGGAGAGGATGGTTCCCGCGCCGCCAAACGGTGTGCCCTGAACGGCAGCCATTGCGGCCACCACCTGCGCGAAGAGGCTGTTCGGGTTCGCTGCGGGCCCCACCGGAGTAGGCGTCCCGCCCGAACTGGAGGCGAACCGCACCACCACCGACTGCCCATCCACGGTGAAGCGCAGCTCGTTGTTGGCTGCGCGCTGACCCGTACCATCGTAGAACACGACGAGGGGCTCTCCCGTGGTGCCGTCCTGCCCGACCCCAAAGTTCGCCCGCATGAGGATCGAGGCGGGACGAACCAGCGCGTGCGGCCCGCCTTCCCCGAAGTCGCCCACCAGCATTCCCACTCGAACGGCCGCTGAGCCCGTGAGCACCCGTAGGGTCGAGCGCTGCGCCTGACCCGTGGGGTCCACCGACCCCGACCGACCCGGGAACAAGCGTCCCCGGATGACGAGTCGGTCCGCAGTCCGCGAGCCGTCCGACCGCGCTACTCCGAACGCATGTGCGACGGGAGCGTCAACGAGGACCGCCTGACCTCCACCAAACCCGGAGCCGGTGTCGAAACCCGCCAGGACGGAGAAGTCCGCCGCCGGTCCCTTGGGGGCCGCGACGAACGAGAGGGCTCCCGCAGAGTCGAGCGCGGCAGACCGCAGGCCCACCACGAGGCGGCCATCCCCGTCCGCACGGAAGCTGACCCGCAGGCCCGCGAACTTCGTGGCGATCGCTGCGATCGCCGCGTTGAGCCCAATCTCCAGCGTCGAGGCCAGGTCGCCCGGCGTGGGGTAGGTGCCCGCCGGGATGTCGAGCGTGACGACGCCGGTAGCTCCCGTAACGCTTCCCACGTAGGCCATCGCGACCTGCGAGAACTGCCCAGGAGAGATGGTTAGGGACGCGTCAAAGATCGTCTCGCCTCGCATCTCCGGGATCGCGCTCGGGTCGCGCAGCCGGATCGGGTCACCCTTGACGAGGGCCCCGCCGGCCCAGGGGGCGCTGACCGTGATGGTGCGCGTCGCAGGGTCATAGGATGCGACCTTGCGCGTCTGACCCGGCGTCGCCGCCGCAGCCGTGTCTCCGACCACGACCTCCCAGCCCTTGAACCGGTCGGTCATGTCGCCGCTGGTCAGCAGCGGAACAACGACGGTGTTCCCGCTGCCTCCGTCAGCCTGACCCTGCCAACCGCACACGGCGAGGTTGATGGCGTCGCGAACGAGACCCACCGTCGCCCCCTGGCGTGCAGGCACCACCGCGGTGACCTGCACACCCTCCATCTCAAGGACGAGCTCCTCGGGGCGATCGATCGTGTAGGACTGACCGACGACCGACCCCTTGCCGCCCGTGTAGTTGACCACGTCCCCCACGAGCGTGGGAGGGAAGCCCGCGGTGAAGCCCGCAAGGTTGGCGGGGTCCGAAAGGTCGATGCCCGCCAGGCCCGTCATGAGGTCTGCGTTGTTCACGCGGATGCGCGCCCGGTCCGAGTAGCTGCGGACGAGCGCGTAGGGACCGGAGCCTGACACCGCGTAGCGTGCCGAGGTGGGCTGCTCCGTTGCCATGTGGACCGTAATGGTCTCCTCGACGGGACCCTTGAAGAGGGGATCGGATACACCCTCCAAACGCGCGTCGGAGGACAGGTCGGAACCGCCCGGCCACTCGAGCGACACGTCGAAGATCGCCGGCCCCTTGGACCCAGGGTCGTAGATCGCGCAGAAGAGCGACCGGTCGCCCACGTCGAGGACTCGATAGGTCCCGAACGTCGAGGCCCCTGCACGCTCGCACCGCAGGCGGTACACCGCGTCAGAGAGCGCGTTGTAGTAGGCGGTCGCGTAGACCTTGGCCCCCACGGGGACCGGAGACCCCAGGGTGAACATCGCCCCGTTGGCCTGCACGACGCGCTGACGTCCGCGCAGCAGCGCGTCCTGCGGGTCGTAGCCCCAGTAGGCCCAGATGAGGTCCGGTCGGTCTGATGGAGTCCCCGTGCGGGTGTTGGCCGTCAGGTTGAAGAGCGACTGACCAAGCGGCGTGTCGCGCCCGTTGCCGAGCGTAGGCAGGCGGGGGTGGATGAACGACGTAGTGCTCTGCACCACCTGCCCCCCCACGCTCTGCACGACCGGCTTGCAGGGAGCCAGGAAGTCCCGGTCGTCCAGCATGAAGGCGTCCACCTGGTCCGGACCGAACGCCACATACCCTGCTTCCGGGAGCTTCGCCGGCCGCACCGACCATGAGGCCCCCCACAGGATTCGGTCGGAGTCGAGCACGTAGTCCGCGCCGTCGGTGTAGGCGGATCGCCCTGGAGTGTCCCCCACCCGAACGATCCGCGTGACCCCCCGATGACCGAGGTAGTCGTAGGTGTCCTGCCAGGTGTTCGACCAGTAGGTGATGACCACCTTGGCCCCCGCGCGCGGCGCGATCGACAGGGTCACCTGTCGAGACCGCCCATCGACCGACTCGGCAGGAATCGTTTCTCCGTCGACACGAACGACCACCTTGGTGGGGTCGGTCGTCGTAACACCACCGTTGCTGCCATCGACGATCGGCCCCTCGTTGGTCACGAAGGTACGCCGGCGCCGGTACAGCTGCCCCGGCTCAAGCCCAAGGAGGCTGCACGCCGACCCCCCCGTCACCTCAAGCTCGTGGTCTGCGGTGAGGGACAGCGTGGACAAGCCCAGGTTGTTGAGGAGGGTACCTGCGCGCAGCGACTGAGCGCGCGCCGCCGAGATGGAGTTGGCCGCCTGCCGCATGGTGTAGCGGCCGGGCGGGATGCGAATGTCCACCGCTGCACGGTCGACGTTGAGCAACAGGCGGTTGTTGCCAGGCACCACGACCTGACCACTTGGACCGACCTGCTCGTCCATGAACTGGAGCGTCTCGCCCTGGTTGTTGTCCGCGTCCGTGTCCGCGATCCCGCGAAGCCCGTAGATGACCGCCGCCTCGGGGGTCACCTGGAACGACAGGTCGTCCGTGAACTGCGTGTCGGTGCGCTTGAAGTAGTAGGTGCAGGCCACCGTGGAGGTGGGGTCAGGGGCCACCACCAGCTCGATGATCCCCTGCACACCGTCGACAGACTGCACAACCGCAGGCCGACCATCGACGAACACCTGAACGTCTGACTGCGACGTAGTAGGGCGTCCGATACCCGCTCCGTCGACGATCGGGTAGTGGTGGACGCGGAACTTGGTGATGACCCCGTCGAAGTCCGTGAGGGAGATGATGCCGCCGCTCATCACCTTGCGGACCGCGCGGCCTCGCTCGTCCTCGAGCACGACGTTCTGGTCCGCCACGGAAGAGGAGCCGCGAACGATCTCCAGGTCGGTCTGCGTCAGCAGCTCCGTGCCCTCACCGATGAACGCGGGGATCCGCACCGACTCCGGAAACCCCTCGTCGGGGATCTCGATATCGGTCGTGACGTATACGCCAGGCGGGCGGTAAGTATTAACAATGGCCACAGCAGACCTCCTGCCAGGCGGGCGATATAGCGGGATTAAGTGGCCGGAGAGGTCTAGCCGCGGGACGAATCCCGCGAACGAACCTTCTCGCGAAGGTCGCGCGCGACCAAGGGAAGGTGAGGCTCGATGTGGTTCGCGTACGTGAGGACCGCTGCCCGGCACGCGAGGGCGTGCGGGTCCTGTCCGTCCAGGCGCAGCACGAAGTAGTCGGCGGACGGGTCTACGGGAGACCCGTCCGCCTTACAGATCTGGTACTTGGGGTACAGACCTCGAGCTTGGTCCTGCGGGGAGGGGTCCGTTGTGGGAGGAGTCATGGTACGACTCTACCCTCATCAGACTACTGGGGGATGACGGGCAGACGAAACTCGTACCGGTAACCGCAGCGACGGCACAGGCAGTAGAGGTAAGACCGCATGAGAGCCTCCAAGCGAATGGGTTGAGGATAGACGCGGCAGCACGTTGCGTCAGAACCCATCTTGCGCGAGGTCACCGTGAGCGGATCACATTGTACGGGGTCGGGTCCGGTAGGAACCCGATGCGGATCAGGGAGAGGTCACCACATCGTAGAGGTCGTCCAGGCGCACCAGGACGCGAACGCCATCCGCATCGACCTCGACGACCTCCTCACCGGCCACGCAGTGGTCACGCAGCAGCATGCGAAGCTCCATGACCGCCTGGGCCTCAAGGGGGGACATCGAGACCAGGATGATCGGCGTCGTGACGACGGCGAACTCCTGCACGACATGCTGCTCAGGGCTGGCAGCCGTCTGCTTGAGGGTCCACCGGATCCGATACGTGCCTGGCTGCGCCCCTGTCGGGATCAAGATGGCAGCGTAGTACTCTCCACGCGCCGGGTGCGCAGGTTCTCGCGTCGGACTCCCCACGAGCACCTCCGTCTCCGGAGGTCCCGGGTCCACGTAGTAGAGGGCGAAGGTGACGCTGTAGGGGTCGTAGGGCTGGCCCTTAGGGTCCGCCAGGAAGATCGAGAGGTCTGGTCGCCCCAGCAGCTGACCTGGCTGGAAGGTGGTCGCCATCTACATCAGGGGGACGCCGTCCGCCGTGTAGACGACGAGCGCCCCGCTGGTGTAACCCGTCTCAGGGACGGGCGACCCGTCAAGCTGAACCGCCCGCGGAACGTAGGGGAGCACGGAGCTCGCCGTGTAGGCGAACCGCGGGTTCTTGGCGAAGAACTCAGTTCCAGGCTTGAGCTGCGACAGGTGACCCTCCGCGAGGGAGGCGAGCAGCGCCTCGGTGACCATGAGCTCGCGCACCTTGCGGAACCCACCCTCCGGGGGGTCCAGGAACCGGCCCGAAACCATCGGGGCGATCACAGCAGGCAGCGCATCCGCAACCGCCCTACGCTGCGCGGGCGTGAGCCGCTTGCCCCCTGCTCCCAGGAGCGGCACGCCGGCCGGAAGCCCGTAGGTCTCCCCGGCTAGCAGCCGGATCACGTCCTCCACGCGCCCAAACGCCGCAGAAGTCGGAGTGGACGCCTTGAACTCCACCACGACACCGGTCGTCGCGAAGGCGACGGACTCGATGTCCCCCACCCGCAGGGATTGCCGCCTGTAGGCCAACTTGAAGATCGCCAGCGCGAGGTTGGTCGCCTCGGTCGTGGTGAGCACGCGCGACATGCCGCCCGGGTCAGCCGTCGCACAGTCGAGCAGGTACGCGGTGAGCCCGTACGACACGTCCTGCGGGCCGTAGGCGTCCACCGTGGTGTCCCCGTTGTAGTCGAAGCCGGCGATGGCAGGGAGTGGAGAGGTCGTACGCGACCCCCCCACATACAGGCCGTGAGCCGTCTGGGTCGGGCCTGGCTGGTCTGCCCCGACCCCCACGTAGAAGGTCTGCCCCTCCGGGTCGAGCGTAGACCGCAGTGCGGTGTTCGGGACCAGGTCGAGCACCTGGAGGGAAAGCCCCCCAAGGTCGGAGCGGATCGGGATCGAATAGGCGATCGGAGTCATGTTGGCCTCTGTGGTTTCGGAAGGGTCGCAGCTACGCGATCACCATCCCGTTGGCGTCGTACACGACGGCGGCGCGCGCGCGGAAGGCCGCCTGCCCCGCCTCGGGCCCCGGGATCGACTTCCCACCAACGGTGGTCGCAGTGCCCGCAGGTCCGTAGGTGAAGGTCCCCCGACGCCAGCGAAAGCGCGGGTCCACCAGGTGAGACAGCCACCCCTTGCGGATCGACTGCCGCAGCTCGGCGCAGTCGATGAGCGGCACCTGCTCCGCCGGAGGGGGCTGGACCGTGAGCGGCGGGCGCGCCGGCTTGGGCGGCAGCCCGTAGCGCGGGGCCGCGACCGGCGCAGGCCGCCCGTTGAGGAAGTAACCGAGCGGCGCGTGCTTCATCGTCACCGTGTCGACCGGGAACGCCCCGTTCATCTCGACCACCTTCGCGCCGGCCGGCACGAGGTAGGTGTGGTCCGAGACCACCCGGAGCAGCCCGTCGATCGACCCGGTCGACTTGGAGGTCGCGCTGGGGAACACCGACGACCCGGTGACGCCTGGAATCTTGTTGAGGGCCGCGTCGATGTCCGCCGCGGCCAGGGGCAGCGCCGCCTCCACCCGCTGGAGGATGGCGGTCTCGAAGTACGCCGCCTGCACGTCCGTCAGGGCGAGCGACTTGCCGCCGTCCTGGTTCTGGATGTTGTCGATCGCCCACGCCGACAGCCCCCGCAGGTCGACGGGGGCGGTCGCCGACCCGTCCATCGCGAAGGTGAGCGGCGGGGTCCCGGCCGCCACGGGCGGCTCGGGCAGGTGCCGGGTCTGCCCTGGCGGGGTGATGGACGGGCTCCGGTACAGCCCATCCGGCCGAAGGTCGAACAGGTACGGGAAGATCGGTCCCAGGTCCCTGCGAGTCGTCACGAGATACGCGAGCGCGGTCATGAATGTGTCCTTCCTGTAGCGGTGGCTAGGCCACCACGTTCCCGTCCTGGTCATACACGACGGCGACCCGACCCTGGTCTTTCCGGTGGCCAGGCAGCACGATCCCCCCCGTGAGGCGAGACAGGTGCCCCTTGAGGATCGAGGAGTCCGAGAAGCTGCCGGGGAAGGTCCGACGTACTGGGCCCTCCTCCGAGGGGGGAGTGGTGAGCTTCGTCGTCGGCCCCGGGTGGGCGGGGAAGATCCAGTAGGTCGAGCTCTGGAGCGGCCGGGTGAACGTCCCGACGCTGGGGCCCCCGAGCCACGCCTTGGTGGTCGTGTCGAACAGCCTCGTCCCCTCGTCGAGCCGAAACGCGCGGCCCGCCAGGATCGAGAGCAGCTCGGCGAGCACCCCCTGCGTGGCGAAGTCCGCCCCGGGGAGCGCGGTGGCGATCGCCGCGTTCACGTCCGCGACCGTCATCGCGTGGGCGGCCTGAAGGTACGCCTCGATCGCTAGCGCCGCCTGGTCGTAGGCGTCGGCCGCAGGGATGACGGCGGGCGGAGCCAGCGCACCCACCACGACGTGAGCGGGATCGCTCGCCGTGATGGGGGTGACCTTGACTGGAGGGTCGGTCGTGATGGTGACGACGTTCTTGTTGGCTGCCACCATGGCGCGCGTCACACCCAGCGCGATGAGCAGGATTGGCAGGACCGTTGCGTCGTTGAGCACCGCGGCCAGCGATGCCGCAGAGGCGTCATCAGACCCAGCGGTCGCGGTGTCCTTGAAGGTGTTGGTGGCCGCATCCTCCTTGGTTCCCGCGGTGAGGACGAGGGCACCAAAGCTCACGGTGTCGCCGGCCTTGACGCCGGTGACCGTCAGGGTCGCGACGTTGTCCGCCTTCCCCCCGGGCTGCACGCGCGCGGCCAGGTAGGCCGCGACTCCGTGCGCGGGGCGGTAGGTCGATCCCGTCTCGACAGAGAAGGCGACCGACCCGACGTCGGGGTACCGCAGGTAGCGGCACTGGGCGGGCGGGTCGATCGACCCGTTGCGGCGGGCTGCGTCGCCCCGCAGGTCGCCCACGTAGATCGTCCCACTCTTGGCGGGAACGGTTAGGCAGAGGTAGAGCTCCACAGGGTCCTCCAGTTCGTAGGGCTTTCTGCCCTACGGGCACCTCATAGAGAACCCATCGGGACGCCTAGCGGTTGAAGAGGAACGAGACCGTGTCGGCCGCGAACGGAACCACCTTGGCCCCCAGGGCGGCCAGGAGCAGGTACTTGACCGACGAGGTGATCTCCAGCGGAGAGCCGGCCGGGACCCCGACGACCGGCATCCCCCAGTCGAAGGAGTAGCCGAGCCCGTCCACGTCGGTCCGCAGGGTGATCCCCGAGCACTGGTGCGGCAGCGCGATGAGCAGCGGGGGTGGGCTGTTCTTCCCCGAGAAGTCGGTCGTTGCGGACAGCGGAACACCGAGCTTGGCCCCCGTGCCCATCGGGGCAATCCCCTGGAAGTGGATGTTCTGGGCGTCCATCCCGTACACCGAGTCGGGTGGGGCGATGAGCGTGAACCCGAGCAGGGGGCTCGTGGACCCTGTCGGCCCCACCTCCACCTCCCGACCGTCCAGCATCACCTGCTGGACGGCCAGGTAGCAGACCTCGTCCTCCAGCAGCGGCGGGTCCAGGTCCCCGATCGACACCATGAAGCGCGCGTGCCGCGTGGTGCGGTCCGTGATGACCTGCGCGCGCTCGCGCAGGCTCGACGTGAAGAAGACGTCCCCCGTCCGGCACTGCCCCACGAGCCTACGCTGGGTGGGGTCGCCCGTGATGCCCGACTTCTTGGGGGCCCCGTACATGTCCTCCAGCCGGGCGCTCGCCCAGAGGCGCACCGCCACGTGGTCCGCCCGGTTGGGCACGAGGATGTCCATCCCGCGAGGCCACCTGAAGAGGATCTCGGGGGCGAGGTTGTAACCACCCAGGCGGCTCACGACTGCGCCTCCGCCATGCGGGTGAACGGTCGCGGGTCAAGTCCCTTGGAGGCGGCGAGCCTGGCCGCCTCCGCCCAGCTCCCCACCTCCTCGCCCTCGACGTTGGGGCGCAGCGTGGGGGCGTGAGGGGCGTCCTGCTGGACCCTGGCGGCGCGTCGGGCCATCTGGGCGCGGAGCTCCATCCCCTTGCCAACCCAGTCGTCGCCGGTCCGAACGATCTCCTGCCCCCGCTTCGGGGGGACGGGTCGCGCCTCCTGCTCGCAGAGCGTGCAGAAGGTCTTCGGGTCGAGGGTGGCGGCAATCCGCCGGTCCTGGGTGAAGCCACAGGAGGTACACCGCATACGATACAGCGCCATACGCACACCTTACCGCGAGACGCGGCCAAAGACTCATATCAGCTCGCCCGAACGAAGCCCTACCGACAACAGGCCATGTTCCAGCACGCGCAGAGCTCAGGAACCTCCGACGGTGCGCAGGGGGTTGCTGACGAGGAGGACGAAGGCGAGGACGGCCTACCGAGTCGACCCCGAACCCGGGGAGACTGTGTGGACGGCCCGCGTCCCTGCCCGTGGGTGGCGTGCCGCCACCACCTGTACCTCGACGTACGACCTGAAACGGGGTCGATCAAGTTCAACTTCCCGGACATCGCACCCGAGGACATGGAGAACCGTCCCACCTGCTCGCTAGACGTGGCAGACCAAGGTGGAGTGACCCTGGAGGCCGCAGGTGAGATGATGAACCTCACCCGCGAGCGAGTGCGTCAGATCGAGACCCGCACGCTCGTCCGGCTGCGCGTCCTTACCGACCACCGCTAGGGCGTGTGGTGCCCTCGAAGCCAGCGGAGTACCGCGACGACGTGCTTGCACACGAGGTGCCGACCCTGCGGGTCCCTCACGCGAGGCGGCGTCGCCGGCCCTCTCGGGTGACCGAGCAGGTACCCTCCTCGTCGCGCGTGGTACTCGCACCCCTGGTACACCCAGGCCGGACAGGAGCAGCGCACGCGCGTCCACGCGGGACCCACGCGCATCACCTCGACCGCGCGAGGATCCCCCCCAGACGACTGGACCGTGAAGCGCTGAACCCCGCGGGAGTCCTTGGGCCCCTTGCGAACTCGCAGGCGCGTCGCGCGACGCGCCACGTCGGGAGCGACCCTCCTGACCGCCTCCTCCAGCCCGTCCACGGCCGCGCTGCGGGGACGCTTGTGCGGCAGGTCCGTGAACTCTGGGTTCACCCGCCAGGGGCCGTCGAGGTCGGGAAGGTCCCCGAACCCCGGGTCGGTCCAGGGGGCCGGAAGCTCCTCCTCCGGGTAGACGCGCCAGTTTCGGTTCTCCGGGGCCGCGTCCTGCTGGGACCGGTCGGGCCTCCATATCATGGAGTAGTCGGCGCGTCGCGCCCCAACCCCCGCCAGGATCGCCCGCAGGTCCATGCCGCTCAGCGGTAGGGCCTCCCGCAGGAAGCTGGACAGCAGGGCCTGCCGGCTGTGCCAGCGACCCGCGCGCAGGAGCTCGTAGGTCACCAGGCCGACCCCGAACCTCCGAACCACCCCCACGCGACCGCGCGCCGTGAGGAACGCGGCCTGCCCGCGGTCCACATCCTCCCTCCGAGAGGCCGCCGCCTGGTACCAGGGGAACCGTCGAGCCGCCAGCACGCGGGCCACGAGGTCGAGCTCGACCTCCGCGCGCATCGCGCGCACCGCGTGGTTCGCCAGCAGGCGCGCGACGACCCGCCGGCTCGCCTGCTTCTCCTGCTTGCGCCGCGCCTTCTCCTTGTCCGAGTGGCTCTCCCACCCGCCAGGAAGGCGCTCGAACTTCTTGGGCTTGTCCCGTCGACGCTTCTTGTCCTTCTTGAGCATCGGGGTGCGCTTGTACTTGTCGTACCAGATCTTAGACCGTCGCAGGACCTCTCGACGGTTCTTGCGGTAGTGCGTCTTGTCGTGCTGGCGAGCCTCCCCGCGCTGCTTGCGCTCGCGCTCCGACTGGGGAGGATAGGGCTTACCTCGCATCGCCCCCGTGCTCGCGAGCGTGACGTGGTTGGGGAAACCGGGTAGCGGCTTCCAGCCCGTCTCCCGGTCCCGGTCCTTGTCCCCGTCCACGGACGGGGTTCTCACCCAGCTAGGCTCCTTCTTGTCCGCCGGGTTGGGTCCCCAGGTGGGTCCGACGGGACCGCGCGGGGGCTTGGGGCCGGGAAACGGCGCGACCTCCCGGTCCCCCTTGTCGGCCGGCTCCTCGTTGGGCAGGGTGACCGTGCGGACGTTCACCTCGTCCTCGATCCTCTTGTCGAGGATCGGCATCAGGCACCCCGGTCGAGAGTCCCTACGACCGCGAACCAGTCGGGAGCGCCGCGGGAGGGAAGCAGGGCACGAGCCGTCACCCGCACCCCAAAGGGTGGAGCCTTGTCCAGGAGGACCGCTTGCAGCGCGCGCGCCGGCACAACAGATGGTAGGTGCTGCCAGGCGGGAAGGATGCCCGCGACCCGGCTCCCCGACCAAACGAGGCCCGGTACGAGGCGCAGCGCAGCAGAAGCCTGCTTACCGGGCTCCTTGACGGTCTCGTCGAGCATCGTGAGGTCGGACAGCGGAAGGCCCGCGCGAAGCATCGACTCCATGTCGTGGATGAGCACGAAGGAGGCACGGTCGAGCGGGGCCTCCATGGCCCTGATGCGCTCGGGAAGCGCCGACAGGGTGTCACCGATCTCCCCGTAGACTTCCTCGGCGAGCTCCTTGTTGTCGCGAGCCGCCGTGGCGACCTCATCGAACATCTTGCGCAGCCGATGCGCCTCGATCCTTGCGGTCGAGATCGCCTGCATTAGGGTCGTCCAGTGAATGAGATCGGACATGCGGCCTCCGATCGTGGAGGCGGGATAGGCAGGCTAGGTGAGGACGGCTTCGTGCGAGAGCGGCGTCTTGGCGCGGCCGACCGTGCCACCATCGGTTGACCCGATGGTGACGCGGCTCTTGCGGTCCGCCTGAGCGGTCGCGGCAGCGGTCCGATTGGCCTCCGCCGCCACGCGCTGAGACGCGACCGGCCGCGGCCCAGGAGTCTTGCTGACAGGGCGCTGCCCCTGGTTGATGGAGGTCCCCACGGGCTGAGTCGTGCTGGTAGCAGCCTTGGTGGGGGCCGCGGTCTTGCGCGGGGAAGCGGTGGGACGGGCGGCGTCGGTGATAACGCCATGTCCGTCGGTGGCTCGGATCGATGCGGTTCGCGACGACACGGTCGCGACCTCGATGTCGCTCTCCTCCAGCGTGGAGGCGTCGCGGTTGCCACGGGTCAGGTGCGGGAAGTCCCCCGCAGCCTCGGGGTCCTCTTCGGCGAACCGCTTGGCAGCGTCCGCCTCCGTGGTGGAGGCGTCCACCACCCAGCCGGCCTTGAGGGCCTTGCGGAGGTTACCGAACTTGACGTCGACACCACCCCAAGTGGTCTTCGACCCCTGGGCGACTTCGATCTCGTCACCCACAGATACCTTGTTCTCACCGTCGATGTAGAAGGACACGACCGCCACGTAGGTACGGACGGCTTGCTGGGACAGGTTCGACATGGTTGCGCCTCGCGATGCGATTTCTCACATCATATCCGAGTCGCGAGGCGCTGTCAGTGCGGACCTATCCAAACTCCTCCATGAGGAGGGCCGTGATCGCGGACATGAGCTGGTTGCGCACGTCCGACCGCCTCTGCTGCCCGCAGAGGACGATGCGGATCTCGTCCTGGACCGTGTGACCGTGTCGTCGCGCGGACCGCAGCAGGAAGGCGTACACGTCGGGAGGAAGCTGCGCGATCTCGAACGTACCGCGGCTGGGGGCGTCCGAGTTCTCGACGTACTCCGTCGGACCCGGCGGAAACTGCGAGTCCTCCTGCATCACGTCGAACTTCTCCTCCTCCTCCGGCATCGAAGCCCCAGCCAGAGCCCCGTTTTGCGGAGCCTCCTGCGTGCTGGCCTTCGTGACCGGAAGGACGTCCGGAAGAGCCGAGGGACGCGACTGGGCCGAACCCGACGCGATCTGCTCGGCGGCCTGGATGAGACCATCGTTCGAGGGGAGCGCGAAGTCTACGCCCTCGGTGTGGGAACTCCGAGCGGGGGGTTCTCCATCGCGGACCCAAAGCTGAATCATGCCGGGGCTCACCTCGCGTGAGCTGAGACGGATCAGCTTGAGCCCACCTTCCTCGGTCGACAGCGGGATGCGGACACCGCGCTTCAGCCGGTCGAGAGCGGCCTGAAGGCGATCCACCCCGGGCAGCGCGCAGTCCCGCACGAGGTCATCCGTGCTCCGCGTGCGATCGGCCGGCTTGGCGTGGTAGGAGGCCCAGAGGAGGATCTCGGTCAAGTTCTTGCGCCCGTCCCTCGACAGCGCGTAGGAAACCAGGTTGTCCGCCGCGATCTGGTCGTAGAGCCTGGACGCGTACGGGGTGGGGACGTACCGCGTCGGCTGGCTGCGGTCGAACGACTGCGCCTGGATGAGGCGTCCCGGTACCGCGAGGTCGTGCAGGTGGCGCGTCACCACGCTCGTCTCGTAGCGACGCAGGATGAGACCGCTCGTGTAGAGCCGGTCCACCAGCTTGGCGGCGTCAACGCCCGGGAAGTCCCCGATCGTGGCTACGTGGTGCGCCTTCTGGTGGTCACGAAACTGCTCTGCGGCCAGCAGCACGATCCAGTGAATCAAGCTCGTCTTCTCGTGGGCCATAGTTGTTCCTCCGTTCGTCGGAGGGTCTACCCGGAGAAGTAGGAGGTTGAGACCTGAATGAGAAACATGCTACGCGCGCGAAGACGCGTAGACGCGACTCCCCGCGAGTCGATACTCAACGCGCTGGCCGGAAGCCAAAAACTCCATCACAGCCCGAGCGGCTAACGCGGCCACCAGCGTGTGGGCTGGCAGCACGGTAGGGTCCGTGCAGGTCGCCACGCCTGGCGTCTCCTGGTCCTCGGGCAACGTCCAGGAGACAACGCCCGCCGAAGCGTCCGCCGAGATCCCCGCGTGAAGGATGGGGACGTGAGCCTCCCCAGCGCGCTTCGCCGCCAGCGCGCGCGCCGCATGATTGTCGAAGCAGTCGACGACGAGACCGAGGTCTGGGGTGATGATCTTGGCCGCGTTGAAGTCGGTGAGCTCGACCGTGTAGGCGCGCGCCGTCACTCCGTGGCACGAGAGCAGGACCTGGCGGAGGGTGTCCGCCTTTAGCTTTCCGGCAGTCCCCCTCGGATAGACCTGATTGAGCGCGTTCTTGCTCTCGACGCGATCCATGTCGAGCAGGTGGAGCCCGCCCGGATGGTTACGCAGCGCCATCGCGACGTGCGACCCGAGCGCACCCACCCCGCAGATGAGGATGGACTTGCTCGGGGTCTGTTGGGTCTGAGTCATGGGGCCTCTCGCGTCTGGCCTAACCGAACGCTGCGGAGGGACGAACGAAGATGACGCCCGTGCCCGAGTAGGGGTCCACGGTGTAACCGCGCAGCGCGTCCTTCGGGATGGTGAGGTCCGCGAACGACTGAGGCGGGTTCGACCGTAGGGTCTCCTCGGCCGCCGCCAGGACGTCTGCGCTCGATGGCTCACCGTTGAACGGCACGGTGATCTCAGCGGACCGGTTCATGTAGGTCACGTTGATGATCCGGTTGGTCGGATCGGAAACTCGGTTGGTGGGATCGGAAACTTGGTTGGTGGGCGTCACGGTAAGAACCTCCGCAGCAGCTTCGCCAGGTTGATGGTGGGTGGAGCTGAACGCATGCGCGAATCCCAACGCAGTCGTGCAGCCCACATGGGTTCGTTGTCCTCCCCAGGGTCGAACAGCACGTCAGCGTCCTGGGGCTCTTGGCACGGGTGCACGACCCGCAACCTACTGACCCGAGGAGACAGGACCCAGAAGCGAACGGGCCTACCTAGGCCCGTCGCGATCGCGCGCATCGAGTTCTCGTCGATGGACGAGAACGTGTCAGGCCCGTGAGGGTGCGTGTGCGCGATGTCGAACACTCGGTCGCGCTGCTCCCAGATGACGTCCCAGGCCGTGCGACCCCCATCCACGAACGCGGGGGAGTCCCCGTAGTGGACGTGCAGGCTACAGCCCGCCTTGTCGTAGACCCCAAACACCTCACGGGCAGGGAACAAGCGCCCAAAACGCGGGGGGAAGAACTCGGTCACAGGGGTCCTAGTCGTCATCGTCATCCCATCCTGACCCGGATACGTGTCGAGTCACCACGAGCTTGCCCCGCTCTTCCCCCTCCCGAATGACGGAGGGTAGAGAGTCCAGGGTGAAGCGTCGGTCCGTACCTGCGAGGCACACACCAGCGTCGAGCACGTTGAGGTGCTTGTCGTCCAGGACGGACTGGTAAGTCCCTCCCCGGAACGTCCAGGTGACCTCGATGCGTCCAGCACCCGCGCGCCGCGCGTTGACAAGCTGCGCTCCCGACCTGGACAGAGAACCCACGATCCGGTCGACCCACGCCTCCCTTGCAGGCACGACCCCCTGCGTGACCACGGGAGACCCCATCCTGATAGGGACGACAGGGACGACAGGGACGACAGGGACGACAGGGACGACAGGGACGACAGGGACGGCAGGCAGGGAGCGCACGGCCTCTTGCCGCAGGGCCTGAAGGTCGAGCAGGACACGTCGCGCGGCCTCATCTCCCGCAGAGGACACGTCGCGCAGACGCAACGCCACCTCAGGGGGAGAGAACGGCACCGATAGCGCCTGACCCGCCCGCGAGAGCAGAGCAAGCGCACCAGCTAGTCGCAAGGAGGCAGCCACACCAGAGATCGCGTCGAACCCCCGCCCCTGGAGAACAGCCTCACGGACGCTCATCTCAGGCTGATCGTCCATGTCGACACGGTCGAACACCACCACGGAGGGGGCCCAGAATCGACCCACGACACGCGCGCCGACCTCTAGGTCCTCGTCGACCGGCGCGAAGTGTAGGTGCTCAACCCGGCCTCGGTCGTCCACGACCATCCCGTTCCAGTGGTGGCCAGAACGGGACGGTAGGGCTGCCAAGACGCGCGCCTGCTCCTCCTCCGACAGGGGCTCGCGCACGCGAACCTGTGACCCGAACCCCGTCGTGTGAAACCAGCCAGCCCGCGGAACCTCACCCCTGAGGGCTACAAGCCGACCCGTCCCGCCACCGGGGTCGGCGCGACGCACTCCCCACCGCGATCCTCTGCGGAGGACGGGAAGCACGGCAGCGATGACGGGGTTCCTGTTCACGAGGGGCTCCTACGAGGTCGCAACGATGTCGCGACGCTTGGGTACGACGGGCGGCTCCAGCAGCGGGACCGCCGAGATGCGCTCCAGTAGGCCAAAACGGGCCTGTGTGGTCGCGCTTGCCACGACCGGTGCGTCGAGGAGACCTCGCAGCACGCGGGGGATCTGGTAGGTGTCCTTGAGGGCCTCCACCGCGACGTCGTTGAACGGAACACGGAGATGCGAGGCCGTCCCACGCACGGCCTGACCTCGGGACTCGTTGCCCTGGTTGAAGATGAGCCCGACCGCGTCCGGCAGGAGGCCCGTGTTGCGCAGCAGGGCCGCGGTCAACGAACCGTCCCGATCTCCATAGTCGGACTCGTCCCCGATGACCAGAAGGATGAGGATCTCGCCCGGCTGCTTGCGCACGCCGGCCGCCGCCAGGACGTTCACAGCCGTCTTCTGGTCAGTCCCGCCTCCAGACTGGAGGGCCGAGAGCATGGCCTTGACGTGCTTGAGGCTCATCTCACCGACGTTTGGCCCCACCCCCGCGTGGATGATGCGGCCCGCCGAGCTAAAGGCAGCCACGTGGACACGATCCGGCGCGAGGCCCGCGATGAGCGTCGGGATGATCTCCTTGGACCGGTCGATCGCACCCTGCTGTGACGCCGAAGTATCGACGAGCAGCATGACGCGAAGCGGTCGGTCGGGAACCGCCTCGGCGACCGCCTTGGCGTTGGCGCTCGCCGCGGCACCCTCCAGCAGGTCCTTGACCTTCTCGCTGCGGACGTTCTTGGCGACCGTGAGCGCACGGTGGCTGCGAGCCATCTTGGTGGCGTCGTGGACACGCTTCTGGACCATCGGGTCCGAGTCGAGCAGACCCGACTCCTCCAGCGCGGGAGCCGCGATGATGAGGTCCTGATCGGACATCTTGGCCGTGAGCGCGCGCAGGATGTTCCGCGTCACTCCAACGGATGACGGAATCTTTCCGACCGCGACGGTGTAGGAGAGATCACCCTTCTGGATGATGGAGATGATCTCCTTCTCCGTCTTGCCCTCCCACGTGTCGCCGGTCGTCAGCTTCACTCCGATGGCCATCTCGCGGTGACCGCTCTCGGCCTGCTTCTGTCCGTAGCGGACGAGCGCGAAGAAGGCCGCCTGCTCGGGCTTGTAGCGCCCGTAGCGCACGAGGCTCCGAACCGTAGAGGCGTAGCCCGCCGACACGAGCCCCTTGAGAAGCTGGGTGTTGCGCTCGCGCACGAGCAACCAGCGGGTCACCACCTGACGGAAACGCCCTAGCGGTGCGTTGCTGGCCCCTGCCGACCCGAAGCCAGCCTCCCGGTTGATGGCCACGATGCCCGGCGCATGCAGGAGCTTGGCAATCCGCAGCACGTCCTTGGGACGCAGGCGTCGCTCCCTGGGGACCGTCTTGTCCGCGTGGATGAGGACCATCGCCTCACCCACGTCGCGCAGGATCTCCTGCGGCTGAACGAGCAGGAACGCGGCCAGGACGACCTTGAGGTCCGCCCAGTCGAGCTCACGCATCGCGAAGCTCGCAAGCTGCCCCACGTAGATGGGGTCCATGCGGTACAGGTCGAGGACCTGTCGGTACAGCGTCACCGCAGCGGGCTCGTATAGGCCCGGCGCGATGGGGGTCGCGGTCTTGTTGCGCCCGCGCGCCACCCACTTACCGTTGGGGCCCGCCATCCCGATGCGGCCGTGCCACAGGTGGTCGGAGAAGTTGGTGAGGGACTGGATGATGCGCTCAGCGGCGCTCTTCTGCTGCTCAGAGGCAGCCTGTGTGGTGGTCATGGCGAATAGAGTCTCCGGGGCCCGTGCGTACACGGACGAGTGAGGTCTACGAGGAGTTGCAGGGGCTAGTAGGCGGGGCCGAAGTGGCCGGAGCTGAACAGGAGGGTTGAGATGCGAAGGCAGCTACTTCCGGGTCGTTGTCGTGGGGGGGACCACGTCGAGTGAGCGGACCATTGTTTGACAGAGTACAAGTCTGTTGCCTCTCCGCGAGGCGTAGATCCCAGTTGGCGGGGTCTGAGGGAGTTGAACCCTCCGCATGTTGGGTCCGATCGAGGGACGTGGTCGCGAGTGATCTATACCCGGCCTGTCGACCGGGGCAAGCACCTACGACTGGACGAACGAGGCGTAGATCCCCGAGGCACTACCGGTGAGACGATCCTTCAGCGCGGCGATCGTCGTGCGGATCGCGTCCATGGTCGCCTGCGAGTCGCAGAGCGCGATCGCCGTCAACGGGACGGCAACCTCGCGAGGCAACGCGGAGAGGTCCGCCGAGTTCCCGTCGGTCGCGCGCAGGATGGCGAGGGCCGTCGCGGCGAACACGAGGTCATTCCCGCTCAGCGTCATGACGCGCGACGCGAGCGTCTGGGCCGTGCGGCGCATCTCGGCGCGGAAGGATCCCGAGCGGGCCGTGTGACCGCGCATCGTGAGCGCCGCGACCACCACGAGCGTCTGGGCGTAGGACCCGCCGAACAGGCCGTCTGCTCCCTGCTCCAGCAGGAGGTTGCGAAGCTCAGACTCTGTCACGGGCTGCCGTGCGGCACTACGGCTCAGGTCGTCCATGGAGAAGCCCAGGGTCTGGTGACCATAGCTGTCGTCGCTGCGGTCCACCGAACAGTTCAGCGAGGCCGTCCGCACCGCCATACCCTTCGGGCTACCGGCCGAGAAGGACACAGCCCCCAGGTTGCGTACGGGTGCGCCCCGCGTGACTCCGCGCGAAGAACCCCCGAGGGTCACTCCGCGCGTCATCGACTCCAGCGCACCTCCCTGGTCCTGCTCCGCGATGTTGCGGGGCATGGGGAGCACGACCGGGATGGTCTCCGGGGCGGAGAGGTTGCGCTGGTCCGTGTGGACACCAACGAGCGCAACCTGCGAGTTGACGACCCCGAAGGTGGTGCCAAGCTCCTCCAGGGTGGCGTTGTCGGCGGCGTCGAAGCGGTAGGTGAGTCGGCGGTTCTTGAGGAGCGCCCACACCGTCGAGGCGATAGCTCCGTCGTGCGCGCCGATGGCGATCGGGACGGAGACCTTGTAGTCCACCCCGTCCGGCCGCTGACCCGCCAGGATGAGGGTCGTACCCGGAGTGATCGCGCCACGGAACGCGAACAGCAACGGGCGGCCGGCGAACAGGTCCAGAGCCCCGACGGACTCGACGGAAACATCCCGTACCTGATCGCCCTCCTCGACCCGCACCTTGACCCCGGTGAGCAGCGGAGCGTCGATGGCGCTCTTGATCGCTGCGACAGCCCCCTCGATGGCCTCATCGGCTCCGATCGGGGTGTAGGTTCCGCGTCCGGCCTCGGCGATCGCCGCGAGCATGGCGTGGTTGACCGAGTCACCGATGCCGACCACGTACATGCGGGTGTCGTGCATGTCGGCTCGCGCCGCCTTGATGACGGCCTCGGCTCCGCTCACGTCACCGTCAGTCATGAAGATCACGACGCGCAGCGTGTGATCCATCGAGGGGCGCGGAGCCTCCTTGACCTGCACGTTGGCGATCGCCTTGTTCTGGAGGACGACCCGCAGGGCCTCCGACGCCTCTGTGCTGCCACCGGGCTGGATGGAGTCGACGAACGCGTCCCCAGCCGCCAGGCTCTTGTCGTCGAACGGCAGGGAGGCCGGGGCGAGCGCGACCTGCTCGTCGTCGAAGGCCACGATGTTGAAGCGGTCCTGCGGACCGAGCGCCCGCAGGCACCCCTTGACCGCGCGCTGCGCGGCCCTCATGGGGGATCCCCCCATCGAGCCGGAGCGGTCGACCAGGAAGACGACCTCGCGGGGGATCGTCACCCCCTCGTCGGCGAAGCGCGGCGCGAGGATGGCGACCGCCGTGGTGGGACCCTTGCCGTCCGGCCCCTGCGTGGCGTCGTACCGCACCCACACCTTGGGGTTCTGGCCGTCCGGGCGGTCCTGGATCTCGATGACCACGTCGCGGTCCAGGGCGACCTTGTCCACCAGGACCTCGGTCGACCCATCGTCGTCGCAGCGCGTCTTCGCGACGGTCGCCTGGTGGCTCAGGCAGCGCACCTCCAGGTCGTCACGAATCCCGACCTTGACGGTGGCACGAGCCGCGAGCGTCAGGGGACGTGGCCGGTCCAGGGCAGCCTTCTCGGTTTCCTTGAGCTTGGTCGGGTCCTCGACGTAGCGCGGCATGTAGGTCGTGGGGATGACAAGCCGATATCCGTCGGTCACCGGCAGGAGCGGGCTCTCCAGGACCACCAGGACCTCGACGTCCTCCTTGTCCTCGATGGGAGCGACCCGCAGGCGGCCGAAGTCCTCCCCCTCGGACTCACCGAGGATGGCGGTGTGCCCGGCCGCCACGGCCTTCTTGTACTCGACCTGCGCACGCTCGCGCGGACGGAACTGCCCCTTGATCTCCCGGCTCCCCACCTTGACGGTGAGATCCCGCAGGGCACCGAACGCGGGCATCGGGAACACCAGGTCCCCCTCGGCGACGCGGCCTGAGTCGTTGTTGAAGGTGATGCGGAGCGCGGATCGCGCCACGGGACCGTCGACGCTCACGTCGGCGTCGACGCCGCGCACGGCAAGGAAGCCGCCGCCTGCGTCCTGGAGCTTTACGGGGACAAGGGTCTGTTCGGGCATCGGAGTGTACCTCTGGGTCTGGGGTATGACCCCCAGGACGGGGGCCGCTAGCCTTAGAGAGTACGCACCAATTCGATCGGAGCTGACACCCCGCGTGAAACCCCAGCTCCGATCATCGAAGAATCATCGACTCAAGGGCATGAACACCCCGAACTACGAAGACTGCCCCAAGTGTGGGCTTCCGATGTGCGAGCAGCAGTACCCCCGGCAGGAGGTCTGCCGGTGTCACGAGAAGGAAGAGGAGGAGGAGACGGAGGAGGAGACGGAGGAGGAGAGCGCCGGAGAGGCCCCCGGCGCTCAGAGCTAGCGGGTGATGATGAGGCGCGAGAGGCCGAGCGGGTTGTGGCAGATGAAGCCGAGCTGCTCGAAGACCGAGAAGCCGATCTGCCGCTTCACGGGGTCGTCCGCCGACAGGACCGTGAGCTCGGTGCGAACCGGGATGCGGCCGAAGTACTCCGGCTCGCAGCACACGTAGCCGACGCCGACCGGGACGATGATGGACACGATGATCCGTGCCCCGTAGATCGTCCCGAGGATGCCGGTGTTGAGCAGCGTGTTCTGCGTGTCGAAGTCGAGGATCTCCCGACCGAACTTTCGCAGGTCCGCGTAGTCACGCGCGTTCAGGAAGAAGTGCGCGACCCGCAGGTTGTTCCGCTCGACGAGCGCGTAGCTGTCCGCGATCTGCTGACCCGACAGCGGGGCCACCACCGGGATGTCCGGGTTGGTCTGGCCGGGGATGTTGTCGAATCCCGCCTCGGCGGTCGAGTCGATGATGACGAACACACGGTCGTCCTCGCTCGCCATGATCTGGGCCTTGGCCAGCTCCTGGCAGCGCTCGATCAGGTCGTACCGGCGCTCCTTGATCTGCTGGTACGGGATCATCGGAGCCGTCGCGATCTCGATGAGGGGGACGTTGACCCGGCGCGGCTTGATGATGGCCTGCACCGACTCGCCGTCCTCCCCCACGACAAAGGCCGCTACTTCCGGATCCTTGTCGTAGATGGCCAGCGCGCCGTCAGGAAGCTGGTCGACCTTGAACGCCTTGCGGCCGACCGCCTGGTAGTCGCGCTTGAGACGCAGCGGCTGCTGCATGGAGGCGGCCAGCTTCTGGAAGCCACCCTTGGTCTTGAGCAGGCGTCCGATCACCTGCTGCTTGTGCGCTGCGATCGAAGCCGGATCGGAACCGGGAGCGCCGTTCTGCATGTTGGGCGTGTTCATGGGGGTTCCTTTCCGTTAGATGCGCTGGTCGTACACGAGGCCCGGGTGAGAGGAGTCGGGCACCATCTTGAGGACACCGATGGTGGTCGCCGGCCCGCCCCGCTGCATGATGGTCAGCAGGTTCGCCGCCGTGTCCATCGGGACCTGGGTCCGCACGTAGCTCTCCGCGGTCACCGTGGCGACCTGCTCGACGTTGTACCGGGTGCCGCCCTTGCCGGTGATGACGCGCGGCATGAGGAACCCGTTGCGGCTCGACACGAGCTCCGCGCCCGGCACGTACAGGATCTCCGTCTTGGCCGGCGCGTTGGCCGGGTCGACGTCCGCGATGAGGTGGGTCTCGTACAGACCGTTCTTGTACGTTCCACCACCACTCATGTACGTGAGGATCCCGCTGCCCGCCGTCGTGGTGTTGTCGAACGCGTTGTTGCCCGTCGAGGTGTTGAAGTACACCCCCAGCGGCCGGTAGTTGTTCGAGTAGTCCGGGTTGAGCTTGATCTTGTTCTGGATGTCGGGATCGCCAGGTCCACCGGTGACGTCGTTGCCCGCATCAGGGCGCACGAACGCGACGCTGCCCGAGAGGGCACCGCGCTTCACGGGGTTGACGTACCGGCTGATAGTGCCCGGGGTCGCGACAGCACACGGGTTTAGCTGGGTCAGGCCATCGTCGGCCAGCCCGGAGAACCCGTTCTGAATTGCCCGGTAGATCACCGTCAGTGCGGTGGCAGATCCCAGGAACGCTTGCGACGTCTGTCCGATCATCGTCTTGATGTCCTTGTTTACAAACGGGAGAGTTCTGGGTCGTCTGACGACCGAGGCACCTCGCCTCGGTCACGTATGACCTGGGCGAGCACATATACGAGCTATTGAGGAAAACGGGGGGAGGAGAGAAAAAACTTCAGGGAGGGAAGCCGACGTGAGCCCCAGAGGGCTCACGGGCTAGGAGTTCCAGAGGATGGAGAGCTCGTCGACCGACATGTCTTCGGGGCGGCGACGGCCGCCACCCATCCCGGCCGGCTTGGCCGTGCTGGCCTGGCGAGCCATGCCCGCCGCACCGAGAGCCTTCGCCCCGTTGGAGGCGCGACGCGGTTGCGGGTTGAGGGGCAGGTTGCCAGCGGTCTGGCCGCCACCGAACACTTCGTCGACCACCGCCTGGTCCGCGGCAGACATCGGCGCGATCCCTTCGTCGAAGAACGCCGAGGAGGCCATGGGCTCCGACCCCTCATCTTCGTCCTCTTCCGCAGCTCCCTCGTCCTCCGCGAGGATCGAGGCAGCCTGGGAGTCCGTACCCTCGTCCTTGTCGTCGTCCGCACCATCGCCCTCAGCGGCCTGCTTCACCTTGGGGCGCTTGGACGCCGTGGGGGTCCGGCTGGCAGTCGGCATACCGCTCGTCTGCTCGTCATCGTCACCCGCCTTGTCGTCGTCCTCCTCCGCAGCCTGCTTGCCCTTGGGGGGCTTCTTGGCGGCAGCGCTCGCGGCCGGACGCTTCGAGGCGGTCGGGGCCTTGGCGGCCTCCTTGTTCGCCTCGTCCTCCTCCTTCTTGTCCTTGATGAACGGAGGGAGGTCGGAGTCGTCACCAGCCGACTTGCCGGAGTCGTCCGTACCACCGTCCTCGCCCATCTCCTCCTTCTCGCCCTCGGACTCCGCGACGCGAGCAGCCAGCGTCGCGTCCTGCGGCTTGAGGGCCGGAGTGCCGGCGACCGGAGCCTGGACCCCGAGGCCCTTGTAGAGGTCCTCGGCCGAGATCACGCCGTCCTCGTTGCGGTCGAGCGCCGCGAACAACATGCGCGACCCCTTCCACTCGGAGGCGAGCACCTTGCCGTCACGGTTCCCGTCGAGGGCCGCGAACAGGCTCTTGGCGGAGCTCGCGGTGAGAGCGCGCTGCGCAGCTTCCTTGGTGGCAGCCGACTTGGCGCTCGCTGGGATGAGGCGGTCCTCGATCATCGCGAGGCGCTGCCCCTGGGTCTTCACCGCGCTCTGGATGTCCTTGAGCGCGCTCATCACTTGCTTGTTCATGGCGTCATCACTCCCGAACACGCCTCCGTCATCGAGGGTGCCTTCGTCGAGGTCGTCGAGGTCGTCGTCTCCGTCATCGAAGCTGCCGAGGCCCACGTCGGCCACGTCCTCCACGGGAGGTCCGAGCGGCGCGGCGTCCATCGTGTCATCGACCATCAGGTCGTCACCCATGACACCGCCCTCACCACACGCCTGCTGGCTGGTCGCCAGCTGGCTCGTAGCGGCCGGGGTCGCCTGCTCCAGGCGCGCCAGGCGGTCCGGGTCGGACATGAGGACCGTCCCGAGATGTACCACGTCGTCCTCGCTCGCCTTGGTGCCGAGGAAGGAGCGCGCGGCCTTGGTGCAGCGGACCGCGAGCTTCTTGATCCGCAGCTTCTCCGCCGCGACGCGCTGACGCGAGGCCGTCATGGGCTCCCGCGTCTTGGAGTACATCGCGGGATGGTCCTTGTCGAACTCGTCGTAGCCCGGATTGGCCGGCGGGTTGCCTTCCTTGTAGGGAGGCGGCGTCTGGTCCTCAGCCCACGCAGAGGGGTCGCCCTTGGCGAGGTCAGCCTCTGTGGGCTGTGGGTACGAGGCCGGATGCTCATTCTGGAGGTCCGACTCGTAGCCAGGGTTCGCGGGGGGATCGTTCATCGCGGCCGACCGGGCCTTCCAGGTTGTCCGCGTACGAAGCGGCTTGTGGTCGTTGATGCTCATCTTGGATCTCCTAAGATCGGGAGAGGGCCGTGTTTTATGCTCTCAACCGGGCTCTCGGCCGCTCATTCGAGCGACAGAGCAAAGTGCAACTATTGAGGTTTAGGGGTGCGCGACCCTGGCAGAAGCCTCGCGACCCGCAGTGCTGTCTCCGCCTCGCCTCGGGTTAGGGGCCTTCCCACCTCGATCCCACACCGAGTCAGGAAGTCGACGCGTCGCCCCGCACGCAACAGGGGAGCGGCCCTCCCGATCGCGGTGGCGAATCGCGGGGACATGGAGGACCCGAGCCCCGCCAGCAGACCCGGGAGCCCGCGAAGGAAGGCTGCGTCATCCATGGCGGCCTGCGCGTAGGAGGCGATCGCGTGGCGACGCCTCGCTACGGCCCCAAGCCGGGACAGGTTGTCGTTGTCGTCAGGAGCCCCCGGTACCGTGTCGCGAACGCCGCCCTCGTCCATGCGCTCGCGGATCTTACTGACGGCTCGCTGGTAGATGTAGTTCTGGACCTGGTCAATCGCGTCGTCCAGGGGGGATGCCGGGGGCTGCGTGGGTGTGGAGGACTCGTCTTCTCCAACTTCTCCGGAATCATCCTGCGTGAAGTCTGAGGCGTCATCTGCTCGACGAGTGGCCGTACGGGCAGCTCCTCCCTTCCAGGACCCTGGCACCACCTTCTTCTTGGCGACCTTTCCTTCAGGAGGCCCACCCTCAGGGGGTTCCAACACTCCACGGCTCACCGCGCCCTTGAACGCAGGCCCCTCCACCCAAGACGCCTCCTTGAACACCACTCCACCCGTTGGGTCGATCGTCTCGTGCCCGCAGATCTCCGCGACACGAGACGGCTCCCCGTCCTCGTCCGTGAACATCTGGCCCTTGAAGTGCCGGACGCAGGGGCACAGCTCCGTGTCGTCGACCGACCAGTGCCCGCAGCACGAGCAGATGGTGCCCACGACGTCGCACCCCATCGACATCTTGTCGATGGACCCGTCGAGGATGCCCGCGCACAGCTCCTCATGCTCCCTGGAGGTCGCTACCAAGATGTCTACGTACAGGGTCGGACCGAGGTTGCGGATCGCAGCGTCGAGCAGCCGCCCCTTGGACAGAGCCTCGACCTGGACGTGCTCGATGAAGTTGTGACCCCCGACGAACGTGCGGTAGCTCTTGAGGAGCACACCCCGCGAGAAGGCGTCGTTGTTGTCGTTGATGTACTTCTGCGTGGGTCGGGAGATGCGAAAGTCCCCGTATCGACGGTTCGGCTTGAACCCCGCCGGACCGAGGACGTGGAGCATCGACCGGAAGTCGAACGAGGCGAGGCGACCCGCCCCAAGGAACCCAGACCCCTGAGGGACATCTGGGTTCTTGGGCTCGTAAGTATCGACGGACGCGACGATCGTCGCGTGCGAGAGTACGTACTCGGCGGGGTTGAAGTGTTCTCCGACGATGTCGGAGGCTACATCCACGATGGACTGACGCGTCGAGCTACACCGCGCAACGATCCTACGCTTCCGCGCTCCATCGGCCAGGAAGTCAGGCCAGTCGGTCGTACGCAGGTTGGCGTGTGCGACGCAAGCCCGCCCGTAGACACGCTTAGCCACGAATCACCGCCCTCGGCCGCTGGAGGCCATCACGAACGACGGGTGCCCCTCGATGTCGCAAGGGTCGACCAGGAACTTACACTTCCAACACGCCAGGATGCGCATGTTGGCTCCTCCCTGTCGCCGGTGTGTGGCCCCCAGCATGCGCTTTCCGCACCGCGGACAGGCGTAGTGCCCAGAAGATCGCTCGTCCCCGTTGGCTCGGTACTTTCGGTCGGGAGCCGCCCAGTAGATCGCCTGCTTCTGGATCGGCATGACCTTCTGAACCGGACTCATCGACTCCGAGATCGTCGGGGTCAGGTTGCGAGACACAAGCTGGATCTCCTCAACGGAGATGCGCTGGATCCCGTGGGGCCACTGTACGTCAGCCATCCCTGTCGCAGGATAGACGGCCAGAAGCCGCCCTACCGCGTCGTGGTTTCCCAGGAACGTAGCCACCACGTCACCTGGATAGTAGGTGCGGGCGAGCTCCTGTGTGTCCACGAAGCCGCGGCGGGGACGCCACGACGCTATGAGGCGACGCGCGATCCTCTTGTCGGTGGGGTGCATCGGGGGTTCTGCCCCTACTTGCCCTGGACCCGCTTCCGCAGAGCTCCCGAGGCGAGCATCGCGACCCGCTGGATCTCAGCGTTCTGCTCCGCACTCGGCGAGATGATGCCGGCCTGCATGCTCTTGCGCATCGTGCGCACCTGCGCCTCAAGCTGCCGGAGGCCCTCTACCGATGCCTGAACTCCGGGACGCGGTGCACGCGGCTCCGGCGTGGTCTTGCCGGGGTCGAGCTTGCCCGCCTCGTAGTCGTCACCGAGCTCGCGATTCTCCTGCATGGTGAACTCGCCCGTGAAGGTCGAGTCGTTTGGGGTCAGGTCCTCCAGGGGACCAGACACCTCGCGCCCGATGTTCTCGGGGTCCCAGTCGGCCGCCTGCCGGCGCTGCGTGGCCTGACGAGGCTGAGCGACTGGAGCTGCCGCAGGGGCGGGGGCTGCCGCAGGGGCTGCCGCAGCAGGGGCTGCCGCAGGGGCTGCCGCAGCAGGGGCTGCGACAGGAGCGCCACCATCGAGGTGGTCAGCGACCTTGTCGGCGATCTGCGTGAACGCCTGAACGGCACCGGGCGCGATCGCCAGGTCCGCCTGATTTTGCTGGAGCGCCATGACACACCGGTCAAGCTGCGCGGCCAGCTTGCGCCGCTCCCGAACCATAAGGGGAGAGAGGGTTGCATTCTTCGTGTGCGTCGGGGGTGCGGGACGCTTCGCTTCGGACATGGAACTATCCTCCTGCGCTGGGGGCCTAGATAGGGGCTGTATCGAGTCAGGGTCGACGACCTTCTTCGACAGGACGGACAGGTCGCCGGTCTTGACCGCATGTCGCACCTTGGCGAGGTGCGGGTCGTCGAGGGGGAGAGGCTCTACCTCCCCTGAGTCGAACAGTTGCTGTAGCAGCTCGTCAAGGGACTTCACGCCCGCTAGGACGAGGTTAGAGGTCGCGGCCTCGATCGCACCCTCGTCGGGAGGGTTGGCGCGCAGGTGCGAGAGCAGGTCCTTGGTAGCCGACCGGATCTTCTCATCACGCTTCGCTTTCTTGTTGGCACGCGACCGCAAGTCCTTGGCGCTCACGCGCTTGCGCCCCTTGGCGTCACCCTTCGATGTTGCGTTGAGGACCGCCTGCACGGTGGTGGCGTCCTCCAGGACGATCCGACGCACCGCGTCCCGAAGAACGGCCTTCTGACCTGCCCCAAGGCGCGGGCCCCCGTCAGTCCTCAGCAGGTCTCCCACGTCCTCGAACGGCCCGTCCTTCACGAGGTCCGCGAGGTCGTCGTTGTCCGCCTCTTGCAGTGCGTGGGACATTGCGGATCGTCCCTCTGGACCAAAGAAGGTGTCCGACGGGACGAGCATCGCCTCCGCCCGTCCCGCCTTGGCCATCACCTGGACGAGCTTACCGAACGAGGGGGACATCTCCGGCCGGAGCCGCACCTCCTTCCCCTTCTTGTCGCTCATGAACGACAGGTCTACGTCGTCGGCGTCCTCGTCATCGTCCCCAGAGGGCTCCAAGAAGGGGAACAGCTTGGCGGCATCATCCTTGGGCAGGATCGCGGGGTCTCCCTTAGGGAGTTTCTTGACCTTAGGCTTTGGTTCGTTGACGGGCTGGACGTAGGCGACGGGGTCCTCTCCCTCCAGGTAGCAGGCAAGGGCGAGCCCGTCGATGCGGGCCTCCAGGTTGGCGCGGCGTGGGTGGTCGTCCGCCATCCCCTGTAGCAGGAGGGCGGAGCGGTTGAGCGCCTTCTGCCGCTGCTCCCTCCCTGCCTGCCTGAAGATGTTGAAGGAGGCCCTCGCCGACCCCGCTAGGGCCTTGTCAGACATGTCGCTCTGAAGCGGCACGCCCGCGAGGCGCTCCGGGTTGGATACCAAGCTGTCGGTGACTGCGATGGCCGCTACAGCGGCCCCGAGCTGCTCGGGATTCGACTTCCCGCGCGCGTTGTTCTGCGCGCGGCGCACCTCATCGGCGACCCACCCGAAGTTCTTCTTGGCGACCTGCTTGGCGACGAACCCCACCCGATCGCCAAACGCCTGCATCGCCTGGTCAAACTCAGCGTCCGGCAGGTCGAGCATGGCCTTGACGTACGGGTGGTCGTCTCCTCCAAGGTCCGACTTCAGGGTCTCCCGGAAGCTGTCGCGGATCGCGGATAGGCGCTTCTGTCGGACCTCAGCACGGTCCTCTGGGGACTCCTCGTCATCGAACTCCTCCTCCCCATCCTCGTCGTCAGACTCCTCCGCACCATCTGCGATCGCCTTGGCACGCTCCTCGTCGGGAGCAGAGGTGGGATGGTCCGCGTCCGGCGGCCACACCCCCCAGGCAGAGTCCGCCTGCCAGTAGTCGCCCGGCCGCTTCTTCTTCTCGTCTCGCTGGACGCGCCGCGCCCCTACGACCTTGTAGTTGAGCGACAGGTCGGCGTCTTCTCCCCCAACATCTGGGTCGGGGTCGACCTCCATCCTGTGCCTTTGCAGGTCGTGACGTGGGGGCTTCTTCGTGGGGGGAGGACGGACGTTGCGCTCGGCCTCCCGGTCCTCACGCTCCGCGTGGTCGAGAGTCGCCCAGAAGGAGCGGGCTGACGAGTCGAACTCCATACAACCGACTCACCTAGAACGCCTATACCGGGCTGACAGCAGGCGCGGGGGCCTGCTGTCGGGCGAGCGCCGCCGTGACCACACCCTCCACGAGCACCGAGAGCTTGTGGTCCAAGGCGTCCACGAAGGACGCGAGCTGCGCGTCCCGTACGGCCCGCTTGGACTTCTTGCTGGCGAAGCGACTCATCGAGGGGTCCGGTCCAGGCTTCATGGTGATCCCGAGCGATGCGGCGATGCGGTCAGAGAGGTCTGAAGACTCCGCGATCTTCTGCGCGACCGCCCCGTAGATGGCGCGGGGGAGCTCGTTGAAGGTGGGATCGTTCACCGTGAACAGGTCGTGCTTGACGCGCGTCTTGATGGCGTCCCCGTCGAGGCCGAGCACGTCGTAGATGGTCTCCACGTCGAGGCTGCCCTTCTGATAAAGATTGAAGAGCGCGTCGAACACCTCCTGGTGGTCACGGATCCCGATGCGAGTGAACGACAGGCGCGGGAACACGGTCTGTAGGTTGCCGTCCTCGTCCTCCTCGACGAACCCCATCCTCGCGCACATGGGCTCAAGGATCTGGAAGTCCACGAAGTTGCAGAGCTGCTCGCGTCGCAGCATGTCGCGCCAGTTGATGACCTCCAGGTTGATGCGATCTCCCGAGTAGCTCGCCTCACCGGACAGCAGGCTCTCGGTCACCCCGAGACCCGCGTACAGGTGGCGGTCGATGCGATCGTGCTCGGAGGTGAGCTCAAGGAGCCGGTTCTCCTGCCCGCCGCCCCGCTCCTCCCAGTGGACCTCGAAGTTGGTCACGATGCTGTAGTCGGGGTCCTGGAGCGCCAGGTCCACCTGGTCGCGCAGGTCGTCTACCTGCGCCTGCGACATGTTCTCTCCCCACACGATGCGGTAGGGAGTCATGTGACGAGACGCGATGCTCGTCTGGGCCTGCCGGATCTTGTCCTCGAACACGAGGTCCCGCAGGCAGCGCTGAAGCACCGAGGCTCCTCTGAGCTGGTAGTCGGTGCGCCGCCGCGAGAGGTACGCGACGAACGAACCCGCGTAGGGATCGGTGTTGAGCGGGATGGGCTGCCCGGAGCGGACGAAGTCGACGACGTCCGGCGACATCGTCGCGACCACCTGACGCGCCCGCTCGTCCCCGTTGTCGGCCTTCTCGACGAGTTCCTTCGCGCGATCGTCGGGCATGAGGTCGAACGTCCGCAGGTCCGTGTGCGGGTACGCCTCCATGTTGACACGGTCAGCCGGCAAGGTGCGGATCGTCGTCCACCCCTTGTAGTTCTTCTTGAGCCACGCGACCTCACGCTCCTTGGCGTCAGGGCGCTGGTTCCAGACCTTGCGGAGGTCGCCCGTCTGAGAGTCTGGGACGAGCACCTCCTCCCCCACCACATCAGGAGGCATGTCCGGCGTGGTGTCCTCGATGAACGCGTAGCAGTCCCCAAAGAGGGACATCTCGTGCGTCACGACCATGAGGCGGTCCAGCAGCTTGATCCGGTCCGCCCAGCGCTCACAGAAGCGCATCGCAGCGTCGGCCATCGCCTTGTTCTTGGCGGCCGGACGCTTGAGGCGCACCTTCGACAGCAGCATCTCGGTGCGCAGGTCGATCGCCTGACCAACCACCGGGTGGTTGTCGTAGAACCACTGGTAGAACATGCGCAGCTCTTCCTGGCTCTGCGGGAGCTCTAGGAAGTCCGTCGAAAGCTGCGGGCTATAGTAGTTCCCACCCGACCCGAGCATGACCGACGAGGGGAGGTCGCCACCCTGTGACATCGCGGCCGTACGCCGACTGAAGATCGGCCGCGGGATAACGGTCCGAGGAGGACCCGCCGACACCGGTGGATTCCCCCCTACCGCACCGCGCGAGGGGACCTTTCCGACCACAACGCCGTCAGGTGTATTGGCCGCCTGACGCGGTGAGGGACGCTGCGACTTACTCGACGACTTGCGCGACGAGCGACCCTGTGAGCTGGGATTTCCTCGCTGAGGTCTTGGGTTCTTAGCCGCTTGCTTCTTGTCACGCCGTCGCTGTCGATTGCGTCCCATAGGCTACTCTACCTCGTCTTCGTCCGACTCATCCTCGTCCTCATCGTCTAGCTCGTCAGATCCCTCATCCTCGTCTTCATCCTCATCTTCGTCGTCGGCTTCGTCCTCATCCTCGGATTCGCCCTCGCCCTCGCCCTCGTCCTCGTCCTCGTCATCACTCTCGTCCTCATCGTCACCCTCGTCCTCATCGTCCTCCTGGCCAGGAGGACCCGAGGTAGGTAGGTCGGAGTCGTCGTCGGAGTCGTCCTTGGGTGGTTTCTTGGCCGCTTGCTCCTCCTCGGCCTGCATCTTGATCGCCTCTACGACCACCTGACGTAGCAGACCCGTGTCCTTGGGAACCCCATCGAAGAAACCGACCCATGATCCATCAAGGTGTCGAAAGACGCGACCAATCTGCCCAGCGAGGTCATCTGCCACTGGTCCTGGGAGACCACACGTCTTGGCTACCGCGCCAATGGCGCGCGCTGCCGCCGAACCTACTTGCTTGGTCATCGGGACCTCCCGAGCCCGAGACCCCGAGGCCCATGACCTCGAGGTCCCGCGTTGCGCATCCCCATGTTGCGCAGAGTGTCAAGACCTCCACCCAAGACGTGGGGCCGATTCTGGTTGTGCAGCAGGCGCGCGTAACCAGCCGGCGGGAGCGTCCTCACCCCGGGCATCGCCATGCGGGGTTGCTTGCTCTTGGCCTGGGAAGCGGCCCAGATCATGCGGGCAAGCGCGTCGGCCTGATCGTCATGCTTTCCAGTCGACTTAGGAGCTTCCACCTCGATGATGTACTTGGACCGACGCTTCTGCTGTAGCTCCAGGAGCTCCTGGATGTAACCGCAGTGCTCCCCCTTGGTAGGGTCCATAGGGAGGGGCCAGTCGTACAGGACGATCTTTCGGTCGAGCAGGTGGTCCTTGAAGTTGCGGTACACCTGTGAGGAGACCGGGCCCGTGAAGAAGATCGCCTCGATCTGCCGTAGCCCCCGGCGTAGAAGCGCCTGCTCGAAGGGCACGCCGGCCCACTGGTCCGCGATGCCGCGCGCGATGAGGAACTTGTCGCAGTAGCTCGCCACCCAGTCGGCGACCTGCTCGAAGTCCAGACGGTTGAGCTCGGCAAAGTCCCCCTCGCCCGCACGGATCTCATCCACGACGTCGGCGACGATCCGCTCCTCGTCGTCGTAGTGTCCTATGGCCACCGCGCTCCCGTCGCCGGACAGGGCGACGTCGACCCCCATGTAGTGTTCCTGTCGCGGGATGCCTCGCACCGCGGGCCGGCGGTCGGGCTGCACGCAGTTGAGCAGGTCGTCCTTGTTCTCGATCCACCCACGGGTTTGATCCGAGAACTGCGCGCCATACTCCGTGAAGAAGACTGTAGCGTCCTTGACGAACTCCTTCTCAAGCTCGGAGACCTCCAAGGTGGGATTGACCTCCCAGGAGGGGGCCTGGATGGCCAGCATCTTGGAGGCTGCCGCCCCACCGAGCATGGCGATCTGGTACATCTCGAAGAAGTGTCCCTGCCGACCAAGCGGGGACGAGATGTGGATGAACCGCCCTTCGACGGGACCGACCGGCCGGCGCGACACGGGGTCTTTGGGACTGAAGGCAGACATCGAGGGGGCCAGCGCGCGGTAGACTTCCTCCGCCGAGGACTGACCCCCGTCGTTGAAGTGGGCCTCCTCGTCGAGGATGACGACGAGGTTGCCGTGACCACGAAGTCCCTTGGCGCGGCAGGGGTTGAAGGTGATCTTCAGGGTCGCCCCCGCCTTGTCGTCATCCGCGTAGCGCCCGTACTGCCGGATGTCGGCCGGCGTCTGGAGCCGCGCGTAGCTCATCGTGCTGTTGGCGAGGTAGGGGGCGTAGAAGTCGCGCAGCTTGAGGTAGCCGTTCGCCTTGTTGAAGAGGATGCCCGCCTGATCCTCACCGGTAGCCACCGTAGTGAGGAGGATCTCCTCCCCCTTAGGGAGGCCGTAGTAGACCTGCGGGTCGTCTAGCGCGATGAGTCGGGCCACCTCGTAGGCGGTCACGATGGCGCTCATCTGAGTCTTGCCGGCGCGGCGACCGATGGCGAGCACCAGCTCACGACGCTGCACACCCGGGGTGACCTCCCGGATGTTGCAGCGGCCCTGCTCGTAGAGCATGCGCAGGTAGCCTGCCTCGGTGAGGACGCGCCGACTCTTGCTGGAGCGTCGGAAGTCGGTGACCACCACCCGGTACCGGTAGGTCCCGTACTCAGGGTCGTCCGGACGCAGGCGCGTCTCCGCGATCTCCGCGTAGGCCGGGTGCTTCGGGTCGATGGGGGCGTCGAGGTCGACTCCGTACGGGTTGTCGTCGAGCGGGAGGCCATAGTACGCCTTGAGGATCACCCGCTGGACGGGATAGAGCGGCTGGTCGAGCCCGAACGGCCCCTCCACGAACGTGATGATGTCTGAGAACGACTGGGACCCCGCGAGGTTCTTAGGCCCGTGCAGGACGTCGTGTACCAGAGACCCGTACTCGCTCTTGCGCGCCATCGACTAAGCCCCCTGGGCGGCCTTCTGCATGCGCGCACGCAACTGCGTCTCCCAGCTTGGGTCAGACATCGCGCGCCCAAGGATGGAGAACATGGAGTCAACAGCCTCCTGACGCATGCCGGCCTTCGTCATGCTCTCCCGCACACACTCCAGCGTGGCGCGAACCACCTCCTTGACCGCAGGAGACTTGGGGTCGAGCTGCGCTCCCCCGCTCACCTGGTCAAAGCGATGCGCGAGCTTCTCGTGCAGGTTGGCGAGCGCCCGAATGCGCTTCACGGTGAGGTCGGCCGCCTCCGACCGACGTGTAGGGTCGACCTTACTGCGCAGGAAGTCGAGGCGCGCGATGTCGGAACCGATCTCCTGGGCCACCTGCGCGAGGATGCGCGGATCGTCCGGGTCGCGACGGATCATCGCGACGATCCCGTCTTTCCGCACGTGGTCCCCCATCTGGATCTGATAGGCGGCCCCCTGATCGGTAGCAGATGTCGCGGCCGTCTTGGACGGTCGCCCTCCGTCCCCCAGCCACACGGTAGCGGCACCATCAGACGGGCGGGTCTGGATGTCGTCGTCCTCGGTCACCTCCGCGATCGGCTTGTACTGGCGGCGGCCGTCCTTCCCGATGACGAGGACGCGGGTCGTCCCTGGAGGGAGCGTCGTTAGGATGTCTGCGTTGCTCATCGCGCGAAGACCTCAGGCTTTGGGGGACTCGGCGGAGCGACCGCCTCCCCCGTGGACGGGTTGACGGTCAGGCACGGAGGTCCCCAGTTGTACGGTGCCGCGACGCGCAGACTCTCCTCCGGGGTGCGCGCGCGAACGAACAGGGTCGTTCCCGTCGCGGAGACGCGATACCCACGCAACGCCAGAGCCTTCAGGAGGTTCTGAGCCGTATCCGTCGCACCCGCTCCCACGATGAAGTCTACGTGAGGGGCCAGTATGAGGTCGTCAACCTCCAACCACGTCCGCACCTTGTCGAAGGCATTCGAGGTGACGACCACCTGCACGTAGGGGTCGAAGCTCGACGGGAGACCCACTAGGTCGGTCACCCCGCGCTCAAAACCAAGCGCGAGGTGCTCGGCCGCGAGGAGGAGGCCGTTCGGAAGGACGCGCCCGCGCGCCGCATGGACTATAGCCCCAAACCTCACGACGTCTTGTCCTTGGGGGCCGTCGCCACCTTGAGCCCGTACACGAGACACGTAGGTCCCTTGCCCGGAAGGTTCGCCAGGTTCGTGCAGCCCACGCAGCGAGAGCTGGCCAGGACCACCTGAGGGCGGGGGCCCTCGACCACGCGCAGCCGTCGCGCCTCCGCCACGCATCCCTTGATGCTGTTAGGCGTGAGGTGCGCGTCCGCGTAGACGTACTCAACGCCAGCCCGTCCCTCATGGACGGCTCGAAGCGACCGAACGACGGGCGCACACGCCTGGACGAGGCGAGGAGCCCAACGTGATGCCGTCTCGGCCTCAAGGGTCGACCCCGAGAGGCCCCGAGCGACGGCGGTTCGAGCCCACTGTAGGTAGGCACGCACGTCCGCCGCAAACAGACCATGCGTGGATGCGATGCGCTCCACCGCACTCGGCCCCGGAGCCTCCACCTGCACGGTGTGCATGGGTAGCGCCGAGTAGACGGGGCCCTCATACGCCTTGGGAGCCTTGGGAGCGGTTGGGGCTGGAACCGTTGAAGCCGCCTTCGACCGTGGGGGCGGACTGGCGGGCGTGGGCTTCATCGCTGGGCGTGGAGCCGTGGAGGCCCCGCGCAGCCTGACCCCTTCCCCCTGGTACGTAGTCCCTCGCGCCGCGGCCGTCGTGATGTCGCGCACAGCCTTCGCCACCACCTCCTCGCGGAGCAGGGGCTGGGAGAGGAGAGTAGCCGCCGTCTTCTGGTCGATGATGCGGTTCTCGGCAAGCGCGGCCACCTGCCGACGGATCCGCATGTCGGGGCGGGCCGCCGCAGGAGTCGGAGGGGGGGCAGGCGGGGGTGTCCACGAGCTCCCCTCTCGCTGGTAGATCGAGACGACAGGTCCTCGACCACGTGGGTCAACGCGACCCCGCTCCACGAAGAGGAACGCGGCCTGGAGAGCGCGCGCGGGGTCCTGCGTGACGGGTGGGAGGGATGCACCCTCCGCGCTAAGGCGCGGGGCGTACTCCCGGTACGCCTCGTTCCAGGGCACGCTTGCTACGACCCGGAGGATGTTGCCGGCCGCCTCCGCCTTACGGAGAGCGCGAGCCTCCTTGTCGATCACGTAGCGCGCCTGCGGGCAACGCCGCCGCAGGATCTTCGCCCACTTGACCAGGCCACCTGGAAAGGCGGCCAGCCGGATGAAGACGCGCCCCGCCAGGCCGTCATCCGCTCGCAGCACGGAGGCGACCGAAGCGGCGCGTGTCGCCCCAAACCTCTCCCCGAGGTCGTGGAGTATCTGCTCAGCCGACTCTCCGAAATGGATCCGCTGGGAGGCCAGACGAAGCGCCTGCTGGAAAGCTGCGGGGTTCTTTGGCGTCTCCAGGTCCGGGGAGTACTCCGCGGGGTCGACGACCGGCCCCATGCGGGGCAGGTTCTTGTCCCAGAAGGCGCGCAGCGTAGCCGCGGTGTCGAGCGGGGGCTCCCCCTGCCGGCGCTGCCCGAACACGACCGCGCTCGGCACGTCCATCCAGGACAGGTCCGACAGGCCCGCCTGCCGCTGGAAGTGCGTGGGGTCGGAGAGGAACGAGTCGTCCTGGGTCTCGTGAAGGAATCCAGGTAGGTCGCGAATGCTCATGGGGTGTCCCCTTCGTCGGTATCTTCTTCGTCAGTGTCCTCGTCCGCGATGTCCCCTTCGCTCTTCTCCTCCTCGTCGCGAGCCCACCCCTCCGGGTCCTCCCGGATGTGGTTGACGTCCTGCATGATCTCGCGGACGCGCCGTCGCTCACGCGGGCTGATCTCGCCCTGGTCCTGCCAGTGAGGGGCGTAGATCTCGTCGTGGAGCGTGTCCATAAGCGACGAGAGCGCCTCGGTGCAGTTCATGTAGAGCTTCCGCATGTCGGGGATCTTCTGGATGTATCCCCGACCCCCAAGGTTGCCGTCCGGACTGATGAGCCGGCTCTTGAGCTTGGAGAAGTCGTTGTGCGCGGAGAGCGCGTGCCCGAGCGCCATCGCGGTCGACCTCAGGCAGCGAATGAGGGGCTTGAGGTTCGCGGTGTCGAACGCGTAGCCCGTCGCGATCTCGCGACGGCTCGGGTTCTGGTTCGGCCAGGCCCACTGGTTGTCGTCGCCCGAGCGGTCCTTAATGAATCGAACTTCACCTGCCGTACGTGTCTTGCCGCGACGATCTCCCGATTCGAGGGCGTCGCAAAGACGCAGGATCGCCGCCACACGGCCTCGCCAGCAGCGCTGCTGGTGCTGCGCAACGAGCCGAGCAACTACGTGCTTGTCAGGTGACTTCATGGACTCCGCCTCAATGGTGGGCGGTATATAGCGGCGGTATGGTGGGCCATGCCGTTATCTCCCGCAGAGCGAGCCAGACGACAACGTGCCCGCAGGATGGCCCACGGTTGGAAGGAAGTGAAGGTATGGGTACCTTCCGAGAAGGACGCAGAGGCGATCAGGAAGCTGGCAGCCCAGAAACGAGCCAAAGCTCCTAGACCTTGAGCGGATGACCCGCGGGGTCGAACAGGCGGCAGAGCACCACGCGGCCCTCGTCATCCTGCTCGAACCCCCACAAGTCGCGCGTGGCCCGATGCACGAGTTCTCCAGGTTCTGCGCGCAGCGTGAAGCCCTGGTCAACTACGTCGGCAACAGAGGCGGCCAGCCTCGACAGGTGAGGTGGAGGAGTCGATCGTGGGTCTCCAGCGATGAACTGCGGGTTCATGAGCTTGAGGCCACTATCCGTGAAGGTTGCCACGAGGCCCTGCTCGAGGAACGTGATGGGGCGGCCAGGCTGACGCAGCCCAACGACCGTAGCGGTTCGTGGCAGCAGGCGGGTCAACGGGAGGCGAAGCGGGACCCCCATGCGAAGATCTGGGCGTCCTGGCAGCAGAATACGGTTTGGCATGTCACCCTCTCTTTGTGAGAGTCCATGCGACGTCTAGCGACTGGGTGCTGAGGAAGCGAACGGTGAACCCCTTCTCGTCCGCTCCGAACACCCAAGGCACCTCGTCGCCAGCAGGTCGATCGTTGACGGTGAGGTTGACGACGTAGTTGGTCGCGAGCCGAGGATTCGCGAAGTCGAACCTCTTGTCCGCCTCGCTCAGGAACGAGAGCACACCACTCGCGCGGTCCGTGTCGAAGACTGCGGTGGAGTCACCCCCCACAGCATCCACACGAGACCCCTCAGAGGTAACCGTCGCGCCGGCTTCCAGCGATAGCCCATTAACGACGGAGTTGCACAAGGACACGGTCGACCCGCGCATCACGTACATCGAGGTGATGCGAGAACCAAAGACCTGCACGTTTCCCTGCACGATGAGTGTCCCGTCCACGCGGCTGCCCTCCAGCAGTAGCGTCGACCCAGGACCGACCACCGACACGTTGCCACGAACCTGCGTGTCCCGCAGCGTCACGAAGGACTCGCGCGTGTCGATCAGGGCGGGCCCCGCCAGCGAGCAGGAGGCGACCTCCACGGTCGCCTGCACGGCGACGAGGAATGCCGCACGACCTGGGGGAGCAGACTCTAGGGTCTCGCAGCGTACCAGGCGAAGATGCCCTGTGCGGCCCCCCTCCCCTCCAACGGAGATGACAGGGACGTCAGGGTCTGCCCCAAACACGACCCCGCCGAAGGACACGAAGGTGGCACGAATGGCCGTCCCGTTCACCTGGACCGTAGGAAGACCAGACCCTGGCTTCGCCCGCACCACGTGCGCACCCACCGCGCTCACCGCGACGCGCTGCCCCGGGATTACCCTCGCGGGCGCTTCGGACACCCCAGGCAGCAGGATGAGCGACTGCGGGCCCGCGGCCGGGTACGGCTTGTCGGTGAGGAGGACGAACCCCCCGGCCAGGTCGACCGCGTCCCCGCCCTGCCCGACGATCGAGTAGGTGGGACCGGGACGCACTCCTCCCAGGGCAGAGAGCGGGAGACGGCCGAGGACGGGGTCCTCGAAGACCAGCGACCCCGTGGCAGGGTCGCCGTAGATGCGGCGCACCCCGGACAAGCCGGGCGCGACCTGGACCTCATCCGCCTCAAACGGTAGGGGATCGTCACTCATCGCAGTACGACTCCGTAGCGGACGCGCCTCTCCGAGAATCGCCGAACAGCGGCCCCGATGGTCACGTCGAAGTAGTTGGTGTCTCGGGTCGCTCGAACGGGGAACGCCCCCACAGGATCCACCACCACGCGGTAGGCCCCCACGGGCAGCGCCAGCGGTGTTAGGGTGACCCGCTGGGTCGTGGGGTCTCCGTACCGAAAGACGAGCTCGCCGGCCAGGGGGGCGGACGGAACCAGGGGGACCACGACCATCACGTCCACCGTGACCGGGACGGTTAGGGTTCCGAGCTTGCTAACCGGACGAAGAACGAAGCCCGTCAGGGTCCTGTCGGTCGCCGCGACCGCGACCCCGTTCGCAGCGGTCGCCCCCACCAAGTAGAGCGGAGTGGTCAGCGCGCCCGTGATGTCCACGCGCTGCGACGCCTCCCCGCGGAACACCACACGCCCGGACCAGGCCACGTACGTCTGGGACAGCACGCGCGCCGCGTCCACCACCTCACGAAGGTCCTCGGCCAGCTCGGAGGGGAGGTCGGTGGGGCAGTCGCACCCGTAGGCGTCGACGTACCCCACAGCGTTCGACTGCTCAGACCTGACCGAGCGTACTGTCACGACCCCGTACATGTCGACGACCACCTCGATGCTGTAGGTGGTCCCAGCACCAGTGCGAGACCGAAAACGATACACGCGGTCGACGAGCTCGATCATCCTGCCTGGGCCGCGTCCATCAATCCCTTACCAGGCGACGACTCGGAACCCCTCGGAGGGGGAGACCCCGCTCTTGAGGAGGTTGGGACTATCGGCGATCTGCCGCATCACGCGCAAGTAGGCACCCACCGCATCGCGCCCGCAGGACAGGATGGGCGATTTAGACTCACTCTCAATCCACTGAGCGAGTCGTCGGATCGTCTTGTGGAACCTGTAGCGCACCAGGCCCTGCGTGACCCGCAAGCGCTCGCCCGTCTCGCTCTGGCACGTGGTGTCCCACATGTGACGGAGGATCGCCAAGTCCATCTCGTCGGGAACGAGGGGGCGTACATCCTCACATACACGGTTCGCGTCGACCCCATCGGGGATTGACATGAGGAAACGAAGACGCTGCTCAGCGCGTCTGAGACGATAGCACACCGTCGGCTGACTGACGTTGAACAGGGCCGCGATCGTGTCCTGGCTCCACCGGTCGAAGAAGAACAGGTGCACCCAGTCCGCCTCCACTGGAGGGAGCCGGTCAAGGAGTCGGATGACGCGCGCGGCGAGCTTCTCGGTCTCGGGTGACATGCCCCCATCCGACGGGTCTCCGAACAACGCAAACCCATCCTCCACCGAGTAGCAGCGCTCTATAGAGTCAGACGAGCGGATCGCCACGATACCTCCTAAAAGAACGACATCTGCTTGTAGCTCTCGTACTTGGCCGCAGGTACGGGCGGAACGGGAGCTGCCGGCTTCGGTTTGCTGTTCTTGAAGCGTCGCAGGTCTGGAACGAAGAGGGGAGGAACGGTGCGGTCATCGACCATCGAGACGTTGGTGCGGTTGACGACCAGCAAGCGCAACAACGTGCGCGTCCGCACCTGGAGGAGCAGCTCGCGCGAAGAGAAGGCCGACATGACGCGCCCACGAACCCTCAGGTAAGGCCCCGACACCACCTCAACAACCTGCCCGCGAGGTAGTCGGGTCGAGCGGGGGTGATCTACCGTGTGGAGCATCGCCTCCACCTCTTTCCCGCCCACCAGATAGACCGTGCGCAGAGACCCCACTTGTCGGGACAACACCCGCTCTGCGTACCCCCTCCGCTCCAGGGCAAAGTACCGACTCGACGACAGCCCCCCGCGGATGAAGACGTAGCTCAACGCAGAGGCTGATCCGCTCCCCTGCGAGGGCACGATGATCGGGTACGTCTTCGACACACCGAGGTCCCCCCGAATCTGCGCGCTTAGCCGCCCAGAACCCGCAAGGTCCTCCCCCTCTGGAGACAGCTCCAATACCACCCACGTAGATCGACCCGCTTGGGCGCGGTTGTCCCCTGCCTCCATAGGAGGCATAGACGCGAGGGACCTGCGATCGTGCGTAGAGCCGATGGGGGCAATCTACACGATTAGGGCGGAGAAGGAGATAGCGACTTTAACGAAGTTGCGCTGCACGCATGTCGCGCACCCGGTCGCGCACTCGAGCTGCGAACTGCGCTGCGGTCCAGCCCGCAACCGGGTCGACTGTCGCGGCCAGGGTCGCGCGGTCTGCATGCGGGTGATAGTGGACCCAGCCGTTGTTGACCCCGCGACTCGCGGCGGGTGCGCTGCTGGAGGGTGGCGGGCTGCTAGGTTGGGGCGAACTGGGAGAGGAGGTGAGGCGCGCCGCAGGGCGACGATCCTCCGTCTGCGTACCCAGAGCGAGGTCGCAGTACAGGGTGGCGCGCGACACCTTGGAGGGCCGCGAGCCAAACCGATCCGCCAGCGTCAAGAGGGTCAGACCAAGAGGAGCCACTCGACGCAGAGTGACCTCCTCCCAGGCCCCCTCCTGCACTTCACCGCCCGCGTGGACCTGGAAGGCCGCCACGCAGAAGTCCGCCAGGTACCGGTACGCGGTCGAGGGTGAGATCTTCTCGATGAGGGCATCCACGCGCCTTCCCATGCCAGACAGGTCATGCAGGTTGAGGAGCAGGCCCGCCAGGTCCTCTCCCACATCGGAACCCAGGTAGGAGGCTATCGCCTCCCGTGACACACGACCAGAAGCCGCCGTCGCTTCGATCGCCTTGATGGCGTCCCGGAAGTGACCTCCCGTCGCGCGCGCGACCAGGTCGAGCGCCGCAGCGTCGAACGGGATCTCCTCGGTCTCACAGATGTAGGCGAGGCGAGAGGCGATCGCTCGGTACCCTGGAGACCGCACACGGAACGGAGGAGCACAGCGAGACAAGATGGTGGGGCGGACCTCGTCGGGCTCCGTGGTACAGAACAGCACAACGAGACGCTTCTCCCGCGTCCCAGGCCGGCAGTCCTCCATCGGCTTGAGGAGGGCGTCCTCGGCCTCAGGAGACAGCCGGTGGCACTCGTCGAACAAGTAGATGCGCCGGCGCCCCGCGTGCTCGTCGAACCGGAGGTCTTCCAGCAGCATCATCACGTCGGCCTTTCCTGAACGGGTCGCCGCGTCGACCTCAACGAAGTCGGGCGACCCATGATCGGACAGCATCGCGATGCAGGACTCACAAGCGTCGCACGGGTCCCCCCCAACCGGGCGGGCACAGAGCAAGGCTCGGGCGAGGATCCTCGCCAGGGTGGTCTTCCCGCTGCCCCAAGGGCCTCCGAACAGGTAGCTCTGGAGGTGGCCAGAGCCACCAGCCACCAGATGGCGAAGGATCGTCTTGACGACTTCTTGTCCCGCTACGTCCTCATAGCGGGTCGGTCTGTACTTGTTGTCTAGGCCCACGAGGGCCTCTACCCGCTAGGGCTCGTCGTCCTCTTCGTCTTCGTCTTGTCCGTGGTCATCCCCGAAGACACGCTCGATCATGCTGGCCAGCGTGGAGACGTCTGGCTTCTCCGGCGAGTAGATCCAGAACCCGTGACGCGCGACCTCATCGCGGTAGTACGACACGTCAGGCTTGAGGACCTTGTAGGAGTTCCCGCCGTCTGGGTTCTCCTTGGACTCCATGGCGCAGAGGCAGCGGTCGATGAGCGCGATCTGCTGGAGGTTGGTGAGCTTCTCCCAGCGGTTATAGCCAATCTCGACCGTGAAGATGCACGGCGAGGCGGCCAGGACGGAGAGCTTGGGGCTCGCCTTCGCGACGACCGCGATGCGATCCTCCGGGGCGGTGTCCTTGAACAGGACCACGATCTGGTCGACGATGTGCATCAGGTCGTGGTGGTACTGCTTGACGAGGTCTCGCAGCAGGTCGTGGACGTCCGGTCCAGCCTTGTAGAGCTTGTTGCTTACTTTCTCGATGTTCTGATCAGGGACCTTCTTGGGCATCGGAACTCCTTTCCCTCGTTTTACCCGAGGATGTGCATCCCGAACGCACGCTGAAGGGCTGTTCGACCCCCTGAGTCCCACAGGGCCCCCGGGTCCTTGGCGGAGTACCTCACGTCAACCACCCGAACCCCACGCGACCGCAGGCGATCTACGGCCCCTCTGTGGTACTTGCCTGTCTTGGGGTCGATACCACCTACGGCCCCTCTACGCCCCGCTTCGTCCTCGTCGAACACCACGAACACGGCCGCGGTCGGAGACAGCAGGCGCTGGACAAGCAGGTCCTGCTGCTGGGACAGGGCGGCCCGGCCGCAGCCGAGAACGACCCCGCGGTCGCCCACGACCCAGTCGAGGGCGAACATGTCGAACAGGCCCTCGACGAGCCACAGGTCTGCCCCCGACCACAGGAGGTCGGCCGCGCGGCTTGTGAGTCCGACGAACGTCGGGCACCAGGCCGCCTCGGGAAGCAAGTGGCGCAACACGGTCTTCTTGTCGACCCATGTCGTGCGAAAGTCTGCACCTACCACGACCCCTCGTGCCGATCGGAGCGGGACGGTCAACATCCCGTTGACGCGGGACCCACACCCTTCTCGGCCGAGACGAGCCCATTCGGTGTCCTGCGGGCGCGCCTCGCACACCTGCGAACGCCACGTCGTGATCCCAAGCTCGTGGACGCGGTCCTCTCGCGCACCCCGCGCGAGCAAGTAGCCGAGGTCGTCAGGATCAAGGTCACAGCGTGCTATCGCTTCAGAGAGCCAGGACATCTAGGTGGAGGCGACGACGAACCGATCTGGGTCGTAGACGACCAGAGCAACGCGGTCGCACAGCTGCCAGATCGAACCCACGTCGCAGGTATTGGGGGTGATGACGACGAGGCCCGCAGGGATTATCGCGTCGACCATCACCGATACGGGACTCCGCACCGCGGTACGCGCGAAGACGCGCACGAAGGACTCGGCGATACTCCCCTCGGGCGCTGCCTGCGTGAGCTTCTGCATCCCCTCTTTAAGAGAGAGGCGGCCGTGCAGGTCATGTGCAGCCCACAGGAGGTCCCGAACCACCTCTTTCACGAGTCGCGAGGAGAAGGCAGCGGTCACGACGGTCCCATGTGCGGTGTTGTCGAAGCGTCGTATGACGCCGTTTGAGTCCGTCACGAACCGAGGACCCACGGGTCGCTTGAGGTCCAGCCGGGCACAGAGAGGCATGCGAGGCCCCTCTACCCCCTCACCATCCTCAACGAAGAGACCAGCCACCCAGGGAGAGGCGACCTTACCTCCAGGGGGGCTGGAATCGTTGAAGCGCCAGGACGAACCCTCGCCAGTAGTACCGCCACCTAGCCTCCACGACGGGTTCGGGCGGTTTGACGAGTTCGGTTGGCTTGACGTGCTCGTCAAACCGCTCTTGGCTGGGGGGTACGTCCTGGACGTCATCGGCCTCCTCCGTAACCTCTACAGGATCCTTCAGGACCCAGGCGAGCGCGGCGAGGTCCGGGTACTTCGCCGCCAGATCCCCTAGCGACTGGCTGGCGAGCTGACGAAACTCTTCCTTGACGTCCTCTGGTGTCTTGACGGGACGATAGTGTGGGCAGGTGCGCGCGCAGACACCACTCAGACCCTCCGCGTAGTGCGAGTCGCAGATGACCCCCGCGATACCAGCCTCGACGTTCTTACAGACGCGAAGTTGAACCAGAGGCCCCCTCGCCCCTCCAGACGCAACCCAACCTGGATGGGTCGGGGCGATCCCGTTGTGCGCGCAGTTCTCTGGTGTTGGCTTGAGGACAGCCTCAATCGCCCGCTTACGGTGCCGGTACAGCACCTGCTTGAACTTCTGGTGAATCTCCCCGGGTCGACGCATGAGACTAGCGTACCCCTCGATCGAGGACGAGCCGTGAGGAACGTGCTCCTCGCAGCACGCGATACCTCCGGGGACTCGCCTCCCACAACGCGTGGGAGTGAGTGATGACGAGCACGTCGAAGTTGAGCCGACGGCACAAGTCCGCGAATACGCTCGCGAACGCGCGAGCGTACGCCTCGTCAAGCGGAGCCAGAGTCTCGTCCAGAACCATGAAGCGACGAAGACCACGCCTCAGGATGCAGGCTACTCGCAGGAAGACGGCCTGGATGGTCGTGATGGACCCTCCAAACAGGTCCGACGCCTGCCCCTCGACTCGACCCCCCTCACACGGAACGGAGGTCACCACGTCGACCGCGATGCGGCCTCGCTCCTGCCCCACGCGCGCCTCTACTCCGATCTGCTGGTCTGCGAACACCACGCGCATCGCCTCGCGCAGCAGGTTCTCCACGAGAGAGAACCCGTTGCGCACCTCCGCGTCCGTGAGACCCGCGACGACCGAGATCGCTTCGGTGAGGATCTCGTCCTCAAGCGACAGGTCCTGCTCGTCGATGATCGAGGTAGCTATCGTCATGCGTGCCTGGGTACACGATGCCTGGAGACGCAGGGCGCGGTCGCGTACCTGCTCGGACCTGTCCCGTAGGCGTGCGACCTCGGCCCGCAGCGAGCTCAACCGACGATCCCGCCGTTGAGGAGGTAGACGTAGCGGAGAGACTTCGCCGGGTCCTGCGGCTCCGACACGCGGGCCATGAGGACCTTGCGGCTGGACGTGGACGACTTGCTCCCGATGAGGTCGAACGTGATCTTGGTGTCGCTCCACACCGACAGGACCGCGTCGAGCGCTTCCTTGGAGAAGCGCCCCGTCTCGTCAGATCCCGTCGCCTCGACCGACACCGGGATCGAGTGAGGTTTGCTGGTGGCTCGGAGCTGCGTGGCCAGGTGTACGGTCTTGTGCCCCACGTCGAGCTGAAACCCAACGAACTTCTCCGTCGGAGCAGCGGCCGTAAAGAGGAAGTCGACCGCCCGTCGCACCTGGTCGCGCGACGCGGTGAAGGAGTTCGTCGAGGTCTCATCGACCGCCAGCGCAGGGAGCGAGGTGACGTTCTGGAACCCCTGCTGCACCAGGACTCCAAAGATCCCCCCGTCCTGACGACGGAACGTCGTCATGTTGGCGTGCTTGAGGACGGTGAAGGTGTCGCCTCCGGAACGCAGGAAGTCGCTGAGCGGTCGGATGGCCGCGGACGGAACGATGAACCGCCCCGAGAAGGGCCCGATCGCGATCCCGTAGGCGAGCTTCGAGTTGGCCACGACCCGTCCATCCCAGCAGTAGACAGCGCACCTGTGCGGCTCGTGCGACTCGTCCTTACTGACAAAGAGGAACACCCGCGTGATGGCGTCCACGAAGGGAGCCGTCTCCAGGGTGGCCTCCTCCTTCGAGGCCGCGACCCGCTCGTCCCAGAAGGGCCACTGGTCCGCCTTGCAGGCCGAGAGGTGGTTGGTCCACAGCCCCGCCGTGATGGAGCTATGCTTCCCGTCGTAGCTGATCGACGTCACCGCGTCCCCGTCGGGGACCGCCTGTAGGCACTGGAGCAGCGCATGTGCGTCAGCGGTGAAGTACCCGTCCTTCAGGCCCTCCGGCACGGTAACCCCCTGGATAGGGACCTGCGACACGGAGACCCGATTGAAGGACAGCACGCTCACAGGGGAGTGGGTGTCGTCGCGCTTGACTCGAAACAGCACGAACCCTGAGAGGTCATCCGTACCAGACTTGGGACCGACGCTCTTGGACGCCGACACGAGCGCGCTGTGAAGGTTATTCCTGGAACACTCGAACTGCATAGGCACCTCGGGGAGGTCTAGTGGTTTACGGACTGGAGGGTCGTCGATACGTGGTCGATTTGGGCTGAGATTCGAGACACCTCGGACGCGATCTGCGCCTCTATCGCCTGGATCTCCTCGTCGATGCGGTCAGGATCTACTCCGAGGTCCACGGCGCGCTGCCGCGCCGCCTCCCACTCCTGCTCGCTCGCCTGCGCGGCACCCTCCGCACGGGACAAGCGCGCCTTCGTCTCGTCTAGTCGACGCAGGACACCTTGTGCTCGTGTATCGATCTCAGCCATCGCCCCTCCTACCCGCTCGCGCGGTTGACCAAACTCGCCAGGCCGGCGAGGCCGTCCAGATCAGATTCCTGGGCGAGGTTCTCCTCCGCCACGAAGGGTGCGGTCACGACGGGCTTCCGCTTGGCTCGTAGTTCCGCGAGCTGCACCTGCCGAGGCTCACAGATTGACTCGTAGTCACAGATCCGACACTGCCCCCCCACCCTGGCCGGAAAGTCGTCGGCCACCACCGCGGCCTGCGTATCTGGGGGCATGGGGAGCGGAGACTTCCGCTCGATCCGTAGCATCTCGTCCGCGAACCGGATAGCCCGCGCGGCGATCTGTTCGACCCGCTCCTGGTCGCAGTCGTACCACACGATCCCCTTGGATGGACCCCGGGCCTCATAGGCCGCGAGCGCGCGCTTGCGACTATCTGTCGCGTCAGGAGCTCGAACTACGTCACGCAGGAACCCCACCTCTGCCTCCCAGTCGTAACCCGCAGGGTAGCGGTAAGGGACGACCCCGAGGCGCTTGGGCACCTGCCCATAGACTAGGGAGACTGCGAGTGCGTAGAACACGAGCTGGTCAACGTCGACGTGCATACGGAACGCGCGCGCGTCATCGTCCCAATACTCCCGCCCGTTCTTCCCGTCCAGCACGAACGGACCCGTCTCGGTGCTCTGAACAAGGTATAGGTCCAGCCGGCCGCTCACCACGACCTCGGGGTCCACGCGGAGCCGGCCAGCCAGCTTGTGCTCCGGCAGCGCGACGTCCCCGTAGAGCTTGTTCGCATGACAGGTCGCCACGAACCCCTGCGCGGACCGGATGACGTCAGCGCGCAGGGCCGCTAGGTCGGCTCGCGGGGCGAGCCGGAAGTTCGGCTTCCGCCCCTGCTTAGGAGGTTCGGACGCCTTCCGAACTTCCTTGTCAAACTCATCGTTGGCGACCATCCGCAGGATCTGACGAGCGTCGTCCTCGTCCCGCTCCCACCCTCGCATGTTGTAGAAGACCTCAACGGCCTTCTGCACCACCGTACCAACAAGCGCGTGCTCGTCGGTCTTTCCCTCAGGAAAGGGCTTCTGCCTACCCTCTCCACCTCCAACGTCGATACCAGGGAATCCACGCCGCCACAGGTACTGTCGCGGACACTCCTCCCAGGACGACATGCTGGGCCAGTAGACGATCATGATTGCATCCTCGCGCTCTCGGAGCGCCTGAATACGTCGAGTACCCGCTCGCGCGCCTCTGGCGACACGTTGGGGAGCGCACGCACCAGGGCGTCCAGCGTCTGGTCCCTCCCCTCCTCTGCCACCGCGGTCGCCACCTGCGCGAGACACGCGACGTCGACCGTGGGTCGATCAGCGACCTCCTCCCGGTCCTTGAACACCTCCGCAGGAGACCGGACGTCGATCGCGATGGTGCGCACAGTAGCGGGCTGTCCGCGCAGCAGGTGCAGGTCTGCAACCTGCGGAATGCGCTGCACGTCGTCCTCCGCGAGGGTCCCCCGCGTAAGGGACCCGATGTTGACGACCCACTGGCCCGGCGCGAACTCACGCACCCCCTGATCCTTGTGCCAGTGCCCCACACACACGACGCTTGCCGACGGGAATAGGGAAGGGAAAAGCCCGTAAGGCAGGACGTCCTCCCCAGGGAAGAAGGCCAGGCTCGGGTCCGCCGACGCGAGCTGGTGGAGCATCACCACCAGGTGATCTTCCGGTCCCGGGGGGACGTAGAGGGAGGCGGGGTCGAAGCGAGCTCCCTGATACGGACGACCCACCACCCGAACCGTGGTGCCATCAGGGTTGGTGAGCACGGCCTCATGCGGCCCGTAGCAGGGACGAAAGATCCCGCTCTCGAAGCAGACGGCGAGCGGACTCTCATCCAGGTGAGCAAGTGAGCCGTACCGGACGTCATGGTTCCCGATGTTCGCGTAGACCGGACAGGGATAGCTGCGGTGGACCTTGGCGGTCCTCCGCACGAGGTCGTGCGAGTTGTTGTCGGGGTTCTTCTCGTCGAAGAAGTCACCGCCGTCGAGGACGGCGGTAGCCTTGATGTCGCGGGCGATCTCGCCCACCTGGCAGAGCTTGTCGGTGACCGTCTCCGTCCAGTCGTCCGAGCGTCCCCGAGGTGCTCGGTCGCGCATGTGGACGTCTGTTCTCCAGAGAAGGTGCATCGAGGAGATTATACCCCTCGGTCTGACACCCCCTCGAAGGAAGACGACCCAGAGCGAATCTACTTCATGGCCTCAACCTCTCGCAGGCACGCAGCACTCCAGCACGGCACGCCATCTGGTAGTAGCTCGTGATGCGGGAGGTCTCGCGCGCACGTGCGACCCCTCGCTCAAGCAGGTGCGCAGCGTGGTAGCAGGCCATCGCTTCCTGGTCCCTCGTGCAGGCAGGCGTCACCTTGACGGTGAGAATCACGCAGCTTACCGTGCCACCAGCATCGCAGGCATTATGTAGACGATTCCACTCACGCTCGCGCTGGACCCGTTGTAGGACTGGGCTCACGAGCGCAATCAGGACGATGAGGGTCCCCAGGACCCCCAGCAGCTTGGCGGTCGACCTCATGCGACCCTCCTTGGAGGGCGAAGTAGGGCAGGGGGGCCGGAGTTCCCCGGAGCGAGGACCCAGTAGTAGACGGTCTCGATCCCGGCCAGGCCAATCGCAGTGTAGACGTTAGGGAGGAGGTCGAGGTGACCTCGGTACCGCTCCCCTGGAGGAAGGCGCTTGGTGCGCATGTGCCAAACCCCCTTGCGGTTCAACGTCCCCCACGGCCCTCTGTCGACCACGTAGGCGACCGTACATCGACCCGTTCTGGCCAGGCAGACCCCAACGCGGGTTCCACAGGGAAGGGTACGGTGTGCGACGCCACTGTCGCGCATCTTCTCCCACTCGCGGGAACCATACTTCGTCTGAAGTCGATCCTTGCAGGCGAAGGTGCCCACGTTGTCGTAGCGGTCCCCAACGAATCCGTACTGGGAAGCGTTACCGACCTGTGCCCCCATCAACAGCATAATGGCAAGTAGTAGGGTCATGAGAGTGTGTCTCCGGTCGCCGCTCGTTCGGAGCTGTAGACCCGCAGAACGGGCAAGCTCCCACGTCATTGACCACCTCGTCTCGACACCGTGTCGCAAGGGTGAGTGCGGCACGACTCTCCTCCACGTCACGACGAGCGTCTCGCAGGCGCTCGCCCGCATTCCTCAGGTGGTCCCTCGTGGATCGAAGAACGCGCAGACGGTCGAGGGAGGACCGAAGGACCTGCGCGTCAGGTAGCGTGATCTTCTGGAGGACCTTCTGGGCCTCTCGCTTGGCGCTAAGGTGCTGGATGTGGTCCCGAGCGCGCAGGACGGCCGCATGACGCTGAACCCTGTCGCGCAGCCCCTCCCCTTCTGGGAGTCGCAGGGCAGTGATGACCTTCAGCGCCTCGCACTGCCTGGCAGATCTTCCCAGGCGATCTCGCGCGGCGCGCAGGTGGTCGAGACGCGCCACGAGCTCCCGCAACAGGTCTCCATGCGGAAGCCTCAAGTCTCGCACCCCCGCCAGCCGCCTTGCGCGGGCCGCTAGGGCGGTGATCTGGTCGCGCAGGCCCTGGAGGCGCTCCACCTCCTGAAGACGGGCCTCTACGCGTGCGAGGTGCCCTGGGACATGCGTGGCCTCCTCCGCGCTCGACTCTGCTGGGCTGAGGTAGGCCAACCAACCTCGCGCGTTTCGCAGCGCTTCCTGGGCCGTAGACAACCGACCCCGCACGCTACGACGGTCCGACTCAAGGAGTCGAGCGGCCTGCGCGAGGAGCTCCGCCCGTCCGGGGTCGCATACCGCCTCCGCGAGGTAGGCTCCCGTGCGATCCACCAGGAAGGCGGACTCACCCTGGCGCGCGAACTGCGGCCACACCGCTTCCCCTCCCACCTCCACAGACCGAATCCCCGCCTCACGCACCTGGGGAGGAACCTCGCGTCCAGGGTACAAGGTTGCCCCTCCAACACGATACATGGGACGACCCTTGGACCCCCCGTCCCTCCCCCACGTGAAGCGGGAGTCCCCGAGGTCGACTTCGACCTCCATCTGGGGAGCGCCACGACGAACCAGGTGGGCGGACGGGGTGTTCTGGAAGCTGGCGCGAATCGCGCGAGCGAGGGCGGACTTGCCCCCGTTGTTGGGGCCGGCGACTGCCGTAAGGCCGGAGACTTCGACCTCTGCGTCCTCGTAGGCTTGGAAGTTCTTGAGGCGGAATCGGACGGGCATCTTAACCTAAGCTACCCGAACCCTCTGACAGAGACCTAGTCGAGGTTGCGGATCGTCTCGGCGAGATCCTCCTCAGACCCCTCCTCAGCAGCCTCCGCGTCACTTTCGGCCATCTTGACCTCGGTCTGGATGAGCCCACGAGCCTCCGCCGAGAAGGCGGCCTCGTAGCCCTTACCTCGAATCTCGGAGAAGAACGCCTTCTTGCCCTGGCCCTTGACCACCGTCCCATCTGGGGAAACCCAGTCGTAGAAGGCCCCGTTCTGTCGAATGCGCTTGTTGCGCAGCAGCATGTCGAAGGCCGACCGGATGTTGTCGACCCCGATCCCGAAGCTGATCATGAAGCTCGCCTTGCGGCCCTGGCTCGACCCGATCTTCGTCTTGTCGATCTTCGCCTCGATCTCGGTCGACACGGTCATGTTCTCCGAGATCCCCTTGAGGGGGTTGAAGCGCGCCTCCTCTTCCACGCGGATCTTCTTGAACCGAATGCGGAGGCTCGACACGTACTTCCACACCATGCCGCCCTGAATGGTGTCGGCGGGTCCCATACCACCCGCGTTGATGCTGCTGCGAAGCTGCGAGATCGCGATGAGCAACGTCTTGGCGTTGTAGAGCTCCGCCGATAGCTGCGGAAGCTCTCGCGACCACGCACGCGCCACGATGCCTGGCTGCCCGGCACTACCATCGCGGTCAGCGAGGGCACGGTCGTGCTCGATTGTCGGGACGGCGAACCCGACCGAGTCGAACACCATCACGGGCACCTTGAAGCTGGCGAACACGTACGCGATCTGGATCCCGTCCTCCAGGGTGTTCGGCTGGTAGAGACGGAACAGGGACTCGTCGTCGATCGGCACCCCGAGGCGACGCGCGTAGTCGGGAACGATGGCGTGCTCCCAGTCAATGTAGACTGAAGGCCAGCCCCTGCGGGCCGCCTCCGCGCACGCCATGAGGGCGAACGTCGTCTTGCCACACGACTCCGGGCCGTAGATCTGCACGACGCGCCCGAGCGGCCAGCCGGGACACGGGGGCACCCCGAGGTCGTTCGGCTCCCCGCCAATGAGGTAGTCGAGGATGAAGCTGCCCGTCGAGATGTGCGGGAGCGACTCCCTCATCTCTCGGGATGAGATCGGCACGTAGGGAGCCGGCTTCTTCGCCTTGGCGAAGACGCTATCGACCATCTTACCGGCCGCCGCGAACCCGCTCGCGAAGGCAGGGTCCCGCTTGACGGGGGACTTTGCCTTGGGCTTGGGTGGCGCATGGGTCTTGATCGCGGCCTCTGGCTCCTCGGCAAGGGTCTCGTCGCTATCCTTCTCCCGTTCCTTCTTCTTCGTCATGGTCTCCCCACAGGAAGAAGCGCTTGTCCTCCTTGTGGAGAGCGCCCTTCCGCTCGATGGTTCCGGCGAGCGCACCCTTCTTGCGCACTCGCACATCGGTAAACTGCTCACGCTCCAGCGTGGTGAGGTCTTGCTCTGCTACCTCACCACGCTGGAGCAACCAGAATCGACAGCCTGTGCGCGCGGCCCACCAGGCGTCTGCCTGGTGTTCACTCCAGCCGCGCTTCTGCCCCGTGTCTCGCTTGGCGGCCTCCACCATGTCAGCCTTCGTCATCGACCACTTGGGTGGACGCCGAAGGAAGGCCCGTGCCTGCGCCTTGAGGTGCAGGGGCGACCATAACACGAGGGGGCACCGCTCCTGCCGTAGAGCCTCGCACATGTACAAGAAGACCCCGTACATCCCCTCCGAGTACGTCTCCCCGAATACCGAGTACTCGGCGGACACGAGGAGGTCCGGGTGCGCACGTACCAACACCCGGAGGCGCTCTCGCAGGTCCACGTAGCGGTCTACGAACAACGTCGATGACGACGTGCGTAGCTCTCCGCGATCGAGACAGGTGGGGACTCGTCCCGCCTCACACTCCGCTAGTGCCCAGCCGAAGTGGGTGAGGCTGGGATCGAGACCCAGGACCCTCATCGAGCTACTTGAGGCTGCCGATGAGGTTGTCGATCTCCTCCGAGGAGGGAACCGCACCCGCTGCCGCCGCCGCCGCACCCGCCGCGCCACCACGGCCGCCCGCCGCCGCGCCGCGGATCTTGGCGTCGACCTCAGCAGCGGTGAGCTTGTGGGCGATCTCGCCGTTGTTCAGCTTCTGGGCGAGCCGCTTGATCCGGTCGAGCATCCCACCCACGATGCGAGCCGCCGCCCCGCCCGGCTCCGAAGCCGCCTTGGTCACGAGCTGCTCGAACATGTTGCCCTTGGTGTTCCGCACGGTGATCTTCTGGAAGTTGGTGTCCGTGCAGGTCACCATGAGGTCGTTGTCCCCGAGGGGGAACTCGTCCTGAAGGGCCTTGATGTTGGCGTACTTGTCCTTGTCGAGCAGGACGTACCCGACCTTGGAGTCGGTCTCAATACGGGACGGATCGAGCTTGCCCTTCTGGTCGGTCGGCCACTGGATGACGATCGTCGCCGCGCTGTGACGCGCCTTGTCGGTACCGGACAGGAACCGACGGTGCGTGTCGTCGTACACGACGTACTGCTTGATGTGGCTGTTCCAGTAGCGCTCCGCCTGCCACCAGCGAGGAGGCTGCTTGAAGTCGGGGCGCTTCTCAGGCGTCGGGGGGAAGATGACGAACGAGAGCCGGTAGCTGCGTCCTGACTCGAACTTGATCCGGTCGCCCGAGGCGTCAAGGTCGCGGTCGCCCTGGTCGAAGGTGATCGTGTTCTCGATGGGAACTTCATACGTGAGGCTGAGGTCAGACATGGGGTCTCCTGGCCCGCTCGGGTCGCAGTGAAGGGTTTATGTCACTGAGACGAGGTTCGGTGCGCCCGAAAGCGGTGCAGAAGACCCTACCCGCGGGGTGAGCGGTTGAGACGACCCTTGTCGTCGACCCTAGTAGTTAGGGTCCGCTGGGTCAGCGAGGTTTCCAGAGGGGGGTGGAAGGGGATACCGAGAGGCGTGAGAACCAGTCCCCCCAGTACCTGATGGAGTGCTGTCGGTCAGGTCCCGGAGCTGCGCGCGTAGGTGGATCCTCAGGTCCTTGAGGTGCGCGAGCTTGGCGGTGGCGATCTGAAGGATCGTCTCGGCCTCCGTACGGTCCCCGTCCGCCTCCCGCACCATGAGGTGCTCGGCCTGGAGCTTGATCGACGCGAGCGCGTTTCGATCCGCGATGTTGCGCCCGTTCTTTACTTCCGGGTCGTTAGACACGAGGAGGTCTGTCGCGAGCTTGAGGCCAAGCTGGAGGTCTCGGTGCCGACTGCGCGCGTGCTGGACCCGCACGCGGGTCGCGCTGACCATCGCGAGACACGAGGAGAGGAACGCCTCGACCTGCGCGATCTTCCTGCGCAGCACAGGAGCCCCTCCGCTCACTGCGGGGTCCGGGTCGAGGTCTACCGTCATGCCGTCGAGGTCCTTGACGATCTTCTCCGTGGCTTCCCGGTCCGCCTTAATAGGCGCTGGCGTAGCCTTAGCGAACAGCGCCTGGGCCTTGTCGAGAGGAGTCTCTGGAGCGGGAAGAGTCGTGTCGTCAGACATGAGGGTCCCCGCTAGGTGCTCTGCGCCGCCCGATTCTGGCGTCGGCGTCCCATGTAAGCTCGGTACAACTCCGTGAGACCCTTGAGACCCGCGGTCAACAGGTCTGGGGGCATCGTGCGAGAGACGAATCCTCGCTCAAGGATGACCTTGTCTAGCTCGTGCCCTACCTCCATGAGAGCCTCGCAACCCTCCTCGATGGTGAGCCCCGTGTCTTCCTTCGTCCCACACGACAGACTGACGAAGTGCCCATCGACGGTACGACTGGCCGTTACCTTGTGTACAACAAGACGTGACTTCACGTCGCTGCTTGGTTGACTCATCCGCATGCCTCCTGCGGGGGACTTACCCCGCCCACAGGCAGGACGGACGATCGACGTGCGTCGATCTGCTGGAGGACCCGATCCTTGAGGTAGGTGGTCCGCGTGTCGTCCCCCGTGCGATAGATCGCAGAGGCGATCGCCTCGTGCGTTCCAACGATGACTACGCGCTTCTTGGCTCGCGTCACTGCCGTGTACAGGAGACGACGCGTCACCTGGTTTCCGAAGGACGGGAGCAGAACGATCACGACCACCTCGTACTCCATCGCCTGCGACTTGTGGTAGGTGACCGCGTAGGCGAGGCGAAGGTACGTAGTGGGCTGGTCCCTGGTGAGCGTCACGATGTGAGGCGGGGACCCGTCGAGTCGAACCTCAACGATGCGCCCTCCACCGGTCGTCGTGGCCTCTCGTACCTCCCCCACGTCCCCGTTGTAGACCCCGAGCTCTGCGTCGTTCTTCACGATCATCACTCGGTCGCCCTGTCGGATGACTCCGGACGCGACCTTAACCTCCGAGACGTCAGGACCCTTGGGGTTGAGGCGTGTCCGCAGCACCTCGTTGAACCGCGTGACCCCAGCCTCTCCTCCGTGTCGAGGAGAGAGAAGCTGGACGGCACCGACCCCCTTAGCACCCCGGTACAAGGGGTCGACGACCTCACAGGCCAGGTGCAACGCCTCCTCGTCCGATCCTGCGTGCAGAAGGCACACGTCGTCCTCCTGCGCTGGGTTGAGCGCCTCCTCCGGCGTCAACACCTCCCGGACGGCCGGAGACCGTCCCTCGTAGATCGCGTGGGCTGCGAGCACCACCGGACTGGCCATCGTCTGACGGAAGATCCCGTTGAGGTGGACCCGCGGAACCTCATCGACCTGTAGCAGGTCCCGCAGCACGGACCCTGGTCCAACGGACGGGATCTGCGCGGGGTCCCCCACGAGGATGATGCGACACTCTGGCCGCGTGGCCGCCAGCGCCCGATAGAAGAGCGACAGGTCCATCATCGAGGACTCATCAACAATGAGGACGTCGGCGTCAACGGGGTTAGTAGGCCCGTGCCGCCAGTCGTCCGAGAAGGCGTCGGCAGCGCGCGAGCGATTCCCACCCTCCAGACCCACGTAGTCTCCTCCTCGGTCAAGGTTGCGGGAGGGCTGGTACCCAAAAGCTGCGTGGAAGGTGTGCGCGGGAACTCCACACAACTGCCGCACACGACGCGCCGCCACGCCGGTCGGAGCCACCGCCAGGACGTTCGCACCGACCTGGTGCAGGGTCGCAACGAGCGCCCGCAGCGTGGTGGTCTTGCCCGTACCGGGAAGGCCGGTCAACAGGAAGACCGCACACACCAGCGCGTCCCGCAGGCCGGCGCGCTGGGCTGGTGACAAGTGCAGGTGCTCCTGCGACAGGACCTCCGCAGCGTCCTCCAAGGTCGCCTTCCCGCTGATCCGCAGCATCGCCTGCCCGATTGGGCTCGCGGGGTGAGGCTTCGCGGTGACGAGGCGATCCGCAAGGAGTCGTGCGGACTCCACCTCCCAGTGATGGAGCACCGGCGCGTACACCACAGCCTCTCCGCTTGGTGGGCGAGACAAGATTGCAATCCCCTGAGAGGGAAGCTGTCGGAGGAGCTCCACGCAACGCTTGGTGTCCCACTCGGGGATCTCGCGCAGCATCTCGGCCACGACCTCCTGCACGCGGACGCAAGTGTCCCCAGCGTCCGCGTACCGGTCGAGCAACTCCCGCACGAGGATGCGCGCTCGCACCTCAGGCGTAGGGGTGATGCCAAGCGCCTCGGCGAGCCCATCTACTCGCGGAAGAGAAAGGATCCGCTTCTCCGCGAGGGCCCAGGGGTTCTGGAGGACGATCCCAAGGTCAAGCCCACTCCGCATCGCGGACCAGATCTCCGAGGTGGACACGTGCGCTCGCCGCATGGCCGCGGTGAGCTTGGCGGCCGTGACGAACCGCTGCCACCCCCGAACGGTGTGCTCCGCAACCTTCGCGCTCACACCGGACAACTTCTCGACCTCCTTAGGGTCCCCCCGAAGGATCGCCGTGCTGAGCAACGCGGCGTCCGCGTGGCGTGCCACGAGCAGCATAGCAAGGTACTGGACCTCAGAGCCGATCTCGGCCCCGTGAAGCACGACCCTGGGATCCGCAGCGAGCGGTAGCAGGACCGGACCGGGTCGAAGCTGTCGACCCCACTTGGGGTCCATCGTCTCGGTCGCGTGGATGGCGAGCACGGTCCCCTCTCGAACCTGAGCGGACCCAAACGGCAGGGAACCCACCACGCTGATGGGCCCGTGAAGGGATGAGGTCGTCTGAAGGACGCAGAAGTCGTCCTTACGATACTGCACGCGATCGACGACGATCGTGATGGGTTTGTTGTCCACAGTTCTACCTTGCTATAGCTATTCGGCTGCTCGACGGAACGAGCACCTCCCGCAGGTTGCGGATCGACCTGACCCAAGATGGTACCTGTCGCCCTGACAGGATGACCCGCGACCCTTGCGCGATCGAGCGCGAGACGACCTCTCTCGCAGCCGAGCCCCACGTGTCCACCGAGGGCGCGAGCAGCATACCTGACGACACACTACCCATGAGGGGGCAGTCCCAACCCCCCAGAAAGAGATCCCCCGCGGGGTTGCAGAGGACTCCGCGCGCACCCGAGTCGTCGGGCTGGAAGTCGCACCCGACCCCCCACAGGCGCACGGATGCGCCCCCAAGCTCCACGATGGCCGGGTTCTTCCAGCACGTTGCGGACGCGAGGTCTGGTCCTATGAGCTTCCCGTACGTGTAGGCGGTCACCGCGCAGGGCGCGATGCGCATCCACATCGGATCAACCTTGCGGATGTGGTGTGGAAGCTCCAGCATCGCGGCCAGCAGCAGGAGCAGCGCGTCGCGTCGCGGTCCGTCAGCCCCAACCACGAAGGTGACTGTCCCGGCCTGCCATACGGCCTCCACCGAGGGTTGTATGTGGGTCCGAGGTACACGGACCCGTACGTGCAGGGGTGTCATCTCGGTGGGGTCGAGATGGCCCCTCCGGTCCGAGCTGCGGCATGAAGGATCCCCGCGCTCAAGACAGCCCACGGCGCGCGCGCCCCTGACCGAAGAGCGCGGTCAGCCCTCGCAGCCACCTCGACGAGGTCTCTTCCACCCGCGACACCCCATCGCAGGGCCGCGGGCCGAACGCGTATCTTCACTACGTAGGGGTGCGCACCGACGGCCTCTCCGACCTCCTGGTCGTTCCCCTTGTGGGCCGCCGCACACATCCACTGGTAGCCGCACCTCGACACGACCGCGGCGACGCGCGCGACCGGCGGGGTCCGCGACGCCCTCCGCAGCCCCGCTAGGGTGTGCGCGATCCGGCGGACGTCACGATCCGCCAGGGCCCCTACGAAGTCCTCGACCTCCGACCGACCTCCCAGGGGGTCCACCGCGCGCGCGTCCTCCGCCCCCGCCCCCCTGTGCCCGCGCGCCGCGCAGTACCACGCGACCTTCTGGCACTCCATCCCGAGCCGCCCGAGATCCACCAGCCCACCGTCCACCAGGGCCTCCGCCGCACCCTCATCCCGCAGTCCGAGCCGCCCAAACTCGGTCTTGGCGAACTGTACGGCCCTCGCACGCGCCTCCCAGGGCTTCCCGGCCGGGAAGCAGAACCTCCGCCCCTTGGGGATCTTCTCTGCGACTCGCCCGAGCGGCGAGTCCTTGGGCACGTCCCCCTGGAACTCCACGAGCAGCACCCGCACGTCCTTGGCGAACGCCTGAAGTGTGCCCCACCCGGGTGCCGGGTCGACCTCCGTGAGGTGCAGCGACACCCGGTCCTCACCGTCGAAGTCCGGTGCGGTGACCTCCTCGATCGTCCCTACAGCCGTCCCTGGACCCAGACGCACCCAAGGAGTGCGCACCCGCGCCACGATCCCATCGACGGCACGCACGCGCAACGCCGCCTCCATCCCCTCCACGAGAATGAGGTTGTCAGGCGGGTCCCCAAGCTCTGAGATGACCGGAGCCTTCTTCCTTGGCTTCTTCATGCGCCTACCAGAACCCACAGGAGCTCGACGCGGCTCGTCCGCGCCCCGCGCAGCGCTTGCCTCGCGCGCCGCCACACCTCCAAGTCCGCCGGGTCTCCAGAGCACGCTACCTCCGCGACCCCCAGGAGAAGGTCACGGGGCTCCAGTCCCTCTACGATCTTCCCCACCTCCCATGGCTCCGTGCGGGCCACTCCCATAGCCCGCCTCACCGCCGCCTCCACCTCCGGGGAGGGCCCCGTTGGTCCAGGCGCGTAGGCCACCAGCGCCCGCGAACGTAGCGCCGGAGGAACCGACGCGACGTCGTTCGCCCACGCGAACACCGACACCCCGCCCGTCAGGTCTTCGGTCGCCTTGAGCAGCGCGTCCCCCGCCCGAGGCAGCGTGTCGTCCAGCGGACCCACCACCACCGCGCTCGGCCGGTCCCCCGGCGGAGACCCCGACAACAGGTCCGCCAGGTCGCGGGCAGCCTCTGCCTTGAGCCCACCCTCTGGGCGCACCTCGGCCCGCACGACGTACTTCGACTCGACCAACCGACGCACATGCACCTCCGCGCCAGGCCCATGCACGAACACGAAGCGCGCACCCCGTCGATCCTGCGTGTGATCCATCATCACGCACGACTACCCGTCCGACCCATCGGGTCGGACCTGGTCGCGTCGAGAAGCGACCCTACCAGCGATGTCAAAGAACATGTCTGACCCGCGCGGGTCAGACACCCCGTACTGCTTCGTGGTGAGCTCGTCAGGCTCGGGCACTGGACGGAGCAGGGTCAATTTGCCGTTACGGCGCGGACAGGCTCGGTCATCGTGCAGACGATCGTATGGTGTCTTGGCCTCCACGTTGGCACGTTCCTTGCTACTACTGTTGGAGGTAGTGGGGGTGGTGAGGATCGTGGTGATCGTGGTGGTTGCGGTGGGGACGGGGAGGTGTTGGTTCGTCCATTCGGGCTCTTGGACCACAGCCCTGTGACGCTTGCTCCACTCACCTCGAAGGGGCAACTCGCTACCACGGCCGCTAGAGACGGAATCGGCCGGAGCTCCCCTCCTGGGTCCTCCTCCTGGAGCTCAACGCCCTGGTAGTGCGGGGTTGGGCGAGGTAGGACACGCCGTAAGGAGCGATCATGTTCCGCCCAGAGGGGTCCGTCCAATCTCGGACCTGCTTGGGTGGTCTGCCCTCCATGAGGGCGGTGCGGCATCTCCTTCCTGGGAGATGCCGCGGGCCTCGACTATTCGGTTGGCAGATGGACGGGAACCGGCAGCTCGCTCTCAGCTCAACGGCTTCTGCACCCTCTCGGGCTGCCCTCGGCGTCGCCGCGCCCCGTGGTCTGGGGGTCGGTCTTGACAGGTCCTCTCCGCCCTTCGGGAAAGAGGATGCCGGGCACTACGGACCTTTTACGGCCCGCGGTTCGCGTCTGCCCTTCTTACCCAGAACACGCACAAGGTGCAAGCGATCGATCGCCGGCCTGTCGCCCCTTGCTACTACTGTTGGAGGTAGTGGGGGTGGTGAGGATCGTGGTGATCGTGGTGGTGCAGAGAGTGAGATAAATCTCACTCTCCTCCAAGATCTAGTACGAGGGAGGGAAGCATCAAGCGGGGAGGAAGGTCTCGAAGCCTAGTGAAGGTGCGAAGCACCTTCCGTCATCGCTGCGACAGCAGCCCTACGAGGAGGGCCGCTAGGGGAGGAGAACCGGAGGGCCGCTAGGGGAGGAGGAAGGGAGAGCCGCTAGGGGAGGAGGAAGGGAGGGCCGTTAGGGGAGACCTAGTCCTCGTCGCGGTACTGAGGATCGACGATCTTGATCGTCGGACTGCCGTGGGTCACGCTGGTCACTCCAAACGGGTTCGGACGATCGAAGAACTCCTGGATGTCCTCCCGCGAGTAGCCCCGCCGGTCTAGCTCCTTGGCGATCGTCGACTTGATCTTCGGGTCGGTGCGCAGCCGCTCGGTAAACTTCATGAGCATCGGTAGCGCATGCCGCTGCTTGACGGTCGATCGCGCCACACCGAGGTCGTCGGCAACGTCTCGCAGCTTGGGGATCACGAGGCGACGCACCGGGCCGTCAGGGCCGTCGACCACGACGTGGTTCTCCGGGTCCTCCATCTTGTCGAGCAGGTGCAGCATGGGGGGCTTCTCAGCCCGCGCACGCCCGTTCTCGCTGGGTGCACGCCTCTGAGCACGTCCGCCGTAGGCGTCCTCAAACGTCTGACGCATCTCCGACCTGATGAACTTCCCGAGCGGGTCGTGTGGGTCGTGGAAGCTCGCCCGCACGACCTCGTTGATGGTCGGCTTCTCGTCGTCGGACTGAAGCTGGTCGAGCGGACTACGCTCCTTCCCCTCATCATCCCGCGACGGACCCTCCCGTCGCGTCTCATCCTGCTTACGCTGCTTGGCGATGTCCTGCACGCGACGCCTGACCATCTTGGTCAGCAGCGCGAACGCACGCCTGACGGGCACCTCCCCCTTCATGAGGTCGTTCGCCAGCAACTCACCAGCCGACCGCGCGTTCGACTTCAGTACCTGCCCGTCTTGACCAGGCTGCCGGCCGGGCTTGGCCATGAGCTCCGCTACCGCGTCCTCGCCCTGTGCGTCCCCCATCCCGTACTGCTTGGCGAGACGGATCGCCCCCTCCGTCAGGTAGCGGTACATGTTGATGTACCCACTCGTCCCAGGTCGAGTGAACCACCCCGACTCGCGTAGTTGGCGGGCCACATCGGGTTCGATCCCGTTCTCCACGGCCTGCATGGGGTTCATCTTGTTCGACCAGGACCCAAACGGCTTACCAAACGCCCCCTCCATCAGGATCGCACGCAGCGTCGCGTCAAGCCGCGCATCCATCGAGGTGGACGCCGCGACGGCCCAGGAGGCCGCGACGCGTGCTGCCATCGACTGGGCTGCGTTTGGCGACGCCTCTTGGAGGACTGCGTGGGCCACGCGCCTTCGATGGCAAAGAGCAGCGACGGGGTGTGTCATCCAGATTCTCCTAGTCAGACTCGTGTGATAAGCGATCCATCACCGATTGATGTGGACTTGCCTGGGTCGGGAGCCTCGATATTGCAACCCTATTAGATCTCCTGTCAATCAGGACCTTCACACCGTCGCGGACAAATCCTCGCCAGGGGTGCGGGGAACTCAGCTCCAGGGGTACCTCCCAGGGAACCCCTGGGGGCTTGTTTACTGGAGGTTCCATGAAGAAGTGTTCGCGTTCAGTCTTGCCAGCTATCGCCGCCTTGTCCATGTGCCCCCAGGAGACCGTATCTCCTGTTGCTGCTGCTTTCCGACACGTACGCGCTGAGGGGTTGAGCCTGGTTGAAGACCAGGGCGCGCGCGCGGCTTCGCTGCGCAGGGCGGTCACCACAGCGATCGCCCGCGAGTCCTCGGACCAGCTGTACGTGCGGCGCGCTGGGGAGGGGGTTTCGCTCACGCGTGCCGGTGCCGCGTTGGCTATCTACCAGACCGGTCGCCCACCCGTTCCGCTAGGCCCCTTCGAGATGCCCCGCGCCACCTTGCTGGCCGATCGGTTACAGCACCTGGCGGAAGCCGGCGCAGAACCCCGCGTCTTGACCGTCTCAGACCTCGGCCTGACGGTCATCGACGACCTCGTGGAGGTAGATCGACCCCCGCGGACTCCCGACGACGTGCGTCGCGTCGAGAGCGCGACCTTCGATGCAGTCGCGCGCCTGCGCCTGAGTCGAGGGGTCGCGCTGCGTCGGGTGGGGCGCACCCACGTGTCCATCGGAGGGACGGCCGACCCGCTCGCTGACGCCTCCGCGAGGGTTCTCACGGCGACGACAGCCCATCCTGCGGGCCTGACGCGCCGTGAGATGCAGGGGGTGATCTCGTCCGCCGGGATCCCCGCAGGGCGCATGGCCGACCGCGTGCTGCGAGCCCTGCGGTTGACTCCGGGGGGCCCGTGGATCGAGCGGTCCTCGTCGAAGTCCCTCGTCTGGACGCTGACCGATGCAGGTCGCGACGCCCTGGCGGCCGTTCGCGCGGAGGTCGTTCCCGTCCTGGAGGTCGAGCGCAACGCGACCGCCCGCTGGTTCGACACCCACATGGCGGCTCTGTACCCGATCCTGGAACGCAAGATCCGGCAGCGGTGCCAGGTGTCTCACTACATCGGGACCACGATGGACCATGTGCAGGAGTACCTACACCGCGCCATTCGTCGAGATGCGTTCCGGTCTCGTCTGGAGGCGGGGCAGTCGATCCCCCTGTCCCAAGTGGCCGTGTACGCGCTGCGTAGCGCACAGAACGACATTCGCAACTCTGGGTCCGAACCCGTGTGCCGCGAGCTCTACGGGGCGCGCACGGAGAAGGAGGTGAAGGGCGGCGAGGGGCCGGATCGAGACCGCAACACCTGGCGCAAGTCCGCGCGCGGGCGCGGCGTACGATCCGACGAGGGGTCGGTCGTCGACATGGCGGAAATGGCGGACGGAGGCACGACCACACCGAACCTTGACGAGACGCTCGCCTTCCAGCAGGTGTGGTCTCGCCTAGAGGTCCACATCCGCAAGACCTTCGCACCCAGCGAGATCGACCTCATCCTCGCGTTCCTCCGCGCGCGCGTCGAGGGGGCCTCGATCGCTGAGACCGCCTCCTCCCTCCACATCGAACCCGGTCGCGCCCAGGTGCTCCACCGCCGCATCCGCAGCGAGCTAGGGGACGTGGTCCGCTCGCTTACCTCCGCCTAGTCCTCGTCGTCCTCATCAGGCATCGCGTACGCCAGCAGAGCCGCACGCGGGCACTCCGCGCGACTCGCGTGCTCGCGCAGGAAGCTCGCAACCTTGCTGGCGTCCTTCTTGTCGAGCAGGTCGCTCGCGATCGTGCCAGCCTCCCGCTCGAGGTCCGCACACGCGCGCAGCCCGAGGTCCGAAGCGCGTTCCCCCCACCCGTAGAGACCACCCGACTCGCCGGCCCGGCGCGGGGCCCCCTTGCCGTTGAGCGCACCGGCCTCCTCAAGCTCGTGGGCCAGCAGCCCCGCCGCCCGGCACCCCTTGCGGGCACGGGCGCGCAGGAAGGCGAGCACCCGCGGGTCCCGGTCGTAGGCCGCCCGCGCCAGCCGCGCCGCCGCCTTGGCGACGCGCTTGCTCGCCGTCTCGATCGTCTTCTCGACCCGCTTGGGGTAGCCGTAGAGCCCCGAGGCGGCCTCGCGGTCCGTGGTGAGGTCGCTCGCCACCGGCGCCGGCCGCTCCATCATGAGCGCTAGGTCGATCGCCATCGCGGCGACGCGCGGCCCCATGGGGTCCTCGGCGACCTCGGACGCCACGAACCGATGCTGCGGCATCCGAACCGCGCGGTGGAGTTTCGCGCCCGCGTTGGACGCCTCAATCAGTGCGTCCAACGCGCGACCGATGATCTTGTGCAGAGCCTGCTCCCCCGCATCGGAACTTTTCTTGAGAACCTCGTCTGCTCGCATAACCTTCGCGCGCCACTCGGCCTTCCAGCGTTCGGCGAGCTTGTCGAGCTCCAAACCAAACAGAATGAGCGGCGTGAGGTCCACCTGCATCTCGGCACCGGCCGCCTTGAAGTTGTCCTTGTGGATCTCGTGCTGCTTCTTCCACTCGGCCTTGTCCTCGGGGGACATGTCCTGCGTGGGGTCAGCGGGCTTGCCCTCCTCGAACTTCGCCAGCTCCTCGAGGGCGGCCATCTCGTCGACGGGTTCCGTCGTGCGTTGTCCTTCCTGCATCTTCTTGATCTCCTCTGTGGGGTCGAGCGTGGGGTCCACGCCATCCGTCCCTGTCTTCGGGAGAGAGGTGCGCAGCCACGACGGGCGGACGGAGTCAGGTCCCTTCTGGTAGGTCTGCGCGTACGACAGCGCCATCTTGAGCGCGTGCGCCTGGCGCAGCCTCTTGAGGACTCCCTGGTCCTCCGACCCGAGGTCCATGCTCAGCCGGCTGAGGCTCAGGTTGTACTCGAAGGCAGCCGCGAACGCGCTGTGAAGCGCCGTGGGGCTCATCCCTACAGCCTCCGTGATGATCCCTCGGACCGTCTTGTCGCGCAGCAGCTGGTTGTCCGTGATGTTCTTGACGGCGGGAAGCGGTCGGCCGAGGAACTCCTTGATCGCAGCGGGTACGGGCGGAGGCTGCGTGGACGCGCTCCGGCTCGACACGGGCTCGACGCGGTCGCGGGTCACCCCTCCGTCCCTGGTGAGGTCGCGCACCCACTCCCCGACCTCGTAGACGAACGAGGGGCCTGACATCTTCCCCAGGTCCCCAAGGCCCATCGACTTCGCGTTGTCCCGGACGAGGTCGTCCGGGTTCCTCCCGTGCACGATGTAGACGTTCTTCGCCTCGAACCACACGCGGGTCACCCCGTCGGGGGTCGTGGCGAACGGGGGGTCGGAGTCGGTGTCGACCTCCCACCGCTCCTGCCGCAGGTGGTCGAGGATCCGCTGACGCTCCGGGTCGAGACTCTTGGCGACGCGCGCCGTGAACTCGCTCCGGTGGATCGCGTTCTGCTTCTCCCACTCCGCCTTGTCCTCCTCGGACATCTGCTCCGTGGGGTCGGCGGGCTTCCCCTCCTCGAACTTCGCCATCTCCTCCAGCGCGAGGAGCGGGTCGTCCCCGCCAGCCTTGGGCTTCGAGTCCCTGATGATTCCCTTGGCCCAGGCGGGACGCTTCTCGGGCTTCGCGCTTCGGACGAGGTGCGCCCCAGAGAGTGCCCGGTGCACTGCGTCGGCCTGCTTGAGGGCGCGGACGAGCTCAGGGTCTGGGTTCCCCTCGTTACGTACCTTGTTCTTCAGGGTGATGAAGTAGTCGAAGGCGACCCCGTACGCGTCGGTGAGATCCTCCACGGACAGCGTCTTCAGCGCGTCGACCATGAGGGCCTTCAGGACCGGGTCATGGTCCGGCACTAGGTTCCCGGCCCCATGGGGTCCCGCATCCTCGGGCGTGTTGGGGTGGAAGAAGCGTCGGATCTTCTGCGGGGCCATGACGCGGTGGATGCTCATGGCGTCCGCGCTATCTTGAGCCAGTACCTCCAGCGCGACGAGCGGGTCCTCCTCAGCCGTCTTGGTCAGCCAGTCGGGACGCCCATCCGGTTTGTCGCGCAGCTTCTGCGCCTGCACGAGGGTCTGGAACAGGGCGTTTGCCTGCTGGAACGCGTGCGCGATTTCTCTGTCTGGCTTGTCCTGCTCGCTCCGCTTGTGGAGGTCCGTCACGTAGTCGAGCGCGTCCCGGTAGGTCTTCCGGAACCCCTGCGGGGAGAGCTTGACGGCCTCTCGGATGACCCCCTGGAGCTTCGGGTCCGTAGGGAGCTTGGTGGCGTCGAACCGCTGGATAGCTGGCATCCCCTTGTCCAGGAACTCCTTGAGAGTCTTGGGTGCGTAGGAGTGGTGGATCATGAACGCCTTGGTGCCGGGGCGTACGTGCTCGATTCCTGTCCCCTCGCCCTTGGACCCACCTCCCCCCGAGGGACGCGAGACCGTGTGGTTCGCAGGGTCGGCGTTCGGGTGCTCCTTGAGGTACTTCTGCTTGTCCTGCTCGCTCGGGTGCTCCATCGCGGTGCGGTGGGACAGGTCCCGCTCGTCGAGCGCTACTCGTAGCCACTCGGGTAGCTGCGAGTGGCGGTAGTTCATCACCAGGTTGGCCGCCGTGTACAGGTTCGAGAGCTTGTTCTTGGCCACCTCGCGCCCCTTCTTGTCCTGGACGTCGATGTCGGCCTCCTGCCAGAAGTCGATCGCCTGGTCGTACACGTTGCCCACCGACACCTTGAAGCG